TTCCCCTAAACCATGGTCATTATCTTTCTTTCTTCCCACAATAACATCTTCGGCTTCAAATAATTCTTTACGCAAATCCGCAGTAGATACATCATCATCTTCTTTGTCGCCAAAAAGCAAGTTTTTGCCGGGAACATCCATTCTATCCGCATTTATTAAATTACCCTCTTCATCTATTGTTTGCATTAATTTGTTGCCTTCTTTACGAGCTTTAGCAATATTTTCTTCGATTGCCTTCTTTTTACTTTCTTTTACACGCTCTTTAAATTGCTCTTTAGAAATCTCATCATTTTTCTTCTTATGACTCATAAGTTCATTTAAGTCTTTTTCTAAATATTCAACGCGTCCTGTTTTATATGCTTCTGGATGAAAAGGCATCCACATACCAACTGCTCCTACATAAACATCATGATTAGGGTCTGATTCTCTTAACATTTTACATCTCATTTCTGCTTCTTCTTGTGAACCAAATACTCCACGTACTTTAATGCCTCGGGTGTTTGTTTGAAATTCATGTAATTCATTATATTCTTTTTGTAATTGTTCTTCTTTAGCATCAATAAATGTTTTATATTCATCATCTAAAGTAGTTAAAAATAGATTCTCTTTTTCCTCTTCTACAAACTCCTCCATATCTTTGCTTAATTTATTAAAATCTAAATTATATTTGTATGCTAAAAAATTTAAAAATTGTGTATATTTTTCAAAAGTTTTTTTAAACTCAAAGTTCTTTAAGAATTTTTCAAAATAAAATAACTCTTTATTTTTAATATGGTCTTCTGGAGAGATAAAACTTAGACATACATATTTTTGACCACTTATAGGTTTGTCTTCATCTAATAAATCTACATATTTTGCTTTTTCTAAATTGTTAACTGTTTTAGTTTTATCTTTAGATTTAGAAGATTTTTTATTAAACATTTTATAAAATAGTATTTTAATATAATTTTAAGTATTTTATTTAAACATTATATTAAACATTATATTAAACATTATATTAAACATTATATTAAACATTATATTGAAATAAATTTTTTTAAATACGCAAACTAATTAATTAAAATTTAAATTAATTATTTAGGTAAATTTATATGATTTAAATTAATTTTATTTTATTAAATTATATAATTTGTGTATAAATATAAATTTTTTCTTTAGTATTATTATAAAAACAAAATGAATTTCAGTATGGGTGAATTAGTTAAAAGAGCTGTAAAATATTTAATTGAAGGTTTAATGGTTGCAATTGTTGCTTTTGTCATTCCACAAAAACCATTAAAAATTGAAGAAATTGCCATTATAGCATTAATGGCGGCTGCTACATTCTCTATTTTAGATACTTTTATTCCAACCATGGGGGTAAGTGCTAGAACAGGTGCTGGTTTTGGTATTGGTGCTAATTTGGTTGGTTTCCCAAGATTATAAATATTTTTTAGTATTATTTAATTTAAAAAAATATACAAATTTATTATTTTTTATATTTTTTTATTTTTATATTTTTTTATAAAATATACAAATACTCTTTTGAATTATGATAAATAATTTTTAATTAGCTAGTGTAAATATATTTACTAATAATAGTAATAGTGCAAATTGCTATGATTAAAACTAAACCATTAATAGGTATTTTAGCAACACCTTATATAAAAAATAATAATTCTGATGAAATATTTTTAAAAGAAACTATAATAAATTTTTTAAAGCAAAATGCTATTGAATATATTATAATCCCATATACTATTAAAAAACTTGAATTAAATAAAATATTATCAAATTTAAATGGTATAATATTTCCAGGGAGTCAAATAGGCAATTTTTATAATAACAAATTTATAAAGCGACATTTTTTAATGCAAAAATATATAGTAAAAAAAATTAAATCTATGGCTAATAATAATATACTAATACCAATATTAGCAATATGTCACGGTTATGAAAATATGATTTTAATTGAAAAAAATTATAATTTAACAAAAAAAACTATTAACAATACTTTTATTAAAGTAAACTCATTTAATAATTATAAAACAACACCAAAGTTTAGTAATACAAAACTGGGAAAAATATTTAAAAAGAATTTTAATAAAACAAAAAAACTAATTCATAATAATTCGCTAGCATTAGAATTAAATATAAAACATAACAGTAAAAATTATGAAGTTATTGCTACTAGTTTAGATAAAAATAAGAAAGAGTTTATAGATATAATAAAACATAAAAAATATCCATTTTATGGATTTCAAGGACATCCTGAAATAAATAATACCAAATTATTTGCTCCCTTTATTGATTATGTAAATACTAATTTTAAAAAAAGAAATTTAAACCAAATAATAAAGCATAACAGCACTTTTAATTTTATAAAATTAAAATCTAGGAGGGTTTCATGTAAAAAATACAAGTTAGCAAAAACAATAAAGGATGGTAAGTGTATATTTTATAAAATATAAAAATTCTTACTTTGTAATTTTTAATTTTTAATTTTTAATTTTTAATATTTTTTATATTTCTTTGTATGCTTACTATTATGTCTAATATTTTTCTTTGATTTATTTTTTACATCATAATCTTCTTTAGGTATATATCTAAAAAAATTCATATTATATAATTTTGAATTGCGTGATATTTCATTTGTTTTAATTTTAGCATATAATTTTGCTTTTTCTTCTCTCATATCTTCTAATGTTTTTTGTTTTCCGTAACATAATACACTAAATCTTCGCAATAAACCTTTTTGTTGAAGACGATTTTTTAATTGAACTTTAAATAAATACTCAGCAATACATAATAATCTATTTTCATCATAATAAGGTCTATCTGCATATATAAATATTAAATAAAAACTTAATATTGTATCTATTGACGCTACTTTTATTTTTTGTCCATTAATATTTATTAAATTATAACTATGACAAGCAGTAGGTTTATAAATAAACGCAATTACATCATTATTTACAATAACCTCATAATGAATATCAATATATTCACCAATAGGTTGTTTCTTAAAAATTTTTACATTTTTATAGCCTTCATAAATTAATTGTTCTTTTAAAATAGTAGCACTTTCTTCGGGATTTTCGCTTAATACATCAAAATCTGGAATATTAGAAACTTGTTTTCTTTCTTTATATGGCATATATTTACTATATAAAGTTGATGCATAACCTCCAAAAAAAACTAAACCCTGATTAATAAATGAACTCCTAGTAATTTCATATATCCTTGCTTGATCCTCTTGTTTGCCCTCATATTTTCTTTGAAAATCTTGCTTATCACATAACATGCCTTTTAATGGATAATTTTTATTTAATAAACTAATACGTTTAAGAACTTTTTCCCATCTAGATACATCTCCCATTGGACGAGATAATTCAAGATACATTGCCATACGTAGAAAATTTGGCGGGCAATAATTAATTCCATTAATCTTTATTGCTTTTTTAGAAACATTTTGAAACAATTTCTTGTCTAATAAGGTAATATCAGCAATTGGAACAAAGTTTACAAATACTTTATATGTTCCACTATGAACTCCTGACTTTGCTTCTACTTCTTCGTATCCTGCTTTATAATATATATTTGCTAAATCTCTCGCATATTCCATAGCATAAGGTGAAAAAAAATCATAATCTGGTATTTCAATATTTTTATTATAAAATCTATATTGTTCTGGTAGTATATTATTTACAGCAGTTCCCCCATAACACAATATTTTATGTGTTCGCAAAAAAGTTTCTAAAATTTCTATAATATTTTTTATAGTATCTGATTGGACTAACTTTTTTCCAATAATATATGTAGCGTTGTCTATAGCATTTCTTAATATTTTCAATTCTTTTTCATCATATGATTCTTTCATATAATTATATATAATAAATATATATTTATTATAAATATAGATTTATTATAATCAACTAAAAGATTTATTTTTTCATAATAGTTATTATTGTATAATACTTAATAATATTGTGTATGCCTATTACTAGCACATCTATTTAATATTCGTGTCCTTCTGGAATGCCAGTACCGCCACTACTCATATTAGGGAACGGACCAGCACCACCGTCTGCACTTTGGTTAGCGCCTGCACTTTGGTTAGCGTCTGCACTTTGGTTATTGCCTCTTCCAGCTCCAAAACGAGCAATTATACTATTAGTTATACTTGATACTGAAGAATTACCCAACCCAATTCCATCTGGAGTATCAAGAGGTGTTGGTGCTACATTTATTAAAATTAATTCTTTCATTTTCCAAGAAAATATTCCGTTAAGTTCAAATTGTTCATTATAACCAATTAAATTACTATCTAAATTTTGGTGTTTCATACAAATTGCCTGGCATCCATTTGTAAAAGAACTAACACTATCAAAATTTTTTATTGAATTATCTAAATTTGGTAAAACAATTGTATATTTTCTTTTTGTATCTTGGATAAATTGCGAAGTGCCGTTTTTAGCAACAATATCATTATATCTAAAAGTATTACAATATAAACTTTTACCTCTTAAATTAATATATTTTTCTAGTTTTACCAATTTAGGATTTATAATAATATTTGGTTCGGGATTAAAATCACAAATAATTATGATTTTTCTGTATAATTCTGCCATTTTAATATTTAATACAGATGCATCTTTATAACTTGCTAATAATGAAAAATTTGAACCAACACTGCTATCATTTCTATCAATATGTTCTTCAAATAAATCACCCATTTTTTCTAACATTGTTAAATTCGTGCTCATTACTCTAAAATTTAAAATTAATGGGTCATTAGCACATATAGTTTTATTTCCATCAAAAGCATTTTCTGTTATAATAGTTAATACTTCGCTTAATAATAAAGCATTATATGTTTCTTTAATATAATTACTATTTGCAGTAGATGAAGCAACAATAGGGTCATTATTATATGAATAAATTTCAAAATCTAAAAATCTACAGCCGTTGCTAATACATTTTTCTAAAGCACATAAAGCAACAAAATTATTTTTATATCCATCTCCACAACAACAATTATATGCACTTTTAACATGATAATTAATTAATGTACTGTTTGAATTATCAGTTCCAAATATAGCTCGACCACTTGCTTTAATATAAGTATCATTATTAAAATAAGACTCATTTGTTGGACTAGGATAATATGTATCTAATTTATTGCATGCTTTTTCTTTTAATCCTAATCTATCAAAAATCCAACTAAATAATACTACTAATAATAGTATAATAATTCCTAATGTTATTGCTAGAGTTTCTGAGGCAGTTATTTCATTTTTAAATGTGCCTATTTTTTCTGTAATTTGTTCTACCACTGTAGGTGACTTGTCCGTCATAGACTTGTCCGTCATAATTATAATTTGTATATATTATAATTACATTATAAAAAATTTAAAATATATTATAACATAAATAAAATTTATAATGTTATATTAATTAATATTAATGGCAGGCGGATTATTAAATTTAATAGCACTAGGCAATCAAAATATTATTTTGACTGGTAATCCGACTAAAAGTTTTTTTAAGTCAACCTATTCTAAATATACTAATTTTGGATTACAAAAATTCAGAATTGATCAAGTAGGACAAACCGAATTAGACATTACAAAGATTTCCAAGTTTACTTTCAAAATTTTGCGCTATGGAGATTTACTAATGGATATGTATTTAGTAATAAAATTACCCAAAATATGGAGCCCTGTTTTAAAATATAGTGATTCAGAATATAGACCATATGAGTTTAAATGGATTAAAAATATTGGTTGTCAAATAATTAAAGAAGTTAATATAACTATTGATGGTATAACAATACAAAAATTTAGTGGTCATTATTTACAAAACATAGTAGAGCGAGATTTTGATGCACATAAAAAAGCAATATTTGATAAAATGACAGGAAATATTAGCGAATTAAATGACCCAGCAAACTATAATAATAGAAATAATAATTATCCAAGTGCGTTTACTTTTAATGTTAATGATGTTAATACTGATATTAGTGGTATTGAACCTTCAATAAATGATTATAATTTATATATACCAATAAATAGTTGGTTTTCTATGTCATCTTTAATGGCATTACCATTAATATGTTTACAATATAGTGAGTTATTTATTGATTTTACATTAAGACCTATTAATGAATTATTTACAATAAAAGATGTATTATATATTAATTCTATAAATCCTATACCCTATAATAATTTTCCACAAATTCAAGCAACTCAGAACGAGCTAGCTTACCAATTTAAAAGATTTATACATCCTCCACCAAAAAGAGATTTAAGTTCTAACATTGATGATTATCTAGATTTAAGAACAACAATAAATAGTAATATTCATTTAATATGTACCCAATGTTTTTTAGAAGAAGCAGAGCGAAAACATTTTGCTAAAAATAGCCAGACTTATTTAATACGAGAAATAAATGAATACAATTTTGAAAAAGTTATAAAATCAAACAAAGTTAAAATAGAGTCAAAAGGTTTAATAAGTGGTTGGATGTGGTATTTTCAAAGAAGTGATGTTGCTTCTAGAAATGAATGGTCTAATTATACTAATTGGTTATATGAAGACAAAATACCAAACGATTTAGAAAAACTTAGAATTGGAAGTGCTTATAAATATTATAGCCCACAATTTAGTTATGGTAGTGATATTTCAAAAAATATTTATATAACAGGTTATAGCCCTGATATATATTCACAAACAAATCAATGCGAAATAATGAAAAACTTTGCTATAATTTGTGATGGTAAATATAGAGAACAAGAATTTGATAGTAATATTTTTAGTAAAGTAGAAAAATATAATAAATCTAATGGAGCATGTTCAAAAGCAGGATTATATTGTTATAATTTTTCATTAACTACAGATCCGTTTAAACAACAACCAAATGGGGCATTTAATACTAATTTATTTAAAACTATTGAATTTGAATATAATAATTATAATAATCCTCCTATTGATCCTATAACATCGAATTTTAGAACAATATGTGATGATGAAACAGGTGTTGTTATAGGAGTATCAAGAGACCCCACAAGTATTTATAAATACTATTATAATTTACATGTACTAGAAGAAAAATATAACATATTATTGTTTCAAAATGGCTTTGGTGGATTAATGTATTCTAAATAAAAATACATAGCACTAAAATAGTTTAGTTTTTCTTACTCTGTGCGTTCCATTTTTATATTTTAGTTTTGCTTTTTTAGCTAACTTTAGTGCTTTAGATGATTTGCTACATCCATTTTCTAATATTTTATAATCTATTGCTGATGCTTTTCCTCCACTAATAGAACTAGCTAACCGTGCTAATCCCCAACTATGACTGGTTTGGTTAGGTCTTGAACCAGATGAATAATAAGCACCTTGTCCTTTATTTACAATTTTGCGTAATGAATTTATAGAACATCCTGTTTTTTTTGAGAGATTAGAATTAATTACTAATTTATCAATATTATATAACTTTTTAACATTTAATATATGTTGAGAAGGTTTGGATTTATATGATGAAATTTGTTTTCGTGTAATATATTTATTTTTTTTATACGCTTTACGCGATTTTTTTAATTCATGTGAAATTATTTTTTTATCTTTTTTAGTTATATGTTTTGGTAAATATTTAATAGGTACATTCATAGTATTTATTATATTATAATAATAAAATTATAAAAAAATAGATTATTTTATTATTTTATCATTATTATTTAATTATTATATAATTATATTATATAATTATTTTATCTAACTATATATAATTTAAAATAAAATGATGCGTGAAAAAATAATAAAATTTGAGAGAAGTAAAATTACAGGGAAAAAATACACAGCCTATATTAAAAATAAAGCAACACAAAAAATACGCAAAATACATTTTGGTGCATCAGATTATCAACAATTTAAAGACAGAACACCTTTAAAATTATATGCTTATAAGAATCACAATGATCGCAAGCGTATGCAAAATTATTTTAATAGGCATTCCGGGACAAAAAAAAGAGGCCAAGCAATAGCATTAGAAAAAAGAAAATCAAACGGTTATTATAATGCTAAAATATTAAGTCATGTTTATTTATGGTAAAATTTTTTCATTTATGTGTTTGTAACCAATTTTTCCCCTTCTTCAATAATATTAAAGTTAAAAGACCAATCATCAATTTCTTTTGGTGTTTGTGCTCCGTTTTTTATTGCTTCATTATAACTCCAATACATAGGATTTGCTTTGAGTTTCCATTGTTGTGTTTTTAAATCAATTAGTCCAGACGCATCAAAATCAAATAATTTATATTTTCCCTCCACAGATTTTCCCATATTATCGAATTTCCAATCTATATACATAATTCCTAGTGCTTGTAAAAAGTCTTTTACTTTAGTCATTGTTTCTATTATTTCATTTAATTCTTCGCGTGTCATAACAGATTGATATAAGGGATTTGATTTTTCTGTATCTACTTGTTCCATGTCTACATATTTACTATTAATATCATAATAATAAACAATATTTGCGTGTGGATGTTCCATTAATATTTTAACTATTGCAAATTCCATCTTTATTGAATAATCTAAGAACATATTGGGTTTACCACAATTTTTTCTAAAAAAAGGTTTGCCGTCATATGTATCATCTACGTGTTTTACAGAATCTGTATCTGGATCATAAATAGTAGATAATGCTCTGTCTTTGCCCATAACTTTATATAAGTTCGACGTTTTCTTTATAATTTATAATTTATAATTTATAATTTATAATTTATAATTTATAATTTATAATTAATTATTTATAATTAATAATTTATAATATATATTTTATATATATAAAATGTTATTAGAATTTTTCACAGAATTCATAGGGACTTTTATTTTCTTGGCAGTAATTTTAATGTCAGGTGATCCATTGGCAATAGGTATTACTTTAGCATCTGTTATTTATTTTGGGGGCAAAGTTTCTGGTGGCAACTTCAATCCGGCAGTAAGTTATATGATGTTATTATCTAATAAAATAGATGCTGCCAAATTTATAGTATATATAATTGCTCAACTATTAGGAGCCACTGCTGCATTTCTATTTTATAGCTACAGTAAATAAATTTAGCAATATTTATATGGTGCACACGATGAACGCATTGTAAAACCTTTAATGTGAGCACAACGTTTTTTGGTAAATTTTCGTGGAAGACTAAATAGTTTCCCATCTTTTCTTTTACATTTTTTTGCTCTTTTTGTGCTAGTGCAACAATCTCTCATATTATTATTAATAAATAATAATATTAAAGAATTTTTTTTAAAGAATTTTTTTTTAAGCATTAATTAATTTAAACTTCATTAATTTTTTCACATAGTCCAGATATTTTATTTTTACGAGTTCCATTAGGGCATCGCTTAGATTTTGTTTTTTGTTTTAATGGTTTATTTTCTTTTTTAACAGAATTAGTTAAAATTGCTTCACAATTACCAGTTAGTTTATTTATACGAGTTCCGTTAGGGCATCGTTTTGATTTTGATTTTGTTATATTCTTTCTTTCTGGTATTACTTTTATAGGCTCAATTAATCTAGGCTCAATTATTTCATTTTTGGTTTTAGTTTTGGTTTTAGTTTTATTCTTAGGTTTAGTTTCAGTTTCAATTTCAGTTTTACTAATTACATCTAAATATGACGACTTAACACCAATTAATTTTCCTAAATAAAATTTCTTACAACCACTAGGAATTTTAAATTGGTCATTATTTTGTAATGAAACTCTTACAACTATTATTGGAATTTCACCATAATATTGATGTGGCAATGTTGCGTTTTTTATAAGAGTTAATTTTAAATTTCTTGGTAATAATGTTTCATTTTCAGCTTTGTATTTTGTTGTATTTATCATATTTATATATGGTACACCATTTGATACTAAAATTTTATATACGCAACATTTGGTTTGTCCACCTTTTCTTATTCCTGAAAATCCTACTGCTACTTTAAAGTTTGTAGTAATAGACATAAAATTTTGCACTGTTATTGAGTCACCTTCTTTTGTAAAATTTTCAAAAGGTTGTTTCATTCCTCTAAAATATGCTTTTTCCGAGTCTTCGTGTCTTGGTGCTGCTTCTAAAAATGCTCTATCTAAATCTTCTATTTTAGCTAAAATTTCTAAAATAGCATATTTTTTAGTGTCTCCATAAACTTTATATGTTTGATTAAAAATAGGAGTCAAAAAATAGGGGAGACCTAATCGTAAATAAGAATTAATTGGTCCATCCCATTTATAAGAATAGTCAAACAATGCGTTTGATAATAACTTTTCAAAATAAACATCTTCTTTATAGGGAATATTTTTATTAATAATTTTTTTATCTAGTGCATTTATTTCTTTGTTTTTAAATACTCCAATTTTAGATAATGCTAAAGTTTCTTTTGAAATATACATATTATCTCCATTTTTATCTTCATCATAACTATTTATTGAAACTTTAAAAATACGTTTTTCATGTAATGAAGGTTTTATAGTTTTAATATCAATTAACACATTTTTATTAACATAATATCCTATATTATTATATGTAGTTTTATTGGCATATGTTTTTTTAACCATAAGTTGGTCGTTTTCTATAATACATTTTAGATATATGTCTTTTATTTCTGGATTAAATAAAAACTGTTTTTTCAAACAGAAAACTTTGTCTTGTGATTTATTTTTCATGCTATCATTTTGCGACGCAGAAAATTTCAAACTATTTTTATCAAAAATTACTAAAATATTATCCTCTGATTCTTGTAACCATTCATTTAATTTTCTTTTTTCTAAAAATATAGGGTCGTAACCATACATTTATAGTTTTATATATAAAAATATTATATATAAAACTATAAAAACTATAAACTGTAAACTATAAACTATAAACTGTAAACTATAAACTATAAAATTTTTAAAATTTTGGCATTTCATAATATGCTGATGGACCACAATATTTAAATACAGAATTTCCGGTTATACTATCTTCACATTGATACTCATTATTATAAGTATTATCATATGTAAAAAATGTAGGTTTTTTTGTTTTAATACTATATATATCTTCTATTGAATCTTGAGTAAATGTATTACTCTTAAGACCAGTTAAATTAGATATTTGTTTTTCATAAAAACTATTTATTGCATTTAAATAACTACTTATTATATTAACAGGAGCATTTCCCGATGCTGGTAATGTTTCTAATCTGCGTAATTCCATTTCTAAATCTTTATTACTTGGGTATAAATCTGCTTGTGTTAAAGTTCCATAAGGATTATAACTGGCATCTCCTAATCCACCTTGAATAATAGAGCGACCAGATGTTCCAAAATAATTATTATTACTTAACTCTAGTATATCAGATGCCGAGAATGTTCCACTATTACTATTTTGAACAACACCTGAACAATCAAAAAATTGGTCTATATTTAATATGTATTGTGTTCCTATTGGTTGATAAGTGTTTGTAGCATTATTTTTACCTATTAATGTATAAGTTGTATCTTTTTTTGTTGTTGTAGTTAATGGTGTATTAGAGGTATTATATAAGCCTAGTAGTATAGCTTTTATATTGTTTAATTGAGTTCTTTGGTCGTTTGTTAAATCTGAAATGGTTATTTGCGCTTGCAAATTATTTTGTCTAGTATAAGCAATTAAATCACCATTCATAATTTGTAATGGTTCAATTACATTTCTTTCTAAAATAGTTTTATCATTAACATTTAAATTATTTCTAATATTACTAAATGCTATTATATCTAATATATCTTTAGGTAATGTATTTGGACTTTCTAGTACATTAATATTTGTTTCAGATTTTTTAAATAATGTTCCTTTAATATTATAAGTAGAACTAGACGGTTCCATTGTATTGCATATGCTTGTTGCTTTTGCATAATTATTATTTGAATATAACATTGAGAAAAATCTTGCTTTTTGTGTATCATTAGTGGAAATAGTGTTAAGATGTGCACTAATATCAGTTTCCATTCTATTACAAGTAAGTTTATTATTTATATTTTCACTTATAGCGTTATAATTTAATAAATTAGAAGTATAAAATGTTGCCCCATTACAGCAATTGTCGCTATTTTCAATATTTTCTATTATACTAATATTTTCAAAATAATTCATTGACAGCAATAAATTAGTAATAATAATCGAACTAAACAAAGCAATAACAACACTTTTATTTAATACATATACTCCACTAGCTATTATTATTAAACTTATAAGTGCTAAATTTTGCTCATTTATAATATAACTTACTGCTAATGCTAAAGTTATTAAATATAGCACATTTTTTACAACATTATTAGAAATAATATTTCTTGGTAATTTAAAGTTCATATATATAATATAATTATAATTAAAATTATAATTATAAATATATAATTTTTATAATATATATTAATAAAATATAAAAATCTATACATATATTATTTAGGATGAACAAAAATCTTGTAGAGCCCTTATTACAAGAAGACCTTAATCGTTATGTAATGTTTCCGATTAAAGATCAAGACATCTGGAAAATGTATAAAAAAGCAGAAGATTTATTTTGGAGAGCCGAAGAAATTGATTTATCAAAAGACAATAAAGATTGGGAAAATTTAACCGACGATGAGAGACATTTTATATCTATGATTTTAGCATTTTTTGCTGCAAGTGATGGAATAGTATTAGAAAATTTAGGAGTTCGCTTTATGGGCGAAGTTCAACTTAGTGAAGCACGTGCATTTTATGGATTACAAATTGCTATGGAAAATATCCATTCTATTACATATTCTACTTTAATTGATACATATATCAAAGATAAAACACAAAAGTCAAAACTATTTAATGCACTAGATGAATATGAATGTATTAAAAAAAAGGGCGCATGGGCTATTAAATGGATTAATGATAAAAAATCTAATTTTGCTACACGATTAGTTGCATTTGCTTGTATTGAAGGAATATTTTTTTCAGGAGCATTTTGCGCTATTTATTGGTTAAAAAAACGCGGATTAATGCCTGGATTAACCTTTTCAAATGAATTAATATCTCGCGACGAAGCATTACATACTGAATTTGCTGTATTATTACATAGTAAATTATTAAAACCACTTAAAAAACCAAAAATCCATGAAATAATTAGTGAAGCAGTAATAATTGAACTCGAATTTATTACTGAAGCGCTTCCTTGTAGATTAATTGGTATGAATCAAGTTTTAATGAAAGACTATATTGAATTTGTTGCTGACCGTCTAAGCCTTCAATTAGGAGGTGATAAAATTTACGAAAGCAAAAATCCTTTTGAATGGATGGAAAATATAAGTATTGAAACAAAAACCAATTTTTTTGAAGACCGTGTAAGTGAATATTCTCTTGCAACAAAAGATTCAACAGTAAATACTTTCGAATTTGGAGAGGATTTTTAAAAATAATGTAAATCAAATTAATAAAATAATTAATATTAATAAAATAATTAATATTAATAATATTAATAAAATAATTAATATTAATAATTAAAACTTATACACCAACTAATATATTAATTTATGCTATGTGCGGAATAACATTTATATATTCTATAAAAAATACAAATGCTTTGGAACATATTTTTAATAGTCTAGAATTAATACAAAATAGAGGTTATGATTCAATGGGAATATGTTATATGAATTCAAATACAAATAAGCATGACATATTAAAAAAGGCATCTACTTCCAAAAAAGATTGCTTTGATTTATTAAAAAATATATATATAAAGAAAAATCTAGAAAACAACATTTTTTCTAAATTTGCATTGGGACATACTAGATGGGCAACGCATGGAGGTAAAACAGATTATAATGCGCATCCACATTATTCACAAAATGGAGATATTATATTGGTTCATAATGGTATAATCAATAATTTTTTAGCAATTAAAGAATTTTTAATAACAAATAATTATAAATTTTATAGCGATACAGATAGTGAAGTTATTGCTAATTTAATTGAATATTATACATCTACGAGCGACAGTTTTGAAGAAGCACTTAAAAAAAGTTTACTAGAACTAGAAGGAACTTGGGCACTTATTATAATTTATACAAAAATACCAGATACATATTACATAACAAGAAAAGGTTCACCATTACTTTTAGGGTATAATGCTAATTATATAATTTGTGCATCAGAAACAAATGGATTTATAGGATTAGTGTATGATTATATTCCATTGAGTGATAACACAATTGTAAAAATTAATAATAATAGTTATAAATTTTTGCATGAAAATAGCGAATATGATTTATCAAATAACAATAACAACGTAAAAAAAGCAATATATGAAGATTTTCACAATGCTAAAAAAAATTATTCTCATTGGATGTTAAAAGAAATAATGGAACAACCAGAAACAATACAAAAAGCATACAATTATGGAGGACGAATTAATAATAATAACATAAAATTGGGGGGACTTGACCGCATAATAAATAATATAAATGCTATAGACTTTGTTTATTTGATTGGTTGTGGAACTAGTTTTAATGCTTCTATATTAGGAGAAATATATTTTAATGAAATAAACTATTTTGTAAATGTTAAAACAGTTAATGCTTGTGAATTCAATGAAAATACTTTGCCAAACAATAGAAATAACTCTAATACTTTATGTATTTTTCTTTCCCAATCAGGAGAGACAATAGATGTATATAATTGTTTAAAAATTTGTAAACAAAGAAAATGTTTAACAATGGGAATTATAAATAAAGTGGACTCATTAATAGCACGCGAAGTGGATTGTGGGGTATATTTAAATGCTGGTTCGGAGATTAGTGTAGCATCAACAAAATCTTTTACCAGTATGTTAATAGTTTTGAGTTTAGTTAGTATGTGGTTTATAGATAATGAATTTAATAATAAGAAAAAATTAGACTGTCTAAGAATTCTTCCAAGTACTATAACCCATTTATTAAATAATAATAAAATTACAAATAAAATTATTATTTTGAGAGATGCTATTAATAATAATATAAATAGTCTATTTATATTAGGAAAACATAAACTATATTCAGTAGCATGCGAAGGTGCTTTAAAAATAAAAGAAGTTACTTATATTCATTGTGAAGGATTTTCAGCAGGTTCATTAAAACACGGACCATTTGCTTTATTAGATAATACTAACTTAACTCTTTTATTAATTGATTATAATGACATTGTGAATTATTCTAATATAAAATCTACTTATTATGAAATACTTGGACGAGAAACAAACATATTTGTTATAACAAATTCACAAAATGTTATTGATGAATTACAAATAGATGACAATAAATATATACTATTATATAAATTAGACTATTATAATGAGATAATATTTACTGTGCTATTACAAAAATTGGCTTATGAGATTTCTATTGCTAAAGGATTAAATCCAGATAAACCGCGAAATTTAGCAAAAGTTGTCACAGTTGAATAATTTTGGTTTTTAAAATTAGTCAAAAATAAATATTAAATAAGAGTATTATTATTGCTAGTGTTATTATTGTTTTCAAATGGAGCAATATGTAAATGTTCATAAAAATGCTGTCTTACAATATACATTAAGAAAGTAGTTGGATCCCAATCACTACAATAATTCTTTTTATTAGTTAATGGCATCATATGTTGATTAAATTTATTATAATATATACAAGCATCTTCTGGTGTTTCAAAAATTTTATTCATATATCCTATATGTCGAGTTTGATAATTCCATTCCATTTTTTGTACTTCTAATACATAAGGCATTCTAAATAATATATTATACTTAACTTTAAATTTATTTATTTATTTATTTATTTATTTATTTATTTTATAAAAAATTATTTTGTAGTCCCCATCTTTTTCTATGTTCATTAGTTTCATGAACTTTTGGTTTCAGTGTTCCATCATAAAATGTATTTTGCGTATAAAAAATTTCATTTGCCGGATTTACAAATGTTCTAAAGTTGGAAATATTTATCATATATTCTTTTTGTTCAATAGTACTTACTTTAATATTTTTTATTGTGTTGTCATGTGTTAACACATTATTTTCTGTACTAGTACTAGATTCATTATTTGGAACAATAATATAATTTATTTCGTGTAAACTATTTAAATTATCATTGAAATTTTTTTTTAAATAATTTTCGGGTTCCCTGTTATTAATTAGTCTTTCAGGAGTATCGAATAAATGAAGAACTGCTTTTGAGTTTCGTGGAAAAAACTGCTCTCTATTAATAATAAATTCATTTAATAAAACGCGTTCATTCATAACATTATCTTCCATACCCCAACCCCAATTATTAGGAAATCCATTACATTTTTCAAAATCACTACCAACTATTGAAAAAATCCCACCCAATGTATAAGTAAATCCATAAAAATGTTTAACAACACCACTTGTAGTAATATAATTAAACATATTTTTCTTTATAGGAACCGTATCTATATCATTAAAAACAAAAGTTATATTTTTATAGTCATTTGGATATTTTTTTTTCATAACTAAAAAACCTATATTTTTAGTAGCACCTCTATTAAATGGTCTTGAATCCATTTGATGACTGTAATATATTTCATAATCATTTTTATCATAATCTTCCATAATATATTTCATGTAAACAGAAAAATGTATTTTTTCAGCAGCACGATCTCTGTAAGGAACAATAAAAATAATTTTAGGTATAGTTTCCATTTAAAATATTATAATATATAATATATATTATAATTTTTTAAATATAATTTATTAAAGTATTAAAGTATTAAAGTATTAAAGTATTAGTTATATTTAAGTAAAATTGTTTCTGGTATTAAAGTTGTTTTGTATGTTTCTAATTTTTTATAACATTTATTAATTGTTACCTCACTAATTTTACTAACATTATTTATTGAACTTTTTGTGATGTTTAAATTACATACTTGTGATACAAAATATATAATACCACCAGCAATAGAATGAGGTGTATTTTCAGGAATCAATCCTAATTGTTCAATTTTAAATGCTACAAATTTACATACATTTGTTAATTCATTATTAATATTTAATTTACTACAAAAACGCTCAATAAATGAGGAAGGGGTTGTTTTACTTAATGATGTAATATCTTCATTTGTATTATTATTGTGCTCAATTTCATTAATAATAGATAAAGCATTTTTACAACCTTTTGTTGCGCTAGCATTGTCTAAATTAAATATGTTTGCTATTTCTTTTGCTGTTCGAGGATAATTATTAATTCTACAAGCAATATATATTGAGGCTGCAATAATTCCATCGCGATTTAATCCTCTATATGTTTTTGTTTCTGATATTTTCTTATGTAATCTCATTGCTTCATCTATAATAATTTTAGGAATTCCTGAATTTTGTGAAATATTAACTATTAATTGAAATTCATCATAGCGCGACTTTTCTTTATATGGCATTGCTTGCCAATCAGTATATCTACGGATTTTATGCATCTCATAACTTGATTTACCAGGACATAAAACTTTACAACTATAAGAAGATTCTTTTAATAATGGATTAATTGGCATACCACATCGGGTTGGGTCACTATGACTATTATCATCTGCACCATAAAATCGCCATTCAGCACTTTGATCCAAATTATCTTTGTAAATAAGACCACATTTATTATTAGAACATGTCAAAAATCCATCTTCTCCTACAAATAAACTTTCATTACAATTGACACATAAATTATCATTTAGAAGTGCATCTTCTTCTTTAATATATATGCATTCCATATTTACAGCACTAGAGTGACGCTCTTCATCAAAAATATTCCATAATTTTTTATTATTATTTTCTTTTAATTTATTTTTTCTCGTTTCTTGCTTAGAAAATTTTTGACTTTTATTAATAAAATTCTCATAATTGCATTGTGATGATTCTAACATTTAATTCTCACTATTATTAAATATTTTATTTTTAAACCTATTTACTTCAATTATAATTATTAATAATTTTATTAATAACTTTATTAATAATATTAATTTTATTAATAACTTTATTAATTTTATTAATTTTATTAATAACTTTATTAATAATATTAATATATTACTATATATTAATATTATGAATTTTATAACAGATAATTTTAATATAAATTTTTTTTCTAATTCAACAAAAACAGATGAAGATTTAGATAAATTTATAAATAAGAAATTTACATATTATTTAAATAATTCAAATTTATTATTAAATTTTGTTTCAGATTTTGAAGATTATAAAGTAAATGAGAGAAATGACAACAAGAGTAAATGCGATGAGTGTGAAAATTTGTATATATTAACTAGTGAAATTTTTGAAAATTATATAAATAGAGTTAAAATTCCATTTAATATATCTATATATAGTGAAGGCAAAGAAAAATCAAATATTAACTACAAAAATAAAGTATTATATTTCTTTGATTTAAAAGATTTAAATAAAATATTACAATCAAAAAATTTAGCAAGAAGTAACGAAGATACTAAAATATTAAATAAAAAAAGAATATTATGTAAAATTATTTCATTAAGCTTTATAAAAATTTATATTATTATTAAAAGTATATTTCAAACATTCAATAATTATGATTCATTAATTAAAAATAAGAACACCAGTTCGGGTATCTTAGTTGAAAAACCAATAACTCAAGTTGATTATGGGCAAAATGATGCAGAAAATGATGCAGAAAATGATGCACAAAATGATGCAGAAAATGATGCACAAAATGATGCACAAAATGATGCACAAAATGATGCACAAAATGATGCAGAAAATGTTATAGAAACTAATACACAAGAAGATATATTTACTAATGCACAACAAAATCCAGAACAACAAAATCCAGAACAACAAAATCCAGAACAACAAAATCCAGAACAACAAAATCTAGAAGAGAAAAATTCAGAACAACAAAATCCATTTGCTAATCCACAACCACAACCACAACCACAAATACAACAACCAATTAATCCATTAAGTGGTGGTGGATTTTTTAGTTTTCTTAATCCTTTTTCTAAAGAAAATGAAAGTCAACAAAACGAGGTCCCTCCAACAGATGAATTTCAAAGAGTAATAAAACTACAAACATCAAACAATGTTTTTTATTCAATATTTGTAATATTATTTGAAAATGAATTAACAGTTAAAAATTTTACTGCAAATTATTTAAATGAGAGAGTGAATGCTATGACAATTGAAACATTATTTGCAAAGATGCCATATATATTAGACTATATAGGGTCTAACAATTTAGATGACCCGCGTTCTTTTTTAAAAAATTCACTAATATTTAATGATAACAATTTTAAATTTTTAAGATTAAAAACATCTGACAATTTAGAAAATGATGCCACGGTTTATTTAAAAGAAATAGATGATAAATATCCACTTGATAGAACTACAAAATTAAAAGAAACAAAGCAATATTTTTCACAAAAAAATATTGTGTTTATAAAAAACTATTCAAATGTGCAAAATTTAGATTTAACAAGTTTAAGTATTTTAAGTAATGTTAAGGGTATTTTACAAACAATGATAACAAACTATTTTAAAACTAGAAATTCCTTATATGAATCCATAATAAAAAAATTAATAAAATTTAATTATAAAACTAATGAAATAGAAAATATTAATCCAAATTTAACATATGAAAATATAGTAAAATTAACAAATCAAACAAAAACTATATTATTAAATTTACATAGTAATGTTTTTGAATCATTAAATAATATTATTAATACAATTAGAGAGGCTATATTACGCAAATATGGTGAGCGATTTAATGATAGTAATAATAAGATTGAGGTAAATTCATATAAACCAGAACAACCCTTATTACAAGGAGGTAAAACCAGAAAAAAATATTATAAGAAATATAATAGAAAATACAGTATAAAACATTATAAAAAAACAAAAAAATATAAATACTAATAAAAAAGTTATTGTATTTATTGTATTTATTGTATTTATTATATATATTATATATATTATATATAATAAATATGCAAACAATCAATGTAGTAAGACATTATAATATTATTATTACAAGATTTAAAAATTCAATATATAATGATAATACTGAATGGATTGCACGGTGGTATTTTGATAATTATTTAGAGGATAATGTAACTTTTGAAGTGCGAGGTGCTATGCATGTTACATTTCCAAATCCTCCTCATTTATCTGTAAGAGTAATTTATCAAGACGGCACAATGACCGACTGGCTACATTTAAGTCAAGATGAAAATGGAATAGGTTATATTCAACCACTTGGAATGGGAAATAAATTTAAGAAATTAAATACTTTGCGTAAAAAGAAATACAAAAAATTTAAAACTTTGCGTAGAAAAAAATAATACGAGTAAATATGAGATATTTTTAATTTATTTGTAATTTTTCCAATAAACTATTATTATATATTAAATTTCCAGATGGTTTATATGATTTGACATCTTTATATTCTTTAGTAGATGAAGTATTTATATTTTTAATTTGTTTATTATTAGAAAATAATAAATTATCGTTATTATCTTTATTTTCTAGGGTCGAAGTAATATTACTATTTTTGTCATCATTATTAATAATATTACCATATTCATCAACTACATTACCTGTTTTCTTTTTAATTTCATTACGAACATATGTTGGAATCCAATGTCTCCAACTTATAAATAACAAGTTAGGATGTGTATATCTTACAACAAATCCGTTTGCTCGTAATTTATCTATTGTGTATGCTGTACAGTCTTTGTAATCATATTTTGGAACACCTATTACCATTTCGGGCATTAAATACCAACAGCAGTTATCGTTAACTACATTTTTTGAAACAAATTTAATTTTATTATGTATTCTTTGTAAGATTTTATTGTAATTATTTAAAACATTTAAATCTTGTTGTTGTTTTTTATTATATAATTCATCTAAATTTAATTTTAAAGATTCATCTTCATTATCTATTTTATTTGAAAAATTATAAAAAAAATCAGATGACATATTTTAATATTTTAAAATATAAAAATATAAAAATATAAAAGTTTATTTTCATTAATTATTAATTTAATGAAAACAATTAAACACTTAGTTTTAAGTGGTGGTGGTCCAATAGGATTGGTTGAATATGGAGCATTAAAATATTTAACTGCTAATAACATTATAAATCTTGCTAATATACAATCAATTTATACCACATCTATTGGAAGTATTATAGCATTTATATATATATTAAATTTTGATTGGACATGGATAGATGATTTTTTTATAAAAAGACCATGGGAAAAGTTAATAAATTTTTCTTATAGTGCGTATTTAAATATTTTTTATGATAAAGGAATTGTTAATAAAAAAATCATTATTAATGCTTTGAAACCTTTATTTCTTGCTAAAGAAATACCATTAACAATTACATTATTAGAATTCTATAATTTAACTTCTATTGAATTTAACATGTATACTTGTAATTTAAGCAGTTTTAAAAAAGAGAAACTTAATCATATTAACACGCCTAATTTGGAATTACTAGATGCACTATATATGTCTGCAAGTGTTCCTGTAATGTTTGTTCCATTATACATTAATAATTGCTATTATTTAGATGGAGGTATTTTTATAAATTGTCCAATAAATGAATGTATATTTGAAAAAAAATGTTGCTATGATGAAATATTATGTTTTACAAATGATAGAAGACACCCTATTGATTTATGTAATAATTTTTATAAGGAAAATAACTATACTCATGATTCAATTAATTATCAGTTAACTCAAGATGCTAATTTTTTTGAATATTTAATTTTTATTATAAAAACCTTGTTTAACAAACTTTCTATAATTGAAAATGAAAATCTTATTACAATTAAAAATAGTATAAATGTATGCTTGGCCGAACAATTAGTAGATTTAAAATATTGGGCATATGTATTTAAAACAGAAAGTGAGCGTGATTATTTAATAAAACTGGGTGAAAAACAAGGAGAACAATTTGTTACTATGTTAATGTCTTTAAATAATAATGAAAGTATTAATGAAGATGAAAAAGGTAAACTTGAAAATGAAAATGAAGATGAAGATGAAAATGAAAATGAAAATGAAGATGAAAATGAAGATGAAGATGAAGATGAAAATGAAGATGAAAATGAAAATGTAGATGAAGATGAAAATGAAAATGAAAATGAAGATGAAAATGGTGAAAGTGTTAATGCAAATGAAGATGTAAATAAAATAAATATTAATGAAGATGTAAATAAAACAAATATTAATGAAGACAATATTGAATAATACTATAATTAGTAAATAATTATATATTGTAATTATGCAATAGATGTTTCTAAAAATTTTATTAAACTAGCCTTATCTGGTTTAGCATCATAATTATAAACTTCTTTTTTATAAATTAATTTTATACTAGGATAACCTTCTACTTTATATTTATCTGCAATTGTTGAGTTTTTATCACAATCAATTTTTGTTAGTGTAATTATATAATCATTTTTTGCATTTTGAGTCTCTATATGATTTTCAAATTTTTTTATTTCTGGTAATGCTTGTTTACAATATGGGCACCATTCTGTATAAAAAAACAATATTAATACATCATTACTAGAGTTATTGTCTCTAGACACGAACTCTCTATTTAATGAATTATTTTTTAAAATATTATTTTTAATATAATTATTATATACAAAATAAAATACACCTGAAAATATTATAATTAATATTGCTAATAACAATAGTGATTTTTTATCTCTGAAAAATCCTGTAAAAGTATTTTTTGAATTTTCTAAATAAATATTTAATTTTTGAGTTAGCATATGTTTTATATATGTTTAATAAATAATTTTATAAGTATTTAACATATTATTTTTTACATATTATTTTTAACTTATTATTTTTAATAATTATTTTATTATTAATTATTAGTAATACTATGGCAAAAACATATAAAAAAAATAGTGTTATAAAAAAATATATGAAAAAATCTAAAAAAAATAACATTAACAAACCAATATACAATAGTAAAGATTATAATAGTGGCGATGGAATGCTAACAAGTGTATGGGGACCTAGTTTATGGCATTATTTACATGTAATGAGTTTTAATTATCCAATTAATCCTACAAAAATACAAAAACAAAAATATAAACAATTATTATTAAATTTTCAATATACGCTACCTTGTAAATATTGTCGTATGAATTTAAAAAAAAATTTTAAGAATTTTCCACTAAGTGATAAAGTATTTGAAAACAGAAATAATTTTTCGCGTTATATTTTTAATTTACATGAACAAATTAATAAATTGCTAGGAAAAAAATCAGGGTTAACATATTGTGAGGTGCGTGACAATTATGAACATTTTAGGTCTAGATGCACTCTTGATAAACCCAAACTATTTAATTATACAAAAAAAAATAAAAAGTTAGAAACTAAAGAAAAAGGTTGCACAACACCCATGTATGGAAAAAAATCAAAATGTATAATAAAGATTGTTCCACAAGAAGAAAAATGTAAAACCTTCAATATAGATAAAAGGTGCTTAAAACATAAATAAAAACATAAACAAAAATTTTATAATATTTTTTATAATATTTTTATAATATAAATGAAACATAGTCGTTCAAAAAAATTCTCGCGCATTAAAAATTTTGCTAAGTTATCTAAAAAAAGGTTGTTAAATTTAGTAAAAAAACTTACACGAAGAAATAAACACAGAAAACAACGCGGAGGATGAGGAGGAACTATACCTATTATGTAAATATTTATTAAGAATCATTACAATAATACTTACATGAAAATATTATGATAAAACTATTGTTTAATAGATTCATAATATTTGAGAAACAAGTATATACAAAAATATTAATATATTGACTAGTGATTACAATATATTAATAATATATTTAAAAACTTTATAATTTTACATACCAAATGAACTAAAATCTGTTAAAACTGGTCTTGGTATAAATTCATTTTCTCTATTTTCTTCTCTATTATCAGACAATAATTGTGATGGTTGTGAGCGTTCTCTAGTGTAATCTTGGTTTCTATTAGTATTAGTATTAGTATTAGTATTAGTATTAGTATTAGTATTAGTATTAGTATTACTATTAGTATTAGTATTTCTAGAGTTATTATTTCTCGAATTTGATACTAAATTACTATCTACTTCTCTAATAATGTTAGCGTTATCAGAAACTCTTCCTACATTTTGATTTAAGCACATATTTGATATCATAGTTGGTGATATATTTGGACCGAATAATGTGTTAGCATAATCTAATGGATTCATAGTATTAATAGGATTTACAATTGGATTAGATGGTAAATTCATTGCTGTTTCAAAATTATTATATATTGGAGGAACATAGTTAGAACCAAAAGCACCTTGTCTTAATAAATATAAATTAAAGTCATTATAAAAATTAGCTGGGGTTTGTGGAGTTTGTGGGGTTGGTGTTGGCGGAGTTGGTAGTCGAGTAATTTCACCATTCTTGATAATAACTTCCCCATTTATTTTCATAATAAATTTAGATAATTTTTGATTACTTAAATCATAAAAGTTTCCTGAATTTTCTATAAATACCATATTCATTGTTTTACTATTTGAAGGATCTGTTGCTAAGACAGTGCTTATATCTAACATAATAGTTGCACTTGCTCTAATATTTAGTAATGATATATCAGATTCTGTATTATAATAACTTAGCAATATATTTTTTTCTCTATAATTATTTAAATCCCTAGTCCGTAATCTTGTATCTGTGTTGATTAAATTATTTGAATTTTCTAATATTAATCCTGAAGGTAGCGTTTCTAATTTATATTTGTATCTGGTGGTATTTAATTTATAATAATTATAACTTGTATCATTGTCAAAATTTACAAAATGTCTGATAGTGTTACTATTAAAATTATCAAAAGACTCTTTTACATTTGACATATTTACAAAGATAATACACGACAATATTACAAATATTAATAACATAATTATTAACAAATTATTTTTTTTAAAATTGAGATTCATATTATATTATATTAAATATATAATAAAAATTTTCATTATAACTTTAAATGCCTAAAATTATTAAATCTGTAAATTGTCTTCAAAAGAAATATAATACTTCAAATTCAAATATTATGGAAATTGGCATTGATGAAGCCGGAAGAGGTCCTATGTTTGGTAGAGTTTATAGTGCTGCTGTTATTTTGCCTAATAATGAAGAATTTAAATATGAATTGTTAAAAGATAGTAAAAAATTTACTTCTGAAAAAAAAATTAATGAAGTTGCTGATTATATTAAAACAAATGCGTTATTTTGGACTGTATCATATGAAGATGAAAAAACAATAGATGCTATAAATATTAGACAAGCTACTTTATGTGCCATGCATAAAGCAATTAGTGAATTAATTAAGCAAAATAATACTATTAGTAATTCAAATAGCAATGAGTGTTATTATTTATTAGTTGATGGTAATGATTTTAAAGCATATACATATTATTGTGACACTACAAATATTATTAAACAAATTAATCATATTTTAATTGAAGGTGGAGACAACAAATTTTGCTCAATTGCAGCGGCATCCATATTAGCTAAAGTAGAGCGTGATAAATATATTAGAGAAATGTGTGTTAATTTTCCTAAATTAAATATTTATTATGGCTTATTAACAAATAAGGGTTATGGAACATCTAAACATATGGAAGGAATAAAAAAATATGGAATTAGTAAATGGCATCGTGCAACTTATGGTTGTTGTAAAGAAGCAACCATTAATGATGATGAATTTTATAAAGATTAAAAGATGACACGAAGACGACGTCCCCAATTTGCTTTATGCTCCTTAGTTTTAGATTTTGATTTCTTATTATGAATTAATAACTGATGCATTTTTTCTTGCTTATTTTTAATAAGTTCAATTGTCTTTTTCATTTCACTTAGTTCATTTGATAACTTTTGCTTCTTTGCTTTTTGCTTGCTATTAAAATTGGCATAATTCTTTTTAAATGTTTCGTAATTGTAATCATCGTCCGATGATTCTTCTTCATCATCTACATAATCTGGGTCTTTTGGGTCATCTTCTTCTGTGTCATATTCTTCTGTGTCATATTCTTCTGAACCAGAAGAATAATAGTGTTCTTCTTCAGAAGTGTCACACATAGTATTCACAATATGAGTTGTACAATCACAAATACTATTACAACTTGTTGATGTATTACAATCATTTACTGATTGGATTGTATGCTCTTTAAACGGACTAAATTGAACTTCCCAATATAATGGGTCATCATATACCATTAGGCATTTGTTATTTTCAATAGCATTGTAAAAATTTTGCGCACCTTGATTATTATAATAAAATTCGACCTCAACTAAAGCATAACAATAATTATATTTATCTTCAACATAATATTCCGGTTCAAGGTGTTTAAAAACTTGGACATTCTTAATTTTGGCAATATTGAAATCTTCAAAATACTTAATAATAGTAGGAATGTCTTCATAAACAACATAATCTGGAATGTAGAGCATTTTCTTTGAAAACATAGTGGTCATAGTATAATAATTTAATTGTTAAATATTGCATTTTTGAAATCAATTTTTTTTTATATTTTTATATTTTTTTATTTATTTTTATTTTTATTTTATTTAGGAATTATCATTAAGCAATAATTTATTAAATCTTTATAATATATAGAATGCGTAAAATAACGAAAAAAAAATATAGAAAAACAAAAAGAGAAACAAAGAGAAAAACAAAAATTAGCATACAACAATATAAAGCTAGAGGCAAAGAAAGTTATGAGCAAGCTTTTAATAAATTCAAAATAATTTTTGGGGAGAAGGCATTTAATAAAATATTATACTATACTAAGCCTAGTTATATTCAAAAATTAATTGATTTATTAAATATTGAGAAAAATAAACCAAAAAATAGCAATTTAAACAATAATGAACAAATTACTAATATTTTACATCCTGCATTAGAAGCATTTTTAAATTTTATAAGAAATGAGTATTTTGCTTTAAGAGCAGTCATTCCGTATATTGTAAATACTGATAAAGTTCTTAAACCTAGTAGAGTAGAAAAAATATTAAGACTATCAAAAAAAGACAGGTTAATAGAAGAATTTGTTCGAGACTTAGAAGTGTTAAAATTAGGACCTGATAGTGCTATAGATATACCACCTATTTCATTTTCACCCGTAGTTTCATCATCAGAACTAGCTCCATCACCAGAACTAGCTCCATCATCAGAACTGGCTACAGAACTAGTTCCACCTCCACCTCCACCTCCATCTCAATATAAATTTAAATCTTCACATAAATCTAAATCCCCACATAAATCTAAATCCCCATATAAATCTAAATCTCCACGTATATCTCCAGAGGCTATTGAAGTAACACGAGTATCAAAACGTACACCAGGTTCAATTAGAGTTATTCCGATTATATATCCTAGCAGTGGAGGTAGACATAATAAGACTACAAATAAAGTATATAGTTCCAATAAAAGAACAAGACACTATAAAAAACAGTAATATTTGGTATGCTAAAAAAATTGATTTCTTTTTTTTTTAAATATAAAAAAAGAAATCTTATAAATTACAACATAAGAAACAATGACTTGTGTAATTACTAAATATTTATTGAGCGAAATTTTTAATAGTCAAAATATTGAGAAGTTTTATAAAACATTAACTAGTGCACATTATTATTGTGAAGATGATTTCAAATTAAAGACTAATTATGCGATTTTATTGTTTATTAATACATTATTTTTAGATAAAGATGGCGGTTATAAAGGGTTAAATATACTACCGCATGCCCAACAATGCGACCTTTATCAATATATAGCTGACAATCGCTTAAAAATTTTTCATTATGTAACTTTTAAAGCGTCTGCTCATAATGATTTAACTGGACTACAATTGCTTTTTGATGAGTTTAAAAAAGATAACTGGATTGTGCTATTTGGTCATTACTTATATGATAAAACATTGGATTTACTAAGTAGCAAAGAGGATTGTTTTGATATAAAAAATAAAATATATGCTATTATTTGTAGTCTTAAAGAAGAACAAATAACAAAAGAAGCAGAAAAAGTAGAAGCAAAAAAAGAACTATTATGTGATGCTTGTGAAAATGATTGCCCTATTTGTTTAGACACAATGGACATTACTAATAGTATTACAACTTTATGTAAGCATAGTTTTCATATGCGATGCTTATATCCAATGTTTGATGAGGCTGTAAAAATAAATACAAAACAACCAAAAATTAGTTGCCCACTATGTCGTGCTGATGTTTTTATAAAGTCGAAGATAACATTTAAAGAAATAGTGAATTATTGAAAAGTTAGTAGAGCAATAAGCAATAAAAAATTTTTTTTATTATACACACAATACTTACCTTGAACCTCTAACAATACATAGAACAACTTTATTCGGTTGCCTCCTCAAAGCTCTCAAACAACGGCTCTAAATCTACATTATTAACGCAGTTAGAAACATGAGGCAAGCTATAATGCGTCTCTCCGGTTTCTTTGCTAATCCATGAAAAATCATGGTCATAGTCACAAGTTAAAATGCGGTCTCTAAAATCTTGTGCCCAGCACATAGCATAGTATGTAAAGATAGTTTCTGTTTCCCACTCCATAGTAGACAAAACATGGGACACGTGTTTTAAAGCATCACATAAGTCACCTTCATTTACTCTCTCTGTGTCTTGCATAGCATTTATCCTTCCTACTAAAAAGTCAATCAACAGTCTAGTCATTTCATCGGCCACGACTTCCTCCAAACAAGCCTCAAACTTTGACACTCCATGCTCAACATACCATGCATCGGTTCTTATCCAACAATTCATGATGGCCTCCAATTCCCTAGGAAGTTTTTTTACATCAAACTTGTTTTGAATAGTGGCCACTACTTTATCGAGTTTCATATTTATCATAGTTCGAAACAGCACATCGTCAATAATAAGAGTGCCAAACAAGCCCCGAATCTTGGCAATATTGTCATTATTCATAGCACTTTGTATAAATTGCCGAGGCTAGTAGTTAATTAAATTTAAAATAAAATCAATTTTAATAAAGCATTACAATATTTTAAATGAAAAAATATAATACATTATAAGACAAGACAATATAATATACATTAGTCTCTAATAAATAGGAGCACGACACAAAGGACATGGAACACACATCTTGTTATAATTTGCCTTTTGTTGTAAATATATACGTTTACAATCATCCAAACATGCCATATGATATATATGCTTACAAGCAGTTCTAACACAATGAGAAGTAAACAAATTAACATGATTAACTGAAACAACTTCCAAGCAAATAGAGCATTCCCATTTTGAGTCATGTTTGAGGTCTAATGCCAATACTTCTAATGGGATTACATTCTTAGGAATTGTAGCAACATGAGGCATTCGATAATGTATTGACATAGTTCGCTTGCTAAACCACGAAAAAGGCTTTTCAAAGTCTCTATCTATTAGGCACTCTCCATTGCTTTGTTGATAGCGTTCTGCTTCGGCAGTCAACATGGCGTCGATATCCCAAAAATAGTCACTAGTAAATTGTGACATAGACACACGAAGTACTTCTAAAGCCAAGTCGTCTTCGTTAACAGACCTTCCAATTCCATACTCATATTCTTTATCTCGCACTTTTAAAAGATCAATTACATGATGTCTCATTTCCCTAGATACTACATTATGAAGACAATGCTCAAACTTTGACATTCTGGTTTTATGATCAATATACCATGAATGCGTTCTTATCCAACTATTCATAATAGCCTTCAAATGGCGAGAAAGATTATGTGTAATAATGTCGTTTTGAATAGTATTTACTACTATATTGATTGCATCATTTATCATAGGCGCGCTAGTCTCAGCATCATACAAAGCATTAATACGGGCATCCAAGCCGACCTTGCATTCTGCCATAGTTGCTTATAGTTTTGTTTTGTTTTGTATTAGTAGTGGAGGCTATTGCTTTATAAAAAAAAAATCAATTCAATTTTTATAAAGTATAATAATAAATTTTTAATAAAAAAAATATGCAATATACACAACACATAATACATGCTAGTCTCTAATTCTAATTATTAGCAAGGCACAAGAGTGTTAACACCTACACAAATCCAACCTACTTCCTCTTCTTCATATTCAAACTTTTCCTCTTCGTCCTCATATTTTGAGAAGCGATTTGGTTTAGTAAGATGAGGCAAATGATAACACACTTCCTCATTTATATTGTCGTAATACTGGAAATGTCCACCATCACTGCTCTCTATTAGGGAGAGTTCTCCATGTTCTTGTATCCACCGACGAGCCTCGGTCTCCAGTTCAGCACCCATAGTTGCCCATAAGTTCTTATGATAATAATACAAACAATTTGATGCGGTACTCAGAGCATAATACAAATCCTTTTTTTCGGGCATCTTGCCATCATCCTCATTCATCCACTCGAACAAAAGCTCAGACACCCGAGTCTTCAGCTCCTGAGACACAATTATCCACAAACACTTTTCAAACTTTGAATCTCCGTCATCGTCATACCACCGTCCAGTTCTTGCCCACATATTCATTATTTCAAGCAAACCTTTGGGAAGATGCGCTATAACCATTGAGCTCTGAATACCCTTCATAACAAAAGCAATAGCATCCTTCACCTCTTCGGTGTGCTCTTCGGCAGTCATCAAGTCCAAAATTGCGTTAGCAATAAGAGGATCCATAGTTGCTTTATATAGTTTGTGGAGGCTAGCACTCAACTAAATAAAAAAAACAATTCAATTTTAATAAAGCATAACAATATATTTTATTATTTTTATTTTTATTACTTAGAATCTAGTGTATTCATTTCAATGTCTAGTGTAGCAACTTCCTTGTGTAACAATGATTTTTTATTTATGAATTTTTTTTCATCAAGTAACATTTTTATTGTTATAATAACAACAAGTTGCTCTACTAGCACAGAAAATAGGGCAATATCTATTTGTGTAATGCTAATTAATAATGTAAAAATATATCTAATATTATTTACTAAAAACATAGAATTAGCATAAAAATATAATTGTAGTTTACTAAATTCAGTTATTTCTTTTTTATCTGGATTATAAACATTCATATATAACACTGGGTCTCCAAACTCTTGAATAATAACTCTAACTACATCATTTACAAATATTAAGGTTAATAAACTACAATATTTTTGTGTAGTGTCAATTTGCACACTTATAAATATAAAATCCTCACTTGGTCCAAAACGAAAATATTTTGATTCAGCTGCAAAATTTGTTATATAAAATCCTATAAATAATACCAAGCAACTGTTTAAAAAAAGGCATAGTCTAACTTTAGTTAATTGATTCATTGTGCATTAACTAATACTAATGTTATTGCTAATTAAATTTTATATAGTTTATTATATTAAAATTTAATAAAATACTTTGATTATTTTGAGAGATTAATTTATTTACTAAACAAGTCTTGTGGAATAGGAGGTGGAATGCGACGAACCATTATTCGCATTCTTGTCCTACAATGGCAATTACACCATTCTCGTTCATCCATGCGACGCCAAGAGTTAGCTTGGCACCAAGCTTTATAGTCTTCAGCTGAAAGAGTGTTTAGAGCACTTTCTTGTGCTTTTGACATAGTTCTGTTATCTAAATCAGGGTCATAAGCATAATACAATGGTTTGTCTCTTTGATGTCGTATACAGCAATCACATTGCGCTAGTGCCGCAAATAGTTTTTTTTTTGCTTCAGTACTTTGCTCATCCATATAGACCGGTCCTCTACAACAAGGGCAGGTAATTAGCCCACATAATGAACCTTTATTAAGTGCACGAGTCCATGGTTGTAAACATTTTTTATGAAATATATGACCGCATGCTGTAATAAGTCTTCGCTTAATTTTTCCTGAAATACAACCATCTACTTCAATAGCCCCATCATTGTCCTCTAAACATATATTACAAGTCACTATTTCATCAATCATAAAACCACAAAAAGGTGGCAATAGTGTTGTCAACTTAGGCAAAGGTTTTGTGCCGATTGATTTGCTCATAGTTTTGCTTATTGTCTTGTGTTATGTTGTGTTATGTTTGTCTAGACTTTCTATATTATTTTTAAAATAATAATCAATTTTTTTGTGTATGCTATAATATTTTTATATAATAAAAAAATTGAAAAATAGTTAAATATAAGTTTATATTTTATAACAAGTATGGGAATAGAGAAAAGCAAAAAAAAATTCTTTGAGCAAGCCCCCAAAATTCATAACAATTATTATGACTATTCAAAAGCAGAATTTTGTGGAATGTGTGAAGAAATTACCATAACTTGTCCTGAACATGGAGATTTTTTACAAATAGCAAGAAGTCATCTAAAACATGGTTGTGAAAAATGCGGTGTTGAAAAAATAAAACAAACTAAAATAGAGAAAAGCAAAAAAAAATTCTTTGAGGAAGCGCCTAAAACACATAACAATTATTATGACTATTCTAAAGTGGATTTCAAAGGTGTAAATATTAAAGTTATTATAATATGTCCAAAACATGGTGAATTTCTACAAAAGCCATCTAAACATTCAAAAGGACAAGGTTGTAATAAATGCGGCGAGGAAAGAACTGCTGACAGACAAAGAAAAACATTAGATGAGTTTGTTAAACAAAGTAAAGAAAAGCACGGCGAAGACTATTATAACTATGATAATGTTGAGTATATTAATGATGATACACCTGTTAATATATATTGTAATTTTCATAACAAATTATTTAAACAAACACCTTCATCACATTTACGCGGATGTGGTTGTTATGATTGCGGTATTGAAAAAAGTGCTAAACAAAGAATATCATTAGCATCACAAAAATTTTGGGAAATTGCAAATAAAGATCCACATCATGATTTTTCCAAATTTGAATATACAAAATCTAGGAAAAAAAGCACAATTATATGTAACAAATGCAATGAACATTTTCAATCATCTCCTAATAATTATTTAAGTGGTAAAAGTTGTCCTTTCTGTATAAATAAATCAGAAGCAAAGTTTTATGATAAAATATCTAATACTTATGAAACAATCAGACAGTGTAATTATGATTGGTGTAAAAATGTAAATACAAAATGTTATTTTCCTTTTGATTTTTGCATTGAAGAATATAAAATTATTATTGAATTAGATGGAATACAACATTTCAAAAAAGTAAAACATTTTAGAAAAACACCAGAAGAACAAAAAGAAAGAGATTTATATAAACAAAAATGTGCTAATGATAATGGTTATTCAATTATTCGTATTTATCAAGAAGATGTATATTATGATACTTTTGATTGGTTAAAGAAATTATATGAAACCATAGAAAAAATAAAAAATGATAGAATTATACAAAATATATATATTTCTAAAAATGATGAATATAAAGATTTTGATAAAATAGACACAAATAATGTTATTAAAACTGTTATTATTAATGAAACATATTGTGAGGTATGTAATATTACAATAAAATATAATTATAAGCATCACGAAGCCACCAAAAAACACCAAGATAATTTGTTAAATATAACACCTGATAATAGCAAAAAATTTTTATGTAAAACATGTAATAAATACATAACTGATAAACGAAAACATTATAATACTGAAAATCATAAAAGCAAAATATCAAAAGAAGAGTGGACTAAACAAATAAAAGAATTAGATGAAAATACAAGGAAAAAAAAAGTAAATGTTGACACTGATGTTGATGTTGTTAAATTAGAAGAAGAACAAGTAGAAGAATAATTAGAAAATTTGTTTCTCAAGAATGATTTGTTAATTTATTATATAATTTAATTATACATAAAAAATTTTTTTTGTGTATACTATAATAGTTTTAATATTTGTTTTAAAAATTGATTATAAATTTTAATTATACTTTATTAAAACTATTGTAATTAAAATGACTATGTTAATGCTAACGAATTTAGTATTTATTGCTAATATTATTTCCAATATGACTACATGTTGCTTATATAATAGTCAAGCACATTGGACTAATTCTGTTCGTATTTATGAATATGTATCAAATGCAAATCCAATAATGTCAGAAGTTCCAATTAAAATATTTACATCTGACTTACATGAGCAAGGACCGTCGACAATTATTCAATTTGACCTTTCAAAAGAATTACAAACTGAGTATCCAGCAACCTCTCCAAATCTTCTTGCTAATTTTATTCGTATTCTTGAAAATGAAACATTAGAATCGAGTGTTATTTTTGCGGCTACTTCACAAACATTTTATGTTATTCGTGGTAATGGAAGTTCTCTTACACGGAATGGTTCAGTTAGTTGGAGTGAAGGTGATATGTTTGTAATTCCTTATTTTGGAAATGATGTTGAATCTGTTTGTACTATGTCTAATTCAAATAAACAATGTGTTAAACATAGTTGTAATTATGAACCACTTTTTGGTGGTTGTGCCTTATATTGGGTGCATGATGAACCATTGCTTCAATATTTAGGAGTTGAACCAAGTTCTCAACGTCGTTTTGAACCAGCATTTTATAGTTCTAATGCTATGAAAGAAACAGTACATTCACTTAGTAATACAGATACTAGTGGCAAAGTTAAAAATAGACGCGGTATTCTATTGGGTAATGAGGCAACTTCACAAACACGAACACTTACACCAACATTGTGGTCTCTTTTAAATAATATTGGTCCTAACATAAATCAAAAACCGCATAAACATAATTCAGTAGCACTGGATTTAGCAGTATATGCTAGGCACGGAAGTAATGTGTATACGCAAATGTCTCAAGAAATTAGTGCAAATGGTGAACTATTAAATCCGATTAGTACACAATGGAAAACGGGGAGCGTATTTATTACACCCCCCGGTTGGTGGCATTCTCATCATAATGAAGGGAATGAAGATGCTTGGGTATTACCAATTCAAGATGCTGGACTATATACACACCAGCGAACATTGGATTTTCGTATTGCCGATGATGAAACACAACGACTTAAAACACAGCGATCACGAGGAGCAACATTAGATATATCAACAACAAAGACATCTAATAATTTATATCAACCTTGCAGTTAGTTAAATGATTTAATAATTTATATAAACCTTGTGAACCATTTTTTTATAATATTATGTTTTTATAATATATTATGTTTTCAAAACTTAAAAAGTTAACAAGAAGAAAATCAAGTAATTCACCTAAATCAAAAACTCTAAGTACTAAGAAAAGTAAACTTTCAAATATGTTTACTACAATAAAAGGCTCTTCGTTAATTGATAAAAATTTGTATCCCTTTTGGTATAATAAAATACCATTTCCAAAAGTTTCTAACACTAAAGATTTATCTAAAGAGGAGACGTGGACAGAACATTTAAAATTAGCGCGCGAATTATATCAAAATAAATCATCATTACCAAAAGGTAGCATATTATTTCATGGTTCAAGTTTTATAGACCCAGTTAAAAATATTAATCCTACTAATAAACCATTTTTCTTTGGACTAGATGCCTTTATTTCAATATGGTATTTATCAGAATTAGCAGCGCGGGATAAAAGTGCTCTTGAAAACGCATTACAAAAATTAAAAAATATGGAAAACTATGTAGAACACGATAAAAGTATGAAAAAATATGCTGATTTAAATAAGAAAGAATCGATTGAAAAACAAAAATTATTTATTAAATCATTAGAAGTACTTAATAATGATTTTTTTAATATAGCGAATTATGATGAATTTGCTGATTATGATAAATTGTTGGATGATATAAAATCTCATGCTAGAAGTCATTATTATTTAAATATATATCAAACATCACAAGCAATTCCATATAAATATTTATCAAAATCTATTGAAACAGATAATCCAAAAGATGATAAAGAATGTCATACTAATGCATGTATGCATCCGCAATTTGGATACCATATTAATGTTAATGAACTACCTGTTGAATTATCTATTGAATTTACTATGCCAGCAAATCAAATAACTAATAAATTAAAGTTAATAGGAGTATATATTATTGATGTTTTAAAATTAAATGATAATATAAATAAAAATTTTAATGAATTCAAAGCAATTGAGGCAATAATATTAAAAGCAGATTTTACAAAATAATTCGGATAAATAGTTTAATAGTTTATAAAAATTATTAAAGTATTTTTATAACATTAGGTTAAAAAATAATTATCAGTGTCTACGACGACGACGATTTGTTTTGGCGCGTCTGCGATTTGTTTTGCCACGTCTGCGAGTTGATTTGTATCTCATTCGACGACCTCCATCATAGCCATAGCTTTGTTGTTGTTGTTGTTGTTGTTGTCGTCGTCGTCGTTCTTCTTCTTGTTTTGCTATTTCAGGTGGCGTATACGATGGAAGTAGTGTTCCGTTTTGTATCGCATAATATACTTCAAGTGATTGTGGCCATGTTAGTCCAGCATAACCTGTAAAGTTAGGATTTACGGCATAGTTCGGCATTTATTATATATATTATATACAAATATTATTTCTTAATAATAAATAAAAATAAAATTCCTAAATAAAAAATAAAATTCCTAAATAAAAAATAAAATTCCTAAATAAAAAATAAAATTCCTAAATAAAAAATAAAATTCCTAAATAAAAAATAAAATTATTAAATATAAATGAAAACTAAAACTAAAACTAAAACTAAAACTAAAACTAAAACTAAAAGAAAAAATAAAACGCAAAAAACTTTTTTTTTCAATCCATCAAATCCCAAATTGTCTTATGATGTATACATTGATAAAAATCCCAAAGATACAATCCATATAAAATATACAACATTAGAGGATGTTAAAAATACTATTGCGTATTTAGAAAATTTATATAAACATAAAAAATATACGCATAAAAGAATATGGCAAGTAGCAATGATTATGAGAGTGCGTCTAAAAGTATTACAAAATAAAAAACCACTTCAATATAAATTGGCAAATAAATATTTTAAATTTTTAAGTGCTAGAACAAAATTAAATGAGCAAACTAGATATAAAAGTGTATTTAGTTATTAATAATTATTTTTATAAATTATTAATAATTATTTTAAAAATTGTTCCTAATGTTTACGACGACGATGATTGCGTCTTGTTTTACGATAACCAGCATATCTTGCCGATATCATTTCTGCTGGTGTTTTTCTTGATGGTAATATTCTTTGTGTCGTTCTTGATGGTGATTTACTTGATGTTCTTTTTGGTGGTGATTTAGTTGAGGTTCTTCTTGATGGTGATTTACTTGATGTTCTTCTTGATGGTGATTTACTTGATGTTCTTCTTGATGCCTTTATTGATGATGTTAAGTTATTTAGTTTTTGCAAAAAATAATATACAACACTATCATTTTGTAAAGTTTCTTTTTCTATGAGAGACTTTGTATCTATAATATCTTTGCCTGATAACTGAATTGTACCTATCATACCTTGTTTTTTAGGATCATTACTAATGTGTTTCACTATATATACATCATGCGTTGAATTAGTAGCATACACAATGCCTGTTGTTTGCTCACCCTTATATTTAAAGGAAACTATACTGCCTGCGGTCAGTTTACCTGTATTAACTTTCACTTTGGGTTCCATATAAATATATAAATATTTTATTCATAAAAATCCTAAATTATATATTTTTTATTTAAAAAAATATATAACGCAAGAAACTATACATAAACATAAATTTAAATTTAAATTTAGATTTAAAATCCTCCGCGTAGTCGTAATACAAGATGTAAAGTGCTCTCTTTTTGAATATTATAATCACTTAATGTTCGTCCGTCTTCAAGCTGTTTTCCGGCAAAAATCAGTCGCTGTTGGTCAGGCGGAATGCCTTCTTTATCTTGAATTTTAGATTTAATGTTGTCAATAGAATCAGTTGATTCTACTTCTAATGTAATAGTTTTTCCAGTAAGTGTTTTTACGAAAATTTGCATTGTGCTATATAATATATAGCATTAAACTTTTGTTTTTATATTTTTTTTATAAATATATATTAGTAGGGTTAAAATGGCAACTACTAGTTTTGTTGACAATAGCACTAATGTATTTAACGTATATGTATGTGATTATATATTTATGATGCGCATAAAAGTTTCAGATGGTCCATTAGAAAATGGTAATACTTATGCGGAATTAGAAGTGTATTATAAGTATGATGATTATGATAGCGTAGATAAAGTAATTTATGTGGAGCATGGTAAAAATCCAATAAGAAAATATATTGGCTCGCATGTTATATGGAATCGCGATGCTAATGAAACAATTAAAGTGCTTTAATCTCTCAAAATTAATATTTTATTTTTATAATAATTTTATAATATTTTTAAATTTTTAAAAATTGATACATTTTAAATATTAAAATAATAAATACTAAAAACACACTTTCTATATTAAATAATAATGAAAGTGCTAGTATTTGATACTGAAACTAGTGGATTACCTGAAAAAGAAGCCTCTATTTATGATAAATCAAAGTGGCCATATATTATTCAACTTAGTTATATTTTATATGACCTCTCTGATAATAGTTCATTAATAAAAAATAATTATATTAAGATTGATGAGTCTGTTATTATTACGCAAGAAAGTTACAACATTCACAATATTAGTAAAGAGATTTTGAATGTGCAAGGTATAAATATTGTGCCTGCATTAAAAGAGTTTAATGAATGTTTAAAAAAGTGCGACATAGTTGTAGGGCATAATATTTCATTTGATAAACGCCTAATTTTTGTGGAATGTTTTAGACATAATATTAAACAATATTTTACGCAATTTATAAATAATGAAAAAATACATAAGCCAGAGTTTTGTACTATGAAAAATACAACACAATTTTGTAAGTTAGAGAGATTAAATAAAACAAATCAAGTTTATAATAAAATGCCAAAATTAAGCGAATTATATACTTTGTTATTTCCCAATGAACCTTTACCTAAAGATTTACATAATTCTCTCATTGATGTAGCAATGACTTTGCGATGCTATGTAAAATATGTTTATGCTAGTGATGTAAAAGAAAGTAATGAAAATATAAGGGCATTATTTTGGGAACCATGTTAGAAATTATATATTATAATAATATAATATGGCTTCCACATCTAAAGAAGAATTTTATACAAAAGAAGAATTGGAAAAAATAAACTATCAAAAGTTAGTTGAATTAGATAAAAGTTATTCATTTAGAACAAGTAAAAAAACTAAAAGCACAAGCATGAAAGCAGACGCAATAATTAAAAGATTAGTAAAAAATGGTGTCCCAAAATTTAGCAGAACATATGCTTTCAATCGTCCATTAGTAAAACCATTACCTTCAGGGACATCATTATCAAGTGATGTAGTTGAACTAATTTACTCAATGAAAAAAACACTAGAACAAGAAGCAGAAGATAAAAAACAAGAAATAGAAGACCGAGCTTATGAAATAGAATGCATTAAGGCTGTTTTTCAACCAAAAACATTACCAACTAACGATAGAGACTTTTTTAATTTGCTATTAAATGGTTCTGTGATTCGCTTACCAATGACTGACCCGAATTTTAGAATGCATGTTGTTAATTTATATGATCCAAATTATTTTATTAAAGATTATAAATATTTAGCGCATAAATTAAAAGTAAATGCTAAAAAAATGAGAGAAAACGGCGTTCGCTATACACAAGGTGAATTAAGAAAGTTGACTGTGTTTTTTAGTGTAAATGTAATTTTTACTTATTCACTGATTATTGTTATTGAAAATATAATACAAAAAATAGATGCCTATCGAAAAAGTCACCCCGCCCTACCTAAGTATCCACAAGAAATAGCCAGTAAATTATTAGAAGAAAGTTATGAACGTTATTATTGGCCTCCAAATAATCCAATAAATGTATTAAAAATTTATATTAAAGAATTAAATAAAATGCTATCAAAATTACGTAGCTACAAAATAATGCTAAATAACAGTGTAATAAAACAGTTAAATAATAAATTAGACAAATTAAATACTTATTTGATTGAGCCTGATCCAAGCATAGTTGGTCAAGCCAATGCAAAATTTTACATTCGAATTTTAGAAAATAGCTCAAAATATCTTACTAAAACACGTAATGCTAGTCCACATAAAGAATCAAGGGTTAAAACTCTAAAACGAGCAAAATCTTTTTAGTTTTAGTAAGGTTATTAATAATATATATTATCTATTGTTATTTATAAAATTATTATTTAGGAAACTTTTTTAATGTTATTTTTATATTAATAAGTTTATTAATATAAAAATAAAATATTTAATTAACATATAAAATGTTAAAACAGAAAACTTATTCTTGCGGTATTTGTAAAACCACACCAGACCAAATATCTCATCATAAATCGCATATTGAAACTCAAAAACATAAAGATAAGCGTGAATTATTTGAACTCAAATTATCTAAGTTATCACCCAATGAACTACAAGAATGTTATAAAACAACTGTGATTGAAGAAATTGTAAATGAAGTAGAAACTATTATATACAATCCAAATTTATTAAACGATATTAATAAAAAAAAATTGAAACAAAACGAAAATGAAAATGAAAATGAAGTATTAACTAACAAAAACTTAATGACAAGTGTTTCGAATAAAGAAGCATTGAAAAACAAAATTCATGATATACATAACTTTCTTAGAAATAATGGTGCCGGTTATGGTATGAATGCTTTAAAGGTTTTTAACTTGCTTTATGGATTAAAAAAAATAGAAGAAAAAAAACTCTTTGATAAAGTAAAATTATCAGAAGATTGCAGATTTTCAAATTTATTAAAATTAGCAAATGAAAATAAAGGCGAAGCATTAGCAGAGTTTATATATTTTAATGTTCTTGACGGACTAAGTTATGTTAAAGAAGAAAATCCAGTTCTATACTATATTTTATTTTATGAAATACCAAAAAAAATTAAGAGCACTGTTTTTGAATATCTTATAAAAGAAATAGAAAATATAACTAATATTGAGAGAAACTGTAATGTATTATTATCTGGTAAGATTTATGAGTATTTTATTGGGAGAGATGAAAGTGCTATTAGTGAGTTGGGAGCATATTTTAGTGATAGACATATTGTAAATTTTGCCTTAAGCAAGTTAAATCCTTTGCTAAACTCAGACGGTTCGGTTTCAACAATGATTGATATGTTCGGAGGTTCTGGTGGTTTTACTACTGGTTATATTGATTATTTGAATAAAAATTATAGTCAAATTGACTGGACAAATGAGATTAACAAAATTTACCATTATGATATGAATGAAGATGTTATTAAGTCTGCAGGATTAGAATTCTTTTGTTTAACTGGTGCTTTACCTAATCTTCATAATTTACAATGTAAAAATTCATTTACAGATAATTTTGATAATAAGAAATTTAAGTATATTCTTACAAATCCTCCATATGGTGGAGATAAAAATACGAAAACTGATCTTCAAATTAAGAGAGATAAAGTTAAAAAGTATATTAAAGATGAACTCCTTACTATTAAAGATGAAGAACTAAAAAAAAGAAGAAATAAACAACTAAAAAATATTGAGATACAAGAGAAACTAGAGAAGAAAGAGCAAGATAAAACAAAAGTTTCTATTCATTCATGTAGTAAAGAAAGAATTCAAAAATTTGCTAAAGAATTTGAGTTATCAGGAAATGATAAAGAAAGTTGTTCTCTGATATTAATGATGGATATGTTGGAAGAAGGCGGAACAGCAGTTGGAATTTTAAAAGAAGGAGTATATTTTGATCCAAAATATAAAGATATAAGAAAATGTTTAATTGAAAATTTTAATGTAAGAGAGATTATTAGTGTTCCACAAGACCAATTTGAAAACACATCAACAAAAACTTCTATTGTTATATTTGATAATAGCGAAGAAAAAACAAGTGAAGTGCTATTTAGTGATTTAGTAGTTGATAAATATAAAGAAGATAAGTTTGAAGAAAGAGGAGAAGAAATAGTTTTAATTGAAAATAAAGGTGATATTAAAGAGAATGGAGTTATAAGTATTAGTGTTGCTGTAGCAAGCAAAGAAGAAATATTAGCAAATTTAAAATATTCATTAGATAGTAAAGATTATAATAAAAAAGAGTTAGTTGTTGGTGAAGGTTATGAATTGGTAAAATTAGGTGATGAATGCAAATGTTTAAACACTACTAAACATTGTACTAATATTGCTAAATCAAGTGGTAGATTTAAATTTTATAATTCATCACAAAATAGTGATTTATATGTTGATTTCTGTGAAGTTAAAGATTATAGTATAATTTTAGGTCAAGGTGGAAATTTTAATATACATTTTGATAAAGATTTTACACCATCAAAACATGTATGTGTAATTCAATCAAGTAAAAAAAATATAGAATTATTAAAATATTTCTATTATATTATACCAGAAATACAAAAATATTTTATTACAAATGGATCAACTATTCGTTGGTTAAATAAAACAAATATTAAAGATTTTAATATACCAATTCCTAAATCCAAACAAAAAATTACTGAATGGGTCAATAAAATATCAGAACCATATACTAAGAAAAATAAGAATGAAGAACTTATTATGAAATTGGAAGAACAAATTAGAAATAAGATTAAGACTATTGAAGAGAATGAGGAATGTGAAGAAGTAGAATTAGGTGATTTGTGTGAAATAAATAATAAAAATATAATTAGATATGATACATCATACGGTAAAGAAACTGGTAAATATAAATTTCATACTGGTGCAACTGATGGAAAATATTTATGTAATGAATATAATATTGATAAATATACAATAATATTAAATAAAACAAATGGAAGTGGAAAATGTAATATATTTTTAGATAAAAATATTTCTTGTGCAAAACAAACTTATATATGTCAATCTAAAAATAATGAATTAGAAACACAATATATTTATTATTATTTATTTGATAAAAAAGATAAATTAGAAGTTGGTTATATTGGTGCATGTCATAAGAATTTATCGTATGACTTTTTAATTAAATTTAAAATAAAAATACCAAAAAATAAACAACTAATCAAAGACTTTAACCCATTATTTCAACAAATTGAAACCCTACAAACCGAACTAAAAGAAGCAGAAGAACTTTATAAAAAATTAATTAAAGAATTATCAGAAGAAGCTATGCCTTCTAATAAACAAGAACTTACAAAAACAAATTTATTAATTAATGAAGAAAAAGAAGATGAAAACGAAGAAGAAAAAACTCCGAGTGAAACATCAAGCACCAGTTCAACAACATCAATTAAGTCACTACATGCCCAATGTAAAGTATTAAAAATTAAAGGTTACACTAAATATAAAAAGAAGGAAGACAAAGAAAAATTATTAGAATTAATACAGCAACATAGTAAAGAGTAATACTTTATCTTCTTCCATGTCTAACAATCCCTAATTCATGTGAAATATTTGTAAAATCTATATAATAATAAACAGGTTCTTTTGGCAAGTTATCAAATAATGTACATAATTTCTCATAATCTTGTGATGATTTAACATTTTTTTCTTTACAAAATTTTATCCAATCTTGCTTAGATTGAATAAACTTTTTAGTGTCAACACCTATAAAATCATACCAATTAGTCCAAACCCCTTTTCTTTTGAAATATTCTTCAGGTTCTTCAATGTAATTAATATGCACACTTTTTATCTCAAAATATTCCGCTTTAGATTGAATATTTAAACTTTTATTAATAGATGATACATAATTATATTCATCTTGCTCTTCTGAAAAATTAGAAGTAAGTGACTTACTATGTCTTAATCGTAATTTAAGTTTGTTTAACTCATCACAATTTTCTGTCCAAATAGTATCAAACTGATAAGGAAGTATAGGTTTTTGGCGCGGAATCAATTTATTATTACCAGCAAATAGGGTAATTTTTTGCTCTATTGTTTCGTCCACATTTCTCATATTTGAAATAATAGTTCTAACTTTTTCATATGATTGTATTTCTAATTCCCAATCATCTGAATCAATATATGGAATAATAACATATGCAACTTTATTTGGGTTTCCAAATTCTAATCTATTAGGACGTAATACAGACTGAACAATTCTTATTTCACTTTTCATATTTCCAACAATACATACTCCATTTAGTTTTGGCAAATCAAAACCTTCGCCAAAAATATAAACAGATGAAATAATACCATAAGCACTATTTTTAAATTTATATACTTCGCTCTCTAAATTTTTACTATCACCACTATGAAGAGAATTATTATAAAAGTTATCTCTCAAAATTGGAACAATATTCAAGATTAATAAATCATTTATATATTTTTTGCATAAATTAGCATCCTCAATAGTATTTGCATATAATAATATATGCGTCAAATCTTTATATTTTTCAAATGATTTTAAAGACATATAGCAAGAAATAAATATGTCTTTATTAACATTATTTAATCCAAGTGAAGTAATAATAGCATCAACCTCATTTTCTGTATTTTTAACTACAATAATATTATAGTCTGTAATTTTTTTATTTTCTATAGCCCAATGAACAGACTTATTGTCAAGTAATTCTCCAAAAACACTCGTGTCTTCCATTGAATAAACTATTTTATTACTTTTCGTTTCAATAATTTTTTCTGTTGCTGTCATAAATAATGTTTTTTTAGAACTAATTTTATGAAATGAACGAAAACCTTTATTCTCTTCAGTTTCAATGCCAACCAAATGATGTGCTTCATCTCCAATTTTAAAATCAACATTAAGATTAACATCAACTAATAAATTACACGAATGATATGTGCTAATTATAAATTTTGGTTCATCATTTATGTTATTTCTTAGAAACATTATTATTTTGCTTTTATCAGTTGTTGATTTAATATTATCATTTTCATCACCCCCAACAAACAGTATATTGCTCCTATTTGGAAATAATTTTAAAATTTCATTTTTCATTTGGTTTTGTAAATTTTTTCCAGGAACACCAATTATTACAGATTTATAGTTCATTAATTTAATAATTAAAATACTTAATAATGCTTTACCCAATCCGCATGCCCATATTAATTTTCCTATATTATTTTGATCAAAGAATTTAATAATTATTTCTAATATATATTGCTGTTGTGGATTTGGTTTCATTTCTAAAGTTTTGTTAGCAAGATCAACTATTACATTCATTGAGATTTTAACAGTCTTTAACTTTTTAATTAAGCGATGGATGTTTTTTTTATTAATATATTTAGCAATTTTAGCAATATATTCTTTACGTATTATGCTATTGATTTCATCACAAGTTAGCTGTCGGGCTTCAATGCCATGTTTTTGTAATTGCTCTTTAATTAATGGAATAATACCTTTTTTATAAAATTCTTTACCCGCAAAGGGACGACGCACATGAAAGCTATTAAAATCTTCGCCTAATTTTTTTTCAGCAAAAGATATTTTTGAAAGCGGAACTTCAAATACGTATGAAAAGTCGCCTTTTACAAATTCACCTGTTATATAAGTTGTTTCTCTATTTGTAATATTTTGCGTTTTGCCCAATTTACACACACCATATAAATCATATGCTTCGTGTGTTCTAACATAAATATAGCCCACTTTTGCCATAAATAAATGTACTAATTATATTTTATACTTAATTTTAAATTAAAACATAAAATTAAAGTTATCAATTTTTTTCAAGCAAAAATATTATAATCTTATAATATTATAATATTATAATATTATAATATTATAACTATGCCTTTAAAAAAGAAACACTTAACAAGAAAAAGAGAAAATGCAAAAGCTAAAGGAAAAGGAGACATAGTTCCTTTTTTGCTTAAACAAAAATTAGGCAGCCTTAGTAATCAGCAAAAACAAACCACATTAAAAAATATATTTTCCTATTTACCTAGGCAAAGTGTTGAAGATGTTATAACACAAAACGAATTAGTGCTAAAAGAACTGGCAGAACAACCAAAACAATTATTTCAAATAACACCATTACCTATTTATAATTATCCATTTCAACAAGATACACCTAGAGGTTATGAATATAATTATCCATTAGTAAAAGTAATGGGTACTCTTAGAGAAACAGACTTAGTAGATAGCATATATAGTTTAAAAAAAGATTCTGAACTTCAAGACTACCCTAAGCACTTTTTGCAAACATTATTTGCCAATTTTTTAAAAATTACTAAAAAGCGAAGAAATAATGACTATATTTTGTCACGTATACCTGATTATGAACTACAACAAGTATTAACAACACAAAAATTTTTTATAATAGATTTTGATTTTTTGAGTAATGCTTTAGAGCTAACTGGGCAAAAATTAACAAATCGTGGAAGTTATAGTGGAACTTCTAACTATACTAAAGGCGTTGCAAGTGTTAATGCTAGCAAAACAAAAAAATTTAAATCCTATAATGCGTTTATAACTAAAAAAATCAAAAATATAATTTTTGACCCTCTTATAAATGCGTATAAAGCATATTGGGCAATAAAGCACACTACAAAAATAATGATTGATTATTATAGCATTGTTAGTGCTCGTAAGCATCGACCTGTATTTTATAGGACTACATATGCTACTAATATTAGACATTTTCCTATTGAACATGATGAACCTAATTTAAGAGGAGAACTTGAAAGTTTTAGAGATGTTTGGCATAATACAGAAGTAGGACAGCAAAAATATAAAAATGAATTATGGGATTTTGCTAGATATTATGATGTAGAACCCGAAGATAAACCGCTCAATACTCCCGAAGTAACAAATGTTCATGTATATGATGTATTAACCTACTATATTTTAGAATTAAACCGGTCACTTGAATATTTGTCCACTTACAGAATTAGTGTAGTGCGCGAACTATTAGAAGCCATAAATAGTGATTTGGCACATATAACTAACAAAATTAGAACTTTATATAGTGACGATTTAATCCTAACTGTTGCTCCACAAAATACTGTGTTTGATAACACTAGACCATACTTTAGAATTAGTATTCCTGATTTACCATAAGTAGTAATAATCTAAATATTTTTTTGTAAAAAAGTTTATTATAACATTATATTATAGTATGGCATTAAGACAACCTCCTATTTTAATAAATCCTATAAATAGGGCAAAACCTAGACCACCAAAAGAACCGCATTCTGCATTGCGTCATAGATACAACTATGGATTAATGTATAAAGACATATGGGAACCAGATCTATTTAGTCAAATTTATAACACCAAACAGCATATGGAATATACCGACGCATTAGACTTTATTAGAACCATTATGAGAGAGTTTGTTGAGCAAAGAGAAGATGGATCGAGAGACAGAATTATGGAAAGTATCCGAATAACTGCGTTTAAAACAGACTTGCTTGCTGATACTTTTTTTGTAATAGATTATGGTTTTTTAATGAATAAGTTTAGATTAAATAGAGACGGAGATTTGCCTAGAAAAGCATCAAAAATTCATGCCTTAATTAATGATGTGCTATTGCCTTCTTATAAAGCAGTAATATGTATTCAAGATGTTTTAAATATTATGATTAAAATATTATTGTATGCTAGAAGTAGACTAGAAGCTACTATAGAGGAACCAGTAAGGTCTGTGTTGGATATTATAATAGATGAAGACTTAATAGAAGAAATAGCAAATGAAGACGACACACGCACATTTAATGAAGTATGGGAAAACGATGAATCTGCTAAACATATACCAGAAGATATTATTATTACTCCACTAATGGTATTAGAATATTACGTACATAAATTAAATAAATTAATAGCCAAATTACATTATTATAAAATTGGCATAAATGAAACACTTATAAACTCTATAAATCCGGGTTTGATGTCTTTAAATAGTAGTTTAAAACTAATATATAATTATGATCCAAAATGGCTAATAATTGTTGAAGACATGAAAAAAACGCGGTCTCTAACAAAAAAAAAATCTAAGCGTTCTTCTAAACGTGCAACCAAATCAATATAATGCTATTTTTATTTTATTATAAATTATTTTTGAATAAAATAAAAATTATATTATGATTTATCCGCTACACATCAAGCAGTCTTTTTTTTCTTCTTCTTCAGTTTCATTAGAATCTCTCTTTTTCTTAGGTTCAATAGTAAATTGTTGCGCTTGATGTCTTGCTTTTCTCCGTAAATAATATATTCCGGTTTTAAGACCTGCTTTCCAACTATAAAAATGCATATTTGTGAGTATTTTTGAATCGGGGTCTTCAATCCATAAATTCAAACTTTGTGATTGACAAATAAACGCACCTCTATCCCTAGACATATTAATAATTTCTTTCATTGGCATTTCCCATACTATTTTGTATTTTTCTTTTAAATGTGGTGATAAATTTTGAATATGACTAACACTACCTTTATTTGCAATAATGCTATTTTTCAATTCTTCATTCCATAATCCCAATTTTAATAATTCTTCTACTAAATATTTATTTACCAATACAAAATCACCAGCCAAAGTTTTTCTACTATAAATATTACTAGTGATTGGTTCAAAGCATTCATTATTACCTAAAATTTGACTTGTGCTTGCTGTTGGCATTGGAGCAACTAGCAAACTATTACGAATTCCATAAGTCATAATATTTTCTTTTAAAGTTGCCCAATCATAACGCCCTGGTGTAGGAGTAACATTCCATAAATCAAATTGAAGTTGTCCAAAACTTGCCGGAGAACCCTTAAAAGAACTATATGCTCCTAAATATTGTAAGTCAAGATTTTCAATTTCGGCTTTAATTGGGTTAACAGTTTTTAAAGCATTTTCAATAACTTTGTCATTGCTAATAGATGCAAGAATTGAAGCATCTGTCACATTATAAATATCATATTCTCTACATTCATCTTCGTCTGAAATAAAAGTCCAATTATTTAAATCATATTGCTCTTTTAAAAATTTCATTGTTTTAAAACGCTCTTTTGCTAACAACATACTTTTTTCAAGAGAAGCATAATATATTGTTTCAAAAATTTTAATATTTATTTCTTTTGCTTCATCTGAAATAAATGGCAAGTCCATTTTAAAAAACACATCTGCTAATCCTTGAACTCCAATACCAATTGGACGATGTTTAAAATTAGACCTCCTAGTCTTGGGAGTTGGATAATAATTAATATCAATTACATTATTTAAATTATTAGTGACAACTTGTGTTACTTCGTATAGTTTGTCATAATCATAAGTCTTATCTTCTTTAACAAACATTGCCAATCCTAATGATGCTAAATTACATACAGCTGTTTCTTTTGAATCAGAATATTCAATAATTTCCGTACACTGTGAGGTAATTAGTCCATTAAAAATACCAGCATGTTTCAATTCTTCATTAAAGCAATATGTTTTGTCGATTCTTTTATTATCTACTACATTCATTATATATATATTGGTATCTTCAATAGCAATAGTAGTTTCATGCACTAATAATTTACATTTTTCACTGTTTAATCCAAGTTTATTTAAAATTTGAACTTGTGAATAGTTAAGACAAAAAAAATTAGTATAATGATCCGTATAACTCACAGAAACATTTAGCCCACACGTTTGCAACATATATTTAATATTCATCATAAATTCTTTACTCTTATTATTTACAACAATTTTATTTAAACTATTAATTCCAACATTATCTACATATCCAGAGAACCATAATATTTTTGATTCCAATGAATAATTAATAGGAACAAATTGTCCACCGCTATTGAAACCAATATTATAAGCATCTAATAATACATTAGAATTGCTAATAATTGGAAAACTAGATTCGCTAATAATCATTCCATTTTTTAAGTCTTGTGCTTCAACTATTTTAGTTGTATTTAAATGTTCGTCTTTTATATAAAATTTATGATATTTGGTACAATTTAACACGCAACCATCACTAGTATGAACTTCTAGTAATTCACTAGAAGCACTTGTTTGATAAATAGTTGTTTTACTGAAACTTTCACCATTCCATACTTCTACTTCTTGATTTTCTAAATTGTCAATTCTTAAGTGTCCTTTTCTTGTTAATACAAGTGTTTCTGGGGCAACACATAAGTTTGAACTTTTAATAGTTCCAAGATTTTTTTGATTAGATTTATTATTGGCCGCATCTTTGTATAAAATATAAGGCGTTCCTGTTTCTACTTGTGAATCTAAAATTTTAATCCATAAATCGCGTGCATTTATTTGCTTATTAAATTTTCCCTCATTTTCATATTTTAAATATAATTCTCTATAAGCATCGCTATGACAATCACTTAGACCAGGACATTTATCCGGACAAAATAAACTCCAAGTTTTATTACCTATAACTCGCTCCATAAAAAGGTCGCTTATCCATAAAGCATAAAATAAATCTCGGCATTTACTTTCTTCATCGCCGTGATTTTTTTTTAAATCTAAGAAATCTTCAACATCGGCATGATGTGGTTCAATATAAATTGCAAAACTTCCATTGCGTTTTCCACCTTGATCAACATAGCGTGCTGTTTTATTAAAAACACCCAACATAGGAATAAGTCCATTTGATGTTCCATTTGTTCCTCTAATATAAGAACCATTTGCACGAATATTATGAGCATGTAGTCCAATACCACCTGCCCATTTAGAAATTTGTGCGCATTCTTTCAACGTGTTAAAAATGCCTTCAATTGAGTCATCTTCCATTCCAAGTAAATAACAAGAACTTAATTGTGGTCGTGGAGTTCCAGCATTAAATAGTGTTGGAGTAGCATGAATAAAATATTTTTGCGACATTAAGTCATATGTTTCTTTTACTTTTTCCATATTAGAACCATGAATAGTAATAGCAACACGCATAATTAAATGCTGTGGGCGCTCTACTATTACTTTATTACAACGCATTAAATAAGCACGCTCTAATGTTTTGAAACCAAAATAATCAAAAAAATAGTCTCGCTCATAATCAATCATAGCATTAATACTATCTTTATGAGCTTCTATAATTTCCATTATAGAAGTTTTAATTAATCTAAAACTATTATTGTTGCTATCTCTATAATCATATAATTTTTTGGTAGTTTCATAATAGCAATTACTTGTGTTTTTATGTAAATTAGATACAACAATTGCACTTGCCAATTTTGTATAATCAGGATGAATTGATGACATTGATGCACATTGCTCTGCTGTTAGTTCATCAATTTTAGTAGTTTGAATGTTATCATATAGTTGGTCGATTACTTTTATTGCTAATTGAGCAAAAATAATATGTTGTAAATTAAAATGTTTGCCTAATGATCTAATGCGTTTTAAAATTTTATCAAAAGAAATTGCCTCTCTCTTTCCATTACGCTTAAGGACATACATATCTAAATCATTAGTTTTACTATTTCTCATAATTAATTTATAACTAATAATACTAATAAATTAATTTTAAATAAAAATAATATATTATATTTTACATTTTACATTTTACATTTTACATTTTACATTTTACATTTTAATCAAGCATCCGAGTTTTGGAAAATCACTTTTTTCTTTTTCTTCTTCATATTTCATTTTTCGTTTTTTACTTATGCGGTCTACATAAGTTCCTGCCTCTTTTTCCTCAATTAAATTAGTCCAAAATATTTCAATAGCTGGTTGCACATTTTTAAACCATAATTTATTTCTTAATACTAATACACAACTAATTTTCTCTAATTTCCAATAAATATTTCTTACATATGTTTTAGTACTATTTTTTTCAAGCTGTGTTTGAGTCCAAGTATTATACTCATTAGTATCAATTTTGCTCATAGCAAATGGAGGATATTCATAATGAACTTGTCCATTATTATCGCAAAATTGCATAATAAAACCGCGGTAGTAGTCAGAAACATCATCTAAGTAATCTTCTTGTGTTAAATATTCTGTAAACTTGGTTTCTAAAAAGTCGCATTCATTTAAATTACATACTTCCATTTGTAATTGCATTTGTATCCAATATTCTGGTTTAGGAATACCATCAATTTCTCGCGAAAATACATTCTTAATTTCAAGCATTCTACCATAAAGCGGACTGTTTTCATCACAAACAATACCATCTGGTGATGCAGCAATATAACTATATTTATTATGTTTGATACATCCAAACTCTGATACGCGTGTATTATTAATAAATTCATAATATAAAATAGAAATCGGTTCATATTTTTGTCCGTGATGCATTGGTGAATTTAAATTAGTATTTTTAAATTTATTGACATCTAACGGCTCTGATTTTTCAATAATTAATTGAGATTGACTATAATCACTTATAAAAATTTTGTATATATTAGATGCTGTAAGTGCAGAATTTCTAAAAATATACCATTCATCACTTCTTTGTTCCGGTTGCGGAATACTCTTTAAATATGTAAGTTGTGCTTTTATTTTATTAAAACTACTAGTCTCTTTATTTGGGCTAACTTTTTTTACATATGTTTTTCTATACGACCTTTTTGGTATATAAAATTTATATACTATATTTTGGCACAATTTAATAGTTAAACATAATAATTTGTTTGCTTCGGCAACACCAATATTAAATATTTTACTTAATAAGTCATTTTCAATATATTGAACAATTAATAAGTCATAAATAATTATATATATTTCGTCGTATAAATCATAATACATTAATTGTAATAATTCAGAATTAATGTAGTCTAACATATAGTCAATAGTACTTATTAAAAACTGTGAATAATTAGATACTGTTTCTTTATTTTTAAAATCTAATAAGGATTCAATATTGAATTTCTTTATTAAGTAATTAAAATAGTTAATATAGTTAATAGCATTCATTATTTAATATTATTTAATATTATTTAATATTATTAAATTATTATTAAATAGTTTAACAATATCAATTTTTATTATTTTAAAATTTCATTACTTAAGATTTCACTACTCAAGTATTTTTATTGTTCTTGCTTTTGATTTATTTTCTTGTGGTAGGCATTTTACTGTAGATATATGTTTTTCATCCTTTTTTAAAGAAAAAACTCTGCTACTATTATCAAAATGTAAATTTGGAATAGTAGTAATAATTCCTTTTTCTTTATCATAATGAACATCTTTTACCTTGGTTAATGCTTTGCGTTCCAAACATTTTAATAAATATTTTTTACATTTACTTACTTCGTCGTCGTTTAGTGTAAATTTCTTTTCTAATAATTCTACATGATTTATTAGTTTTTTTACTTTTTGAGTTTTGTCTAGTTTGCTCCAATTCTCTTTTTGATTTGCACATGTTTCATCTTCTAAGTATTTTGATAAAGTATTATTATTTGTATTATTTACATCAGGAACTATTTCGTGTCCATTAAGCAACATAGTTTTGTAAGCAATGTTTTTTAATTCTTTACAATAATCTGTTTTTTCTTTTTTGTTTTTTTCAGATAAGTTATTTTTTGAATTGGATTTTCCTTGAATAAGTTCATCTAATGTATTAGTCGCTTCATTAGCACTGATTTCATTAGTCGCTTCATTATTGCTCATTTCATTATTGCTCATTTCATTAGTCGCTTCATTATTTATTTCTTCTTTTAATGCCATCATTATATTTTATTATATAAATTATATTTATAATTTTATATATTAATCATATATTAATATATTAAAAATAAAATATAAAATAATAATAACATATAATTGGCAAATGAGCAAAATAATAGTATGTGAATTATCCAAAAAATCTAATTATAAAAAAATAGAAAGTGTTCAAGAAAGTGTTCAAGAAAGTGTTCAAGAAAGTGTTCAAGAAAATAAAACTATTGTTAATAATAATACAATAAGTGAAAAAAAATCATATTTACAATTATTAGATAAAATTAAAAAATCTATTACTAATACAAATAGTGCCAATGGTAATGTTACAGATTTAAGTGCTAGTATAATTCATATATATGATAATTATGAAGAGCAATTATTATGCCTACATAAATTACTTAATGGTGTTGTATTTGATGAAAAAAAATATTTTATTCAAGCATTAAAAAATAAGTTGGACTCATATAAACAACAAGACAAAAAAAAAACATATGATGCATATAATAATTTTATAACATTAGAAAATGTTATAGAAAAATTGGTTGCTTACAATATGAGATGTTATTATTGTAATAGCAAAACAGTAATATTGTTTAAAAATGTGAGAACTAATTATCAATGGACCCTTGATAGATTAAATAATTATGATGAACATAGCAATGCTAATACAATAATATGTTGCTTAAAATGCAATTTACAAAGACGCAGAAAAAATAGCGAAAAATTTAAATTTACAAAACAATTAGAGCATAACTTATTGCTTTTAAAAAAAATTGATTAAAAGTATTTATTATTTATAATTAGTATTTATAAATAATAATGTCTAATTTAACTGCTAAAAAATCTAAACAAATTAATAAAATACTCGCATTATTACAAAAAGCAACTATTTCAAGCAATGATTATGTATCAACAAAAGAACCCTTTTTTTGGAGCGATAATAATAGACAAGCATTTCAACAATTTAATAATTTATTTGTTAATGCACAAATTCCAGAAGATTTAAATAACAATATTAAAATAATATATCAAATTTTAGGACATCAAAAAAGAGAAATTTATTATGGACCATGGACTATTATGAGTTTAAATGAAGCATTAGAACGCTACAAAGTAATTTGTGCAAAGGGACAAACTAATGTATTTGATATTGGATATAAATATGATGGCATGGGATATATTAATGTTTTGAGTTGTGATTTGACTAATCATCTATTATTTTATAGACCAGATGGCGGGTCTAATGATTATGATAGGCAATATAATTATAATGAATTAATTAAAAACGGTTCAGAACCTTATAAAAAGTTTTACTTTAGTCAGTGGTTTTATAATGTATTATAATTTTAATAAAATATTACAATATATTATAAAATGGTAAAAACAAAAAAGGTTGGAAAACGGAGAAATTTAAGAAAAAAACAGAAATCTAGAAGGCAAGTTAAAGCCAGAGGACATGAGCAAATGGTTCCGGCATATTTAGCTAAAATGTTAAATAAAGTAAGTTTAGATACATATAATAGGGAATTTGTTGATAGTGGAAATCCATCAGTTGTGTCAAGAATACTTTCACATTTACCTAAGCGAGACGTAAAAGGAGCAATATATAGAGCAGATAAAGCAGACTATGAGCGTCGTTTGAGAGAAGCACTTGTACTTAATAAAAAAATATTAAGCGATCAAGAAGCATTAATAAAACAATTAAAAATGTCGGGCGCAGATGGTCCTTCGCGTAGAACACGCAGTAGCGGTAGACATGCGACAGATCCAGTTCTTGAAGATTTAGAATTAGAAGCATATCATACTAAGTGGGCTATTATGCAAATTGAAGGTTTATTATCACGAATAGAAAGAAACGCGTTAGATGACCTACCGCATGGTTTTACTAATTATAGTGAATTTCGTAGAGAAGCACCTGGGTGGGATATGCCACGAATGACATATACAACAAGATTTAGACCACCTGGATATCCCAATTGGAGATAATTTAATTATGTTTTCTTGATTTGTTTCTTTTATTTCTTTTGTTATGTTTTCTTGATTTATTTCTTTTGTTATGTTTTCTTGATTTATTTGTTTTATTTTTTTTATTTGTTTTATACCGAATTGTGCGTGCTTTTTTGATAGATTTACTTTTTTTTTTCTTTAGAGTATGATAACTTGTACTACCACCAAGAGAAGAGTCCATACCTTCATCGCCAGTCTTCTTGGTAGTCTTCGCCTTCTTGGCCCGAGGCGCGTCATCGTCGTCGTCGTCGTCATTACAGTCGTCATCATCTTCATCCATGTCTTCCCCAGTTGGAGAAGGACTACTTTGACTACCATGAGTACTTTCATCGGAAGATCCATAATCGGACGAAATGGGATGAACTATTTCAAGTCTAGATAAAGGATTCTCCGCATATATTAGATCTCCATACATATTGAACTGTTTGTGTTTTTGTCCTCGATAGTTATAACAACATGTAAATGGTGGTCTACACTTTATTATTAATGGCCTACCTTCTACAAAGTTTATAGACTGTAGTTCAAATTCAGTATCGTTTAAGTCTCCTCCTACAATTGTTAATTCATTATACCAAACATTTCCAAACTTTGCCTTAGCGTTGTTCATATACTTAATAATAGTTGGTTCGAGTTTACCTTTTATATCTGGTTTGTATCCTTGTCCAAATACATAATTTGGTCCGTGCATGTTAATTATGGTAACACCTTTAGTTGTACGAACACAAGAAAAAGGTCGTCCATGATGTATATTATCGTTATCCGCATTCTCTTGGGCGTACTTATCATTTAATCCAATGTCTTTCCCGTAAAATTTTTCAAACTCTCCCAACTGATCTTTATTCCATATTGTAAGAACTGTAGGATATAATGCTTTACCGTTTACAATCTTCTCTACAGAGTAAGCAAGATAACAATGGTTCCCAAAAGTACCCGTTGTATAATATGAACCATCACCTACGTGTTGCTTTGCTGGTATAACAAGCTTTTCATCGTTCGCAAGTTCTCTTAATATTCCTTGAAATCCTCCTAAAAATTTACTTGTTCCGTCAGTATAAAATTCAAATGCCCTTTCGTCATGTACCCCTTTTACATATGTAACTTCGTCTGCGTCATTCACTTCTTGCATTAAATGTACGCTATCGCTTTCAAAATCCTCTTTTATTAATGATATTGCTTTCTTCATGTAATGTCTTTTATCGTGTTTCGGTTTGATTCCATGTAAGAAAGTTGCTTCACTTCCATATGCTCTAATTAAACCTAAATCACTAGCGAAACTTGTATTATAACTTAATGCTCTAAGTCTTTTTATTACATCACCTATTTTCATTTCAAATCGTAATCTGATAGGCTTGTGGTCAGAACGCGAAGACTCTAGATTCTCGTGCTTATGATGAGCTCTCTTTATTAGAGCTCTCTTTTTTTTACTTTCCTCAATACCTTCCATATATAATATAATATAATATAATATAATATAATATAATATAATATAATATAATAAATAATATTTTATAAATATTTGATTAATAATTATTAATAATATAATATTATTAATTGTATTTTACTAAACTCTTCTTGTTGTTTTTCTTCTTCTTTTAGTTGTTTTTGCTCTTCTTCTTTTACTTTTTATTTTACGATATTTTTTACCGCGGGCATCCGATAAATCAAGCGAAGAAGTAGAAGATAATCTGGATAAAGGTAGAGGTGCTTCTAGTAAATCTATTTGAGCATTTTGGCGTAGAAGTGGTGGTGGAGGAAGACGATTAGTTGGTGTAGATAGTGCTGTTAAATCTAAAGGTCTAACTCTTTGGCGTGGAGGAGGAGGAGTACGAGGACTAGAAGGTGAACTGCGTTGACTACTACTAGAACTAGAACTAGAGCTGCTAGATCTACTAGAGCTACTAGAGCTACTAGAACGACTACTAGAACGCGAAAGATTATATGCTCTGGGATTATCTCTTCGTTCAATACTTTGCGCAAGAGTATCAATACCTGCACCTGTAAGAGTATATGTATCAGCAAGTATAGCTATATTTTTTAAACTAGTTATTATAGTGTCAACATCATCAGGTTTAATAGGTTCTCTAGCAATCCATCCAAATTTTTCTCTTTGTGAAAATATATGAAAACTATACATATTCATTTCTACTAAAGCTGTAGTAATTCTGTCAGTAGTGTTGCCATATAACCGGTGTCCAATTATAGCAAAAGTATCTCTAATATCATTTAAATCTTTATTTATTTGTTTAACAAATAAATTCAAGGCAAATAAACTTGGATGTGCCAAATATGCTGAAACGGATCCATTTGCTGCGTCTCGAATAGCAAGTAGTTTTTGTTTCAAGCTTATTACTAGTCTATATTCTTCTGATATAGGAGACATTTTATATAATATAATATTAAATATTATAATAAATTATAGTAAATATTATAAGATTTTATATTTGATTTATTATTTGAGAGAATTAGTGTTTACGTTTTTTGCCTTTTTTATGTGTAAAACGATGTTGTTTTTTACCGCGTGCAACATTTTCATTTATAGTTAACGATAAATATTCGCTATTCATTTCATCAAGTTCGTTTTGTAATTGGTCTTTTTGTCGCGTTAATTCTACTATGTCCTCATTTAAAGTTGTATACTTTTTTTGTGCTCTAGTTATAGTTCGTAACATTGACTGTGCTTCTAGTCTTAGTGATGTAATATTTTCCTGAATATAAGCAGCGAGAGTTCCGTGAACACGATTTGCCTCATCATAACGACTTCTTATACCTTCAACATCAGTGGGATTGGTTCTAGTATAATCATTATAGTGACGTAGTGACATAGCATATTCATTTCCAAAATTACCATCCGTTTCTTCTTGATTACGTCGTGTTATTTCTTGAGTTAAATAGCGTATTCGCTCTCTAGCACTATTAGCCGTGTCATTTGCCAATGTTGCTCGCTCACTAAATCTACTTATGTCATTGTCTAATTTGGCTATTATATTTCTAAATTTTGTTATTTCTCTAAATAAAGTTCGTCTTCTATAGGCTAAACTTGGTTGGTGTGGTCGTGATGATACTCTTGTTGTTGGTGTTGAATCTATTAATCGAGAGACTAGTGATGTGCTTGCTGGTGTTATATTAGACATTATATAATATACTATAATATACTATAATATAATATAATATACTATAATATACTATAATATAATATAATATAATATAATATAATATTTTCTAGTTTTTATTATCTTCTTTTTCTTGTGTATTTGCCTCTTTTATATGTAAAACGACGTTGTTTTTTACCGCGTGCTTGATTTAGTGCTCTATCACGAATAAGTGCTTGTTCAAGTTTACGCTCAAGGTTGTTTATGACCCCTATTATATATTGTTGTTGTTGATATAACGTATGATATCTCTCATTTGCTATCCTATAAGCTTGTTGCACTTGTTCCCTTTCAGCATTAATAGAAGCAAATCCCGAATCCATTAGTTCATCAAAAAGAGCACTAACTTGATCAAATCTTGCTTTACGATTATCATAATAATTTGCGTCTTCCGTGTTTTCATCTTCATTATATACGTGCTCATACCACCACCTCTTTAGTTTACTATATTCCATTCCTAAATCAGATTGATTAAAATTTGTAAGAATAGCGTACCTTAATCTATCTTGCTCATCTATTAATCTTTGATAGCGCGCACCCTCATCTTCTCTACGGGCAAGTGCGTGGTCAACTTCAATAGTTAATGCATCTAGTGCTCCGCGTTGCTGTCTTAAATCCGTTTCTAGTTCTCTAATTTTATTTGCTAAATTGGTTCTTCGTGTTTCTAAAATGCGTGTACGTCGCGCTAGTGCACTTGGCGTATTTTGTCTTCGAGTTGCGGATCTTAAATGCATTCTAGAGATTCTACGCTCATTAGTATTAATACTAGACATGTTATATTATATTGGACTAATATAATATTTTTAGTTTTGTTTTCTAGTTTTTTATAGCCTTCTTTTTATTGTGTGTTTTCCTTTTTTGCCTTTTTTACCTCTTTTATGTGTAGAGCGACGTTGTCTTTTTATGCCTTGTGCTCGACTTAATTCTATAGTTAAGTCATTGATTTGATTAATTAAATCGTCGCGCTCTTGTGTTAAATTGCTTATGTGTAATGTTTCATTGCGTAGTTGTCTGTCTAAATTTTGATATGTTGTAAATCCCTCATCATAATTAGCTTGTGCTAAATCTATTTCTTCTTGTATTGGAACAAGAAGTGCGTGGGTATTAGCGTACATTGTGTCACTAAGAGCATAAAATTCTGTTCGTAAGCGTTCTATTGTCTCAATATCATATGGTCTATTAGCTTGATAATCAGCAAGCATGCGTTCTACTTCAGCCTCGCGTTGTCCCGCGTCTGTTTGTGTTAGTTCTTCTATTTGACTTCTTTGCGATGTATTTGTTAACAAGTGTGGTAAATATTGTAGTCGTCGTTCATCATCAAGAATGTGATTTTCTGCTACTCGTAATTGTTGTGTAAGAGTTTCATGCTCACGTATTCTACTTTTTAATGTTGCTTCTATTCTTTTTAATTCATCTTTTAGTGCGTGTCTTCTTGTTCTTAAATTATGTTGTTGTCGCGACCTTACTGATGCTGCTAAAGTTGATGTTCTTAGTCGAGTTCTTACCTGTGATCTTATTGGTGATAAAGGTGGTATATTTATAATATCAGGCATATTATTATAATATTATAATATTATAATAATAATATAAACTTTAATTTTTACCTCTTTAGCTCTCTCTTATAACTACAGGTCTTCCAAATCTTCCAGTTGAGTTTTTAAATTATAAACTATTAGTGTTAGTCTATCTTCTTCTTCGTATGCTGTAATATCGTTTTCATTTGCTTTAGTATAAATTTTGTCTAATTTTTCTATTTTATCTATAAGAGCATAAAGTTTACCTATAGGACCAAAACGCAGTGTTTCAAGTCTTACTTTGATTAAAGAAGCTTGTGAGCGTTTCAACATGCTTTGACTTCTATTAAGTTCATCATATTTCTTTTTTAAATCATCATATTTATCTAATTTGGATTGCCCAATAACTTTTTCAAGTTCGTCGCGTTCATCTTCTAGATCACCAAGTTTGTTGAACAGCTCTTCTTTGCGATCATGAATTGGTTGAGACTCTACTATATAAGCATCTAGTGCTGCTTGTGCTATTTTTAGTTGATTTATTAAAGTTTGTTTTTTTCTCCCAATTGTTATATGTCTTGTTGGAATAGCACTCATTATTTTACTAGCAATAGCTCGTGATTTAGCACTTTGTTTAAACTTTTGACTAAGTAAACGTGCTACTTCCTTTTTATAAGGCGCGTTATCTATTGCTTCTGTTATGAATGCTCTAGGGACGTCTTGAAGTATTTGTGATACAAGCATTGGTTCAACAAAAGTTTGATTATGACTACGTAAACTGGTAGCATCTAACATTTCTTTAAGTAAAAATGGCACTTTGTCTTCAAGACCTTTACCAAGTCTTTTTGATTTATGTTTTCTTTTAACTTGTTTACCAAGTTTTCTTGTGCTACGCATATATATTAAGAAAATATTATTTAGCTATTTTGCTAATTCTCACTATTAATTTATATAAATGATAAATAATAATAAATAGTCCAATAAACCCTAATGTAATATATGTTTCTTTACTTAGTTTTTGTTGCAATCCAAAATAGGCTAATGCTAAAAATCCTGGAATAAATAGTATATAGTGAGCAATGTAAAGTAAATTTCTCATATTTGTAAAGTCCAAACTAGGAAATGGAACAAATAATACTATTGCTAAACCCAATAATCCTAATAAATAATATATTGGTTTAAACGACTTGTTTTGAAAATAACCAATATAAACTAATGATGCACCTATAACTAAAATATGTAAAAGATTGACGTATTTCATTGGCAAATTTATTATTCCCATTATATATTTTATATAAAACTATATTATTTTTTAAGATTTCCTATATAATATTTTGGTAAAATAGTTTTTCTAACATAACTAGGATGGCCGTTGGCTATAAAAAGTTGTGTTGCGTCTTTTCCAAGTGATTGCATAATAATCTCTCCTCCTGGATGTTTTGGAATCCATGAACTAATATTATAAACTTTATTTTCAATTATTGTCCAAGCATCTTTTTTTGTATTATGTTTTTGTACTTCATCTAATGTAAACATTTTTTTATTGTGTTCGCCCTTTTTACCGCCCACTTTGCGTGTATGTTTTAATGTCTTTGTTTTCATGGTTGTGATTAGTGTATTAGTAAACTTGGAAATACAATTTTCAGATGTCATTAATGCTCCTTCACACCATGCCTGATATTTTGAATAATTCTCTCCAATAATATAAACATTTGGCAAAGGATTTAATAATTTTGAACTTAAATTGTCGGAGTCCACATTTTTTTTCCAGCACGCTACACCAGCATCCCAAAAATACATTTTTATATATTTGCTTGGCGGTACTTTTATGTTATAAATGTTAAAAAGTTGATTTAGTTTTATATTTAGTTTGCTTTTAACATAAGTAATTCCTTTTTTAGCGCGCAATAAGTTCCAAAATCTCGCATTAGCACTATCACTATAACTAGACATAATTAGTCCATTGTTTGGATTAATAGGAATTACAAATTGAACTTCGCTATTACTAATTGTTTTTTCAATATTTTTAAACCAAATTTCTCCATTTGTTTTATTATAAATTTCAAATATTCTTAATAAATTAATAGAATTTATTGAATTTATATCTCTCAAAAAAGGTTTAAAGATGTCTAATTTTTCCAAGCTTTGTTTGGGTATTGCACATATTACATAGTTAGAATATACATTATAAACTTTTGATTTACTATAATTATTTACTACTATTTTGTATAAAGTATTATTATTACTATTTATTTTGTTTATATTTTCAACACTTGAGAGATTTAATAGTGTTATATTTTTTGATTTATAAGATTTTGTTTTTTTTATAAGAATCAACATATTCTCTATTATTTGCTCTAGTCCCCCATTCAATGTAAAAAATTTTGATTCATTATTATAATCATGTTTAAAATATTCAATAGCATCATAAGCATTAAATTCATTTAAATCTGAAGAATATTCAAAAACAGAAGCCACCTTTTGAGAGAATGAAAGGGACACATATTTTGTAATTAGTTCACTTAAATAAAATGTTTGCAATGCTGACTTGCCTAATTTGGAAACCAACGGACTAATAAAAAATTTGTATAATTTAGTCATAATAGTGTCTTTAACGTGAGTTTTATCATGAACACTATTAGTTTCTGACACTTCTATATATGTTTTAGTATTTGCTATGTCAATAATTTTAGGTTTTAGACCAAGTTCATTTATTAAATTATTTATAAGTTTATGATGATGACCTAGTCGTCCTGCACCCAAATCCATAATATATTCTTCACCATCTATAGTTTCTTTATATGAATATATTCGCCCACCATAACGCTCTCCTGACTCTAATAATATAATTTTTAGATGTGAAAATGTTTTAGACAATTTATATAAAGTATAAATACCTGAAATGCCTCCGCCAATAATTACTAAATCATAATTGTTAGTATTATGAGTATTATGATTTTTTTTATTTTTTTGTGTATTACTCATTATTATATATTATTATGTTATAGATACATAATAATATAAAAATAGTTTTTTAAAAATAATTAGTAATCTCTCATTTTTAGTTAGACAAACTACTAATAATTCTCATAGAATTAGTAACGCGTTCTCGTGCTCGTGCTAATTCTTCACTTGCTTCTTCTTCGGTTCTAAGTAATCTAATATAAGTTGGCGAATTTACACCTCTTAGTCTTCTATTTCTATTAGATCGTTCATAGTTATTTGTGCGCTCCTGGGCATTAATTAATGCTTGTGTTGCCAAGCGACGTTCTTCTAATGCCTGATTTCTATTATTTAATGCTTCTTCATATGTCATAGTTGGATTAGCTAAATGTGCGTACTCGTTGTTAGGTATAACTGTTCTACATAATGGGCAACTAGCATGTCCACTGCGTAAACTACGTTGTAAACATTCAGCATGGAATCGGTGAGTACATCCTAATCTTGTAATAGCTTCATCTTTTCTCATTGGGTCATGACAAATTGCACATTCATTAGTTTTTTCTAAATTAGCATAAATTTGCTTAATTGAGCGCGAATGTCGTTTTCTAGTTTGTTTGCCCCTAACGCGTTTTTGAATTCGTGTAGCGGCACTTCTTTTTCTTGATGACGATCTACGTGTTGGCGAAGGCATATTTTATTATATATAATAAAATATAATAAAATATAATATAAAATATAATATAATATAATATAATATAATATAATATAATATATTATTGTTTACCATGGCCACCAACTATTTCTATTTCTACTTGTATTTGTATTTCTAATAGACTCAACAATTCCTGTAGCATCAGAGCTATTATTAGTTGCATCTACTGCTAGGTCATTAGTTCTATTATACATTTCCTCTAAGAATTCAGAATATGCACTATTATCAGTATCAACACCGCCATAAGTTCTATAGTTATAAAATCGGTCACGAACTTCATTATGGACAGTCGTTATTGCTGTTTCAATTAATAATGCTCTTGTTTCATATTCTAATGCGCGTTGTAAAGGTGGAAGAGTTGAGTCTTGTAATTCTTCTAGTTCTTCACCTACTTGTTCTATTTCTCTTCCTAACCGTGCTATTGTTTCCTGTAGTTGTGTTTGTTCTCTTTGTGTTAGTTGTGGTAATATTATAGGTGCTTGTCTTGATGTTTGTGTTTGTGGTTTTATATTGGTTACACGTCTTTTACAATTAGGACATTTTTTCTTACGACTAGTCATCCATTTTTTTATACAATCACTATGAAATCTATGACCACAAGGTAATAATGTAGCAACCTTTTCAGTCATAGGTTCTAAACATATTGAGCAGTCATTATCTATTAACATATTACTTTTTATTCTAGTTATTAGTTTCCTAGTTGTGTTACCTCTAACTCTTGACTGAATTCTGCGCGTTGCTTTTAGTTTGGTTACTTGTTTTCTAGTTTGTTTGCCCCTAACACGTTTTTGAATTCGTGTAGCTGCTGATTTTTTTCTTGATGATGAACTACGTGTTGGTGAAGGCATATTATATATTATATTTTATATAAAATATAATATAATAAAATATAATATAATAAAAGATAACACTATAAAAAATATAACACTATAAAAAATATTACATATATTCCGCAAACTCTATATTTGCTATATGAGTGCAAATTCTCTGAGCATTTCGCGCATTGTCTCGTGCGCGTGTTAATAATTCAGAAGTTATGAAAAACATATTACTAACATCTTGTTCCAGTGTTTCATCATTTATATTTAAACTTCTATAGTTATTATAATTATAAGAAGCTTCATTATAGAGTCTACGTACATAATATGCGGTTTGGTCTGCGCTATATTGATTACTTAATGAATCATTAAAAGTTATATTTGGAATTTCTGGAGGGTCGGGTACTTGTGGTGTTAGTTCTTCAATTTCGCGTTCCCATAATTCTATTTCTCGCATACGTTCTAATATATATTGCCTTCGTAATATTGGGTCTAATATTAGGGGTTCGTATTCAGGTTCAGGTTCTTGTTCTAATTCTTCTTCTATAGAAATATAGGGTATATTAGTTATACGTTGCTTACAATTAGGACATTTTCCTTGACTTCTAACTAACCAATTTACTATACAATCTTTATGGAATCTATGACCACAAGGTAATGCCGTAGCAACATTTTGAGTCAAAGGTTCTAAACATATTGAACAAGTATTGTCTGTTAACATATTACTTTTTACTCTTTTCATTACTTTTCTAGTTTTGAAACCTCTATAATTTGTTTGAATTTTACGACTTGCTCTTAGTTTGGTTACTTGTTTTCTAGTTTGTTTACCTCTAATTCGTTTTTGAATTTTTTTAGCTGCCGAGCTTCTTAAACGTGATGAACTACGTGTTTTTGAAGGCATACTAAATTTATATTATATACTATAAATAATATAATATAATATAATATAAAAATAAAAATAGTAAGATTAAGCACCGCGCGCTAGTTCACCAAGACGATTTGAAATTCGTAATGCATTAATCGCATCATAGTTTGCAACTTCTAATAAATTAGAAGTTCTATTAAAAAAAGCATCAATGTATTGTTCCGCTATTTCATCGTTAGTACTTGGTCTATCGTGTGTGTTAAAACTTTCATAGTTAGTGTAAAGAGTATATGCTTCATTATAAAGACTTCTTAAAGTAGTCTCAGTATCATTTGCTGTTACTTCATTAACTACTGCCTCTTCATAAGTTATATTTGGAATTTCTGGCGCATCAGGCAGTAGTTCTCTCAGTCGTTCTATACTTTCTTCTATAACATCTAGTTCTTGATTGCGTACTATTAGGTGTTGTATTAGTTGTAGCGGTTCTAAATCTAATAGTTGTCTTCGTTGTATTGGATCTAATATATATTGTGGTGGTGGTGGCAGTGGTGGTTGTATTTGTCGTTCATTAGAAATATAAGGTATATTAGTTACAACCGCCCTACACTTAGGACATCTTCCACCAGTGCTAGTCAATGAACGCTTTATACATTCTTCGTGAAATCTATGTCCACAAGGTAACGCAATACGAACATCTGTAGTCAAAGGTTCAAGACATATTGGACAATCATTAATTGTTAACACAGTATTTTTTTCTCTATTTATTACTTTTCTAGTTTGTTTTCCGCGAACTCTTGACTGAATTTTACGACTTGCTTTTGACCTTAGTCTTTTTCTACTTCTAAACCGTTTTTGAATTTTTTTAACTGCTGAACTTCTTAAACGCGATGAGCTACGTTTTTGCGAAGGCATACTAAATTTATATTATATATATTATTATATATAATATACTATTATAATATAATATATTAAAATATAAAGTTATAAAAATAGTAAAAAATTACATAAGGTCTGGAGGTTCATCATGACCAAGCTCATTTACAATACGCGTAGCATTATTCCTATTCTCTCTTGCACGTGTTAATAAATCAGACGTTATATAATACATATTAGTAACATCTTGGTCAATTGGGTTACCATCTATTCTAACATTTCTATAGTTCTGATAATTTTCAGAAGCTTCATACAATAATATTCGTGCTTGCTCTACAATTTGGCGTGCTCTTATTTCATTGTTTAGCGCTTCTTCATAAGTTATATCTGGAATTTCCGGTGGCCAAGGCAGTTGTGGTCTTTGTTGTATTATTGCTTGTTGTAGCATTTCAATTTCTCGCAACCGTTGTAATATATATTGTCTTCGTTGTGTTGGGTCTAATATTGCTGGTTGTGCTGGAGGTGCTTGTGGTTGTTGTTGCGAAAGCGGAACATTACCAAATGTTCGATTTGCTCTTCCTGGTTGTACATATGGAATATTTACTATGCCTGTTCTACAAAGTGGGCATTCTCCACGAGTGCTAGGCATGCTATCTTTTATACATTTTGTATGAAATCTATGACCACAAGGCAATAATGTAGCAACTTTTTCAGTCATAGGTTCAAAACATATTGGACAAGTATTATCTGTTTGCATAATAGTTTTTACTCTATTAATTAGTTTCCTTGTTTTGTTTCCTTGAATTTTTGCACGTGCTCTTGTCTGAATTTTACGCGTAGCACTTGACCTTTGCCTTTGTTTTTGTCTTTTTTTACTTCTAAAGTGTTTCTGGATTTTTTTAGCTGCTGAGCTTCTTAAACGCGATGAGCTACGTCTTTGCGAAGGCATATTTATATAATATAATATATTTTTTGCTATATTATATTATTTTTCTTTTTATTTTTAATAATCATAAATTTTTTGGTGCTATTAATGTTTGCGTTGCTTTTTTGACAAATGCGTAGGAGAACGAGAAGAATGACGGGAGAGGGCCAAAATGGGGGCAGGAGCGGGAGCATATGTTACACATGCTGGGACAGAATTAGAATTGGGACCAAGGGTCTCGCACAGAACCTGAACAGGATTGGGGGCAACCAGGCGTACTGATGGGTGGGTAGTTATGTCGGGTCGAGTGTGGGCAAGGTCTCTGAGACTTTGAAGCATGCTATCAACAACCGCCCTACTAGGAGGTGCATCAGTTTGATTATTCCGATTATCCGCAATAATTAGTTGTTGTCTAGGTGTATTACGTGAGTGGCGTCTATCTCGTGATTTTGATTTTCTACTAGCACCACCTACTATTTTCTTTTTATGCCGAGTTAGTTTTCTTCTAAATCTATTTGAACGAGTCATAGTATTTATATTATAATAAAATATAATATAATTTTATGCCATATTATATAATTTTATGCCATATTATATTATTTTATGCTACATTATTTTATAAAGAACTAATACTTTATTCACCTTCTTCCATGTATTAACGCATTAGCACGATTACTAGCACCCATAGTTGCTCTGCTTTGTCTAGGTGCTTCTAGTAATCGTTGATGCGTTTGAAACCATGCTTGGGTCTGTGCATCTGAGAGCACTGCTCTTTCACTATGTGGCAAGTTATCAATTAGTACATCTATTTCATTTAACAAGCTAATTGACTCAATTATAGTAGTAGCATTACGCAATGCTGCTATTAATGCGTTAACACGATTAACAGTATTATTAATATTAAAACTAATAGGCATTGAAATACGCCTTTGTAGGTGATACGGTCTTTCTGGTTCTATAGATGTTCTACATAATGGACAACTTGGATTAGTATCACTCCATTGTTCAATACACTTTCTATGATATTTATGACCGCAACGAAGCGTTTTTGTAAGTCTTGGGTACAACATATTACCATAACATATAGGACATGCTTCAAGATTTGGATTTTCTAACGCTTTTCTAAATTTTTTTTGAATTCTTCTTGTAGCAAGTCTTTTAGAGTTTATTTTTGATAAATCTGCTATTGCTTGTTCTCTTCTTTTTCTTTTTTTGAACGTTTTTTGAATATGTGTAATGACTTTTGTTCTTGGACTTAAAGAAATGCGTCTTGGACTTAAAGAAATGCGTCTAGGACTTAAAGATGGGGCTGTTGGATCTAAAGCTGCTAATTCTTCTTGGGGTGCCTGTGCTATTATATTTATAGTTCTTCTTGTTGCTAATCTATTTTCAATATTTCTTCCAATATTTTTTAATTTTGCTGTTTTATTTCTTATAAAGTCCATATATATTAGTATTCTATTTTATAGTATATTTTATAAATATAATAAAATATAATAAAATATAATATAATTTTAGTATTTTTTTTATAATATATTTTAGTATATTATAAAATATATTATGAATTCTACCAAGTCAAATTTACTAGCTAAAAATAAAAAACCTATTTTTAAAAACAATAATTTAATGCAATTATTTAAATTAATAAGTGAAAAAAGAGTATTTTTTGCTCTAATTTTAGCCACTTTAGTATCTCAACTTTCTATTACTTATTATGTAAGTGAAAATATTAAAATAGAGGATGAAGATGAGGGAACTAAAGAAACTAAAAAATTCAATAGCAAACTTATTGGAGCATATGTAGCTATTTTTGTCATAATTCTAATTTTGGCATTTATTACTATGCCTCCATGGTTAAAATTTATATTATTTTCTCTCTTTTCAACTGCTTTTGGTGTAATTTTAGGATATAGAAAATCAGGAGTAGATCCTGGTATTGTTAAAAGTGCTTTAGTTGGAACAGCTAGCATTTTTGTTACTATGTTTACATTTGGTGTAGCATTAATAGCTAGCGGTATTAAATTAGGTTTTAAATTTGGTCTCGGTTTGCTTATTGCTTTATTCTTTTTAGTAATTGTTTCTATTGTCCAAATTTTTATTGCTGAATCTTCATTATTAAAAAAAATATTAGTTATTGGTTCATTAATGGTATTTTCGTTATACATTATGTATGATACTAATAATATATTACAACGTAATTATTCTGGTGACTTTATAACAGCATCTTTAGATTATTATTTGGACATAATCAATATTTTTAGTGGATTATTAAGTGGACTTGAGTTTGATGATTAAGGATTAACAGCTTCTAAGCAACTTTCTGGCCAATAACCTGTTCCATCATTACCAGAACTAGCACCTTCAGCATATTCAATATGATAAATATTCTCTTGTCCAATATTATTAGCTTGCAATTCAATAGCTAATATTGTAGCCTCTTTATTTTCATGCATTCGTATAACTTTTTGACCTACAGCAAATTTTCTAGAACTTGGAACAATAATTTCATTATTACATATATCATTTTCTACATTGGATGTAGTGGACATTTTTTTATATTTATTATAAATATAAAAAAATGTATAAAAAAACGAAATTATAATAGCAAAACTCTGTATTATTGTAATAATACATACTTTTTAAGGTATAGGAATAAATTTCCACCCTAAATCTTCACAAATTTTCTTCCATATTTGGTCTTGCTCTATGCGTTTTTCACGATCTTTTAACATAGGAAAATAGGGTAAAAAACTGCGTTCATTTAACAATTCACATAATTTATATAATGTATAATAATAGTTTAAAAAATTTACTCTATCTTTAGGACAATATTTAGAATATGGTTTTTGTAATTCCATAAATAAATTACATAATGTTTCTTCAAGTTCGGCACTCATTATTGGGGGTCTTATTCCTAATTTGTCTTTTATAAATGGAATATGTTCGTAATATTTATTGTATCCTAAATTTTTCAATATTTCTTTGGTTTTCTTATTTGTTAATTCGTTAAGACTTATGCGCTCTTTTTTGATTTGATTTTTAATATTTTCAAATACCTCATCTGGTATATTTGTGCTTTCTTTTGCTTGAAATTGTGCTAATATTTCTTTTAAATGATTTATTCTTTTATAAGCATAGAAGCATACCTCTTTTGGTGGTTCTTTATAAGATGGTTTATCTATTTCAATTAAATATTTAATGCTATTTGAACAATTACTGCATATAGACATTCCTTCACTTTCAACATAAACCATTTCTCCTCTTTTACATACACTACATATATCTGATGGATAAATAAATTTGTCATAATTTAAATATTTAGAATCAATATTATTAAAATATTTATCAATAAAATTATTATTGCCTATTTTAATAAAATTTTCGTCTTGTATTTTAGCATTAATTGTTTCATTATTTATAGAATTATTTGATTGATCTAAAACATTTAATGAAAAGAATTGTTTTACTATATTATTTTTATCAGAATTTTCAAATGTTTCACAAGTAGATATATTCTTTTTATTTTCAAAATAATCAAATATATATTTAGAGTTATTTAAATAATAATTTTTTTCTTTAGTTCTGAGAGATTTTATAATATTTTTATACTTAGCAATATTCTCTAATATTTCCAGTTTTTTTTTTGATTTATTTAACATTAATTCTAGTTTTTCAATTTGTTTTAAATATTTAGGAATAACCACTTCTTCATTATATTTAAAAGATTTTATTATTTCATTATGTTTGCTATCCAATGTTGTTTTAATTGTATTAATTTTTTTCATTGATTAGAGACTATATTTTTAATATAATAAAAATTTATATAATAATAATGTTTAATTATTTATTATTTAATTAATTTAATTATTTATTATTAAATAATTTAATTATTTAATACTTTAATAACTTTTTATTATTTAATTAATTAAATTAAATTAAATTAAATTATAAAAAATTTTTTTCTTTAGGAATATTATAAAAAAATGGCTGGTGGATTAATGCAATTAGTCGCCTATGGCGCTCAAGATGTTTATTTAACAGGTAATCCTCAAATTACCTTTTGGAAAGTAACTTACCGTCGTCATACCAACTTTGCGATGGAATCAATTGAACAAACTTTCAATGGTCAAGCCGATTTTGGTCGCCGTGTAACATGCACTATTTCACGCAATGGTGATTTAGCTTACCGCACCTATTTACAAATTACTCTTCCTGAAATTGGTCAATCGTTAGGCAGTGGCAATGTATATGCTAGATGGTTAGACTTCCCTGGTGAGCAATTAATTTCACAAGTAGAAGTTGAAATTGGTGGCCAGCGTATTGACCGTCAATATGGTGACTGGATGCACATCTGGTGCCAATTAACTCTATCAAAAGAACAAGAGCGTGGATACTATAAAATGATTGGTAATACTACTCAATTAACATATGTTTGTGACCCACTCTTTTCGGAAGTTGATGGTCCTTGCTCTACTGATGGTATTCGTCAAGTATGTGCTCCACGCAATGCTCTACCAGAAACAACTTTATATGTTCCATTACAGTTCTGGTATTGCCGTAATCCCGGTTTAGCTCTACCGCTAATTGCTTTACAATACCACGAAGTAAAAATTAATTTAGACATTCGCAATATTGAAGAATGCTTATGGGCGGTAAGTAGTATTGATGGAACTGGTACAAAAATTGTCAATGCTTACAAACAATCGCTAGCTGCTGCTTCGCTATTTGTTGATTACATTTTCTTAGATACTGATGAGCGCAGACGCATGGCCCAAAACCCACACGAATATTTAATTGAACAGCTACAGTTCACTGGTGATGAGTCAGTCGGTTCGTCATCAAACAAAATTAAATTAAATTTAAATCATCCATGCAAAGAATTAATATGGGTTGTTCAACCAGATGCTAATGTTGATTATTGTGCGTCAACAACTGCTAGCAATGATTTAAATAGATTATTAGGTGCTCAACCTTTTAACTATACAGATGCTTTTGATGCTTTACCAAATGCGGTTCATGCTTTTGGTGGTAAAACCAACATAACTTCATCTGGAGGTGGCAACAGTTTTATTAATACAAGTGGAATGTTCCAAGACCCATTTGCCAATGACATTAATGTAAGTGCAAGTGGTGCTTGGGGTGGTACTACTAATACCAGTGACTCGGGTGTCTCAGATGCGGGAACTTTCGTTTTAGCTGAAACTGCCTTAGACATGCATTGCTGGGGTGAAAACCCAGTCGTTGTTGCCAAATTACAGTTAAACGGTCAAGACAGATTTTCGGAACGTGAAGGCACATACTTCGATTTAGTTCAGCCTTTCCAGCACCACACTCGCGCGCCAGACACTGGTATTAATGTTTACTCATTTGCATTAAGACCAGAAGAACATCAGCCATCCGGCACATGCAACTTCTCGCGAATTGACAATGCCACCTTACAGTTAGTTCTATCTAATGCTACAGTTTCGGGTGTAAGCACTGCTAAAGTTCGCGTTTATGCCGTTAACTACAATGTTCTCCGCATTATGTCAGGTATGGGTGGTCTAGCTTACTCGAATTAAATAACTTAATTTATTTATTTTCAATTAAAGTTTTATTTTATTAAAACAAAACTTTAATGCTTTACTTTAATGCTTTAAAATATAATATTTTAAAGTATATAAGTATTACTATGAATACATCTTTAGTTATTAGTAGTTTTTATATTACATATATTTTTTTACTTACTACTTCAGTAATTACATTTATTGAAGCATTGCGAAGTCCTATTCCACAAGTTCGTCATATTTTAAATTTAGAAACATGTATTTCTGTTATTGCTAGTTATTTTTATGGATTATTTATAGAACAAATAAATAAATCGCAAAAAGATGACTTAAAAAAGAATGACTTAACAAAGAATGACTCAACAAAAGACGAATCTATAAAAGATGATAATCGTGATTCTGTTGATGAACTGCCTTTAGCAAAAATTAACACTATGCGCTATTCCGATTGGGTAATCACTACTCCTTTTATGTTATTAGCACTTTCTATGTTATTAGGTTATGAAAATAAAATACCAGTTAGATTTAAGCCATTTTTATTGGTTTTATTTTTTAATCTTTTAATGTTAGGATTTGGATATAGTGGAGAAATAGGTTTATTAAATAGAAATTTAGCAAGTTTTATGGGTTTTATATTCTTATTTTTAACATTTGGCACAATTTGGAAACTATTTATGACAAGTTTAAAAGCAACATACCAATCTAAATTAATATTTTGGTTATACTTAGGATTGTGGTCTTTATATGGCGTATTTTATCACGCAAATGAAGCAATTAAACTAATAGGATATAATATGTTAGACTTAACTGCCAAAGCATTTGTTGGAATTTTCTTTTGGTTATATTTAACAAAATCTGTAATATTTTAATGTAATATTTTTATATAAATGAGCGACATTTCAAATATTATGATAAAAAAAGAAGAATGTAAGAGAGAAAGAAAGCATAATGCTGTAAAACTACCTGCTAATATAGAACAATCTAGTATACCTATTTATGTTAATTATTATAAAGAATGTTATGACCAAAAAAATAAATGTTATAGAGAATATTTTAAGATAGAAAAACATCCTCACAATATACATAATAAATTATATGTATCATCTAAATCAAATAAAATAAGTATATTAGAAAAATTAGAAGAAATAAAAAAAATGTTGTTAATTATTGAAGAAGAATATGAAATAACTAACAAAAATAATGAAACTACACAAGTTATAAAAACAGAGGAGCAAGTTGTAAAAACGGAGGAGCAAGTTGTAAAAACGGAGGAGCAAGTTGTAAAAACGGAGGAGCAAGTTATAAAAACGGAGGAGCAAGTTGTAAAAACGGATGAGCAAGTAGTTAATATTTCACAAAATAAAAAAATTTCAATTGTACTGCCAAAATATATTAGTATTAAAAAACACGAAACACATGCTAATAATTATTATTTAATATATGATAAAAAGTCAGGATCTAAAAGAAATACCTTAAAAGCATTGTGTTCAACTTCAACATTATTAAATACCAATTTGGAATTATTTATAAAAAAAATAGAACAAAAATTTGCTACATAATACATTATAAAAATTATATAAATATATTATTACTATTAATTTTGTAATGTTTTTAAAATTAAAAGCAAAAAATTATAAATTTAAAATATTAGTATTAAATGATGATATAATGTATTATGTTAATAATTTAACAAATATAAAATGTCATATTTGCAATAAAAAATATAAACTACAGCACGATTTTTTTAAAAAACAAAATAAATTTTATTATTGCTCTAAAAATTGTTATCATTTTATTTAATTAAAATGGATTTTTAGCTTCTATTAACCATTGGCAACAGTTAGTATCTAAAATTCTTGTATTATTAAAATGTTTTTTTAATAATTCAACAATATTTACACTATAAGGACTAGGCGGATCATACTTATATATTTGATCAGCAATACCTATATACACTAAACCATCTGGATTTAGAAGTTCTTTAATTTTATTCATTATATTAGTATATTGTAAATAAGGCATATTCCATAAAAAGCATGTAATTACATCAAATTTATTATAATTGTCCATTGTTAATAAATCTTGCTTTAAAAGTGTAATTTTTTTATTAACCCACATCTCATGAAAGCGTGAAGAGTCTATATCAATACCTACTACACTTGATGCACCAACTCTTACTAATTTTTCACAATTTGCTCCACTTCTTGTTCCAATATCTAAGCAGTTTTTACTAATAAAATTACAGCAATTTTTCAATAATTGAGTATAAACCTCACGATCATAATAATCATTAATCATTTTTTATTAAAAAAATGTTTTCAAATTTTTTATCAATTTTTTAGTTTTATGCCTTAAAACAATGTATTATAATAAATTTCACTTATTACTTCTATTAATTCATTTGCTAATTTGTTTTCATCAATATCAAAGAAGCAATGTATTTTATCGAGGATTAATGAGGCTTCATCATGTGGCCACAGTTCCCTGTCTCCTGGTTCGCGCAATAGTGTATTATATACATAAGTAATTACAGGAATATCTTCACAAGTCTTCACAAGTTATGCTAACTTTCTTTATATGTTCAATATAATCTTGAACAAATGGCAAATCTATAGCAAATGTTGCATCAGTAAATGTTTCGGGATCTTTATCCAGTCTATATTTCAAATATTCAATTATTAAAATTTCATTAACATAAGCATCACAAATGGTTTGCGCACATATGTTTTTAAATTTATTTTCTATAAATGCTCCTGTCATCAATTCAATGTTAAGATGGGGTTCATAATTAGTTTTTTCAATAAGCATTTGCTGTTTTAGCATTTTATAGTAAATATTGATTACTAATTATTAAAAATTAGTAATCAATTTTTTTAGCAAAATAATTTTTTATTATTTGTTATTTTATTTAATATGGATAAAATTTACTATCTTGTATAAAATCCCAAATTTACATCTAAATTAATAGGAAAATTACTATGTTGTAAAACAGATTTTTTATAACAGCCTCTGCCGTTAAAACGTGTTTCTATTTGAACATTTTCAATATTATTAAGAGGAATTACTAGTCTAATCTGTAATCTTTCATTTGGTAAAGCATTAATGCCTTTCCTAGAAGCTCGTTCTTTAATAATACTTGAATAATTGGTGCTACCTAAAAATCTAAATGGTGAGTTTTTTTTATTTCTATAATATATTCTAAAAAGTGATGAAGAATTTACAGCATCAATCAATTGATAATCTTTAATACCTTGGTTTTGTCCTGAATAAAATACTTCGTACTCACCGGTTAATATATTTGTAAGTATTCTATCTTCGCCAGAATAATCGTAAACATAATTACCAATACTTCTTATTTCTTCTGCAGTAATTGTAATTATTACAACCATTTTTTATATAAATATGAAATACAAAGGACTTATTATATTATTTATACCCATAACATAAGTTATAAAAATATTTCAATTTTTTTAGCATAATAATTTTTTTATTTAAAAATATTAAAAACAAAATATTAAAAACAAAAAAAAATTGATTATATATTTTAATAAATTTATTATAACATTAATATATTATGGCACTATTTACTCAAGAGGTTGTTGCAATTATTGATCGTTCAGGTTCTATGTGTGGTAAAGAGCAAGATACTATTGGTGGAGTAAACTCTTCGCTTGAAGTTATTAAGCAAGATTTAAAACCAAATGAGCAGGTAAATGTATCTATTAAATTATTTGACCACGAAGAAAAAATGTTAATTAAGTCATTAAATATTAATGAGGTTAGACCAATCGAATTAAGACAATTTGTTCCCCGCGGACAAACAGCGTTATATGATGCTATTGGTTCAACTCTAACTTATTTTATGGAGAAAAAACTTCATAATCCAAATTGTTATGACAAGTGCTTAATTTATGTTGCTACAGATGGTTGTGAAAATTGTAGTAAAAACTTTAATGCAAAGTCTCTTAAAAAACTTATTGACAGTGCACAAAAATCATATAATATTGAAATCCTTTATTTAGGTGCTAATCAAGATGCTATTTTAGAAGCATCAAAAATTGGTATTTTACCAACTCATGCAATTAATTATAGTGAAACACAAGATGAGTGTATGTCAGCATATAGGTCTGTTGGAAATGTTGTAAATAGGCAAAAAAGTAATATGAATACTGCATTTACACAAATTGAACGTTCACAATCTTGTATCACTACACCGCCACCAACTCCTCGTAGTTCTAGTGAACCGCCTCGTTTAGTACGTCAAAAAGCTATTGTATCTCCTACAAATTAAGCATTAAAAATAATTTATAAAAATAAAAAGCTGTTTACTATTTTTTTTATAATATATTTTTTATAATATATTAAAAAAATATATTATAAAAAATAAAAAAGATGTTTTGCATTGGGTGGGGTTCGAACCCACGAGGCTTGCGCCATGCGAACTTGAGTCGCACCCCTTAGACCGCTCGGGCACCAATGCTAAAAAAATGAATAGATTATTACAATCTATTATTTTAACTTGTATAATAATCTTTATATTATTTTTTTAATTAGTATAAGTTTAATAAATAATATTAATAAATAATATTATACATACACAAAATTATTTCTTATATATTTATTGCTATGATAAATCAGGGGAACATAAAATATTGAACTTATATTTATAATATATAACTTTAGTTGTTGTTGTTTTGTCATATATACATAAACATATTTAATATCAAATGTTCCAAATGTTGCCCAATAACACCATAATAAATTAATAAAACATGCTAAAAATGATTGGTAAAATGTCACATTTTTAGGTATATAAATATTTACATATATAAATGGTAAATTATGCAAAATCATATTTCCAATATGAAAAAGCGGGAGTGAAATTCTTTTTCTAATTGCCATTCTCCTAAAAGTTGTGTTATCTATAAAATATGCACCATTAAATGTTATAAAAATTATGTGATTCCAACAATAACTTATACTATATAAATAATCATAAGTTATATAATTATTGTAAGGTTTAAAATAACATAAAATAAATAAGGCCAAGTTTATATTTGTAAAAGGAATAATATTCTCTCTAATAATAAACTCCATAATTCAAATAAAAATTAATAATTATTAGTTAAGAGTAATAAATATTTAAATGCTATTGTTTAATAATTATTTGCTATACATTTTTTCTGTAAATTTATTTTAGTATGTTATATAAAATATAATATATAAATAATGGCAACTAGACAAGCACCATCAGAAAGTGCGAATGACTTTACATTAGGAACAAAGAAACGCGGCAATGATGGTAATATGTGGGTCATAATACAAACAAAAAATAGTAAGCGGTGGTCTAAATTAAATGAAAATAAATTACAAAAAACTAAAAAGAATCAAAAAAACAATCAAACAAACAATCAAAATAAAACTAAAAAAAATATTATTCATATAAGCAAAAAAAACACCATTTCAGTAGATAAATTAAGACAACTACTAAAAAAATATAATGTAACAACAAGAGGTTCAAAAGAAAAGATGGCTCAAGGGTTAGTTAGAGTAAGCAATTTTTTAATCGAAAGCAAGGATTTAGAATTAATTTATAATTTATTAGATGAAGCCCAACAAAAAAAAGCAACAAAACTCATACAAGATAGAATTAATAAACCAATCACTAATTATAAGGGAATGTATGAACCGCCAACCAAACCAATTAGTTCCATGACACGTGAAGAGTTAATAAAGAATTTACAGAAATTTAGAGACAGCTGGGAAAAAATTACTACGCGAGATACAGATTTATCAGATGAACGTTTAGACGATGAACCAACTCACCAATTACGAAACTTAATTAAATTTTATTATAGCAACAACGCAAAACTATCAGCAGAAGATTGGTTACGTAATTATGTATAATATTAAAAGTGTTTTTTATTATTAATAATTTTTAATTTTAATAAAATAAAATTGATTACATTATAAATTTTATTTTAATCAAATATATAAAAACTTTATACAGTGTAATGCCACCACTTATTATATCATTTGATGGAAATATTGGTTCTGGAAAATCAAGCATTATGCGTTATTTGGAAAAAAATTTCGCAAAATTTTGTGCTTCAAAAGACAATACTTGTAAAATCTGTTTTCTAAAAGAACCTGTTTCTAGTTGGGAATCAATTGGAGATGCAAACGGAAAAAGTATTATTACGCATTTTTATGAAAATAATGAGCGTTATAGTTTTGCGTTTCAAGTAATGGCATATACTAGTCGTTTGTCTTTATTGAAGGAAGCACTAAAAGAAAATTACGATGTTATTATTAGTGAACGCTCCGTTTATACAGACAAATTTGTATTTGCAAAAAGTCTATATGAGGCTAACAAAATGAGCCTTATTGAATATATAATTTATTTAAATTTGTTTAAAGAGTTTCAAACTATTTTTCAAGATTTAAAAATAGTTTATATTAGAACTAAGCCAGAGATTTGTGATTTGCGTGTAAAACAGCGGGGTCGCCTTGGAGAAACTATTCCTATTGAATATTTAAAAGATTGTCATCATTATCATGATGTGTGGTTAAATAATCCAGAAGCAATTGAACAAGGGTCAGTATTAGTTATTGATGGAAATGAAGAAACAAATACAAGCCAATTTATTGACAATAATTTTTACGATGAAGTAACAAGAAAAGTTTATGATTTTGTATTTACTTTATAATTATATTTAGGATTTAGTATTTAAGACTTAATATTTAGTATTTGGATTTTTTTTATATTTTAGTATATTATATGCCATCGCCATTAAGTTTATCAAATTTTACTAACAGATTATCTAGAAGTCTATCTGCATTACAAATTTTACCACGACGCACTACAAGTAATAAAAGTCTAAAAAATAGAAAAGCTACTAAGATTCAGAGAACTTATAGAGCATATGCTACGCGACGAAAATTAGAAACAAAAAAACTCGAAACACAGGCCGAGCATCTTTTTTGTAAAAGTAGAGCTGCTAGAGCGCAGGCTGTAATAGCACTTAATAAAATGATTCGCGATGTTGATGAAGATAATATTGATACTATGGTCTATCATTTATGGCGTGACCTAAGCGACAAGGAACATGCAAAGTGGATTGCCAAGGCAAAAAAAAAATCTATGCAACAAAAAAAAAGCGCAACAATTAAACCTGTGCCTGAATAGTTGGTGGATTAATATTTTTTAAAAATTCATATTTAGCATAAAATAAATAGAACTATAATATAGTAAAATATAATATTTTATTATATTATAAATGCCATCACCACGATCCTTAAGTAATAAAAGTAAAAAAAATAGAAACGCTATTAAAATTCAGGCAGTTTTTAGAGGACGCAAAACGCGACGAAAATTACAAAAAGCTAAAATAAAAGATGAAGCAGCACGCCTCTTTGGTAAAGTCAATAAATCAAAGGTAAAACAAGCGATTATAGACATGGGGCGCGATGTAGATAAAGAAAGAATGGAATATATGACTTGGGAATTGTTTACTGATTTAGAGAAAGATGATCCCGAAAAATATGCATGGTGGATAGAAAAAGCAAAACAAAACTTATTAAAACCAAATAAAACTAATGCTAATAAAAAAGAAAATGAAACATCAAAGCAAAAAGTAAATTATAAACGATGCCCTAATGGCACACGAAGAAATAAAATAACTGGACTATGCGAAAAGCAATGAGTAAATGTATAAAATAACAAATACAAATGTAATGTTAATGAATTAAATATTATGTATTATTATGTATACTAATAATACATATAATAATAGTATAATACATAATAGCGTAAAAAAACATAAATATACGTTTATAATGCTACATCCTATGTATTCAGATTCTACGTACTTTAATGATTATATTGAGTATTTTAAAAACAATTGTATAATTACAAACAATATTAAATTTATTTTGCCAGAATCTCCAGTTATGGACATAGATTATCCAAATAATAAACAATATAATGTTAAATCATGGTATAATTATTATACTTGTTATAACAATTTAAGTAAATTAGATAAAATAAATAGTGATGATTATAATTTACAAACGCAAAATATTGTGTCTATTATAAATAACGAAGCCTCTATTTTAAAAAGTTATAAAACTATATTTATAGTGGGTGTTTCGCAAGGAGGCACATTATTATTTAATATATTAAAATTTTTACCACAACCATTGGGAGGATTGTTTTGTATTAAATCTCTCTATATGTATAAATATGTAAATTTAGAAACTAATAATGCAACTCCTATGTTTTTTTTCAGTGGAAATAAAGATGATGTCTATAATTTAGCATTCCAAATAAAATGCTCAAAATTATTAGAACCTAATTATAATATTGCTTGGACTATTATTGATGGTTTAAATCATTATGATAAAATTGAAGAGGAATATATGTTTGTATTGAAAAATTTTTTATTAAATATTTAGTTAGTGGGTAATAATGAAGCGTCATCATTCGCATTATTAGTATTATTTGCGTTTTCTATTTCATTGATAAAATTATAGGTATTATTTGTAAAATTTTTTAAATTTTTAGACAAATTTTTCAATTTATTAATAATTAAAATAATTCGTGCAACTATTATTGAGTCGCTAATATATGTTTGTTTTAATTTTTCTAATCCAATTAATGCCCCATCAATTGCCTGTTTTAATGTTTCTCCTTCTTCATTATGTTGTCCTGAAATTATAAAATCACTTGTTTTTTCTATATTATTTGTTAGTTGCTCTACATAACTTATACTAGTTTCTCTATTATAATTATTATACCAGCGTGTTATTGCACTTCTATAACCAAAACTATCAACACATAATTTAGTTGAACCAGGCAAAGTTAGCACTCCTAATTTATCATAGTCTTCTAATTGTTTAATAACTTCTAAATCTAATAATATATGATTAATAGCCATTTTATTGTTATAATTTATAAAATTATAAAAATATAAAAATATGAATTTATAAAACTATGAATTTATATTTTTAATCTCATAATAAAATTTCTTGATGTATTTTTTATATGAGTAGCATTATTAGAATGCTTTACAGATTCAAACTGCATTTGTGTCATTTTTAAAGTGTTATCATTATTAGGAATAAAATTATATTTTGATTTTATAATATTATCTAAATAAATATTGTCATTATTATTAATAAATTCAAGATTAAAGTGTGTCGATAAAGTATGTAATTCTAAAAAATGAATATTATTATTGTATGTAAATATGTGATTATTGTCTTCTTTATTTGGTATATGAAAAATAACTAATAGTGTATAATTAGATGTATATTTTGAAAATTTATTATTGAAGTCAATAATGCTATTTTTTATATTTTCATCAACATTATTCATATTATTAAATGTCATAATAAATAATTTGTGTTGTTGTTGTTGAAGTAAATTTTTAAATCTATCAACACATCTTACATAATAAGTATAATGCCCTATATTTATTAATGGATTATAATGCATAAACATATTATTACCATATTTTGAATGTCCGCACATTGATTGCGAAATATTTATATAATAAGATTTGTCTAAAAAAATATTAAAGTTGTCTTCTATACAATGTATAATAGTGTCGCAACTTGAAAAAATCCAATCAAAAGGATAGGAACATGATTTATATTTATTTCTTTTTAATATTTGAGAACTATGACACATTCCACCTAAGGAACACGTATAATTTATTTCTAACATAGTGTATAATATTAATAAAATATTTTTTACAAATAAAATTTATTAATATTTATTATATATTACATTATTTTTATTGCTAATATGACTAGTATTGCTTGTTCCTTTATATTTCAAAATATCTATAATTTTTGATGTTGTAGGAAATTCTTCATCTCCATATATATCTTGTAATAACAACCATTCAAATAAACCTCCAATATAAACATATAAATTTGCAAAACCCAATTTATACAATTGATTATATTTAGTTATTACCCTATTATCTGTACAATTTTCTCCATATATTATAATTTTAATAACTCTAGTATTTTTTAAACAATTGTTTAATATTTCTTCTTCTCTTGAAGCATGTATAGAATTCTTTATTAAACAATCTTGCTTACTATAATCAAGCGTATTAATTAATAAAATTTTTTCATTGCCATAATTTATACATTTTTGAATATATTCAAAGTTAACTTTATTAATACTATTATTATTACCCATAACTAATATAACTTGATTCTTTATAATATAATATATAACGAAATGTTATTATATATTATAATATGTAAATATTATGTTTTAATGAAATTCAACATAAAAAAATTTATGTTTTAATGAAATTCAACATAAAAAAATATTATGTTTTAATGAAATTCAACAGTTGTAATTATAAATTCTTTTTTAATTGATTTTGATGCATTGCTTGAAAGTTCTTCGCGTTTTTTTCTAGTTTTGTTAGAAATGTTAGAGTTATTAGAATTATTTGAGTTATTTGAATTATTTGAGTTGTTTGAGTTGGTTGATGAATAAGAATCAGTACTTTCTAATGATGTTGTTGATGTATTTGAGTTTAATGACGAGTTTTTTACTTTTGCCGATGTATTTCTTAAATTCATATCATTTTCAATAATTTTATAATTTGCTTCAATATATTCCAATATTTTATTTTCAATGCACCATTTGAAAAAATTTAATTGCCCCAAGGTGGTTTGAATACAAGTTTCATTTTTATATGGAACATTTATTCTCTCCCATCTGCAAAATGGGTCAAATTTTTTTTTACTATATGCTTTTAACTTTAGTTTATAATCATTATAAACTTTAACTCTTTCATTATTATCTAATTCATATACAATATAATTTTTTTTGGAATAATTTGTCACAAACCAATCAACAATCCTAAGTGATATTTTTGATGTTCCATTTATAATATTTATCATTTTATCAAAATTATTATTACTATTGTAAAATTGTAATAATTTTTCTAATAATAACTCACTTTGTGTATCAAAATTTGTAGACATATAAATATTATTTGTTTAATTATTACTAATTAAAAAGTGTTTAAATTATAATTTTTACTAATATAATATATAAGAACTATATATAATAGTATATAATATATATATATATATATATATATATATATATATATATACTATTATGAATAACGAAGAATACAAAATATATATTGATGAACTAACAGAAAAAGTTGTTAGAAATAATATTTCAAATATTACTTATAATAATATTACACAAAAATTTAATGTGCATTTAAAAAATTTTGAATTCATAAATGATTTAAATGATGATGACAAATATTATTTAAAATATAATTTAAAATATAAATTAAAAGATTATATAGCTAATTATTATAATTTTCAGAGCAAATTATAAAATTATTAATTGGGCAATTTTGCCAATACTTGTAATAACACATAAACAGCAGAAGAAAACATTATACTATTAAATATATAACCATATAAATTTGGATTGCCATCATCTTTAAATAAATATGGAAAAAACTTCTTACTATGTTTTTTTACTGCTGGTAATTGAAATAAAAAATATAATAGTGCTATTACTATAGGCAATTTCATTTCATTAAATAAACTATCATAGAAGTTTGCGGCAATCGTTTTTTTATTATTTTCTTCTATTACTTGTTGTGGAGTTTCATAATTTTTAATATAATTTTCTTCAACCTGTGGAGGTGGTATATAATTTGGTTGTATTTGATTATCCGTTGCTACTTTTATAGATTCCATTGGTATATCTCGCGACGGTAAAGCAGTAGTTCCACTTGCAGCCGCTTTTTGAATTTGACTTATTAATTCATTATAATTTGGTTGCTGTTGTTGAATTTGATTTTGAACATTATTTCCTATAACTCCTTGGGTATTTTGAGTTTGCGATATAGGGTTTTGTGTAGAATATCCGCCATTTGGTATTAGATTATTCATTGTAGACATTTGATTATTTGATTGGGATATTATTTCGTTTTTACTCAAAACAATATTTTGTGGTTGTTGTTGCATCATATATTCTTGATGAACATTATTATTTTGTATATTAGAACGAGGGAGCTCATTTATTGATGTTATGCCAGAAGAAGACATTACTATAGTAATATAGTTTCCTAAATATTTAATATATTAAAAACGCAATATATAGTATTATTATTTTATAGTACTATATATTTTTTAAACCTACTATTTAATCTACTTCTTCCATTTGTGATTTTTCATCTTCTTCATCTTCTTCATCTTTAGCAATCTCTTTATCTTTATCTTCAACTTCAAGTGCCTCTTTATCTTCATCTGTTGTGTCATCTAATGAAAGACCCAACTTAATCATATTATTAATACGATTAACAAATGTTGCTGGTTCTTCAATATTAAAACCACTAGCAATAAGAGAAGACTCAAAAATTAGATTAATAAGATCTTTTAATGTTTTGTTATTTTCATCTTTTGTATGTTGCTCTTTGAGTGCTTTAATAATAATATGATGTGGATTAATTTCCATTGTTTTCTTAGACATCATATATGAGCTCATTGTTGTATCACGAAGTGCTTGTGCTTTCATAATTCTTTCCATGTTTGCTGACCATCCAAACTCACCCGTGACTAATACACAAGGAGAATCAACAACACGTTCACTCAATACAACTTTCTCAACTTTATCTCCTAAAATACTTTTAATCTTATTTGTTAATGGTTTAAAATCTTCGATACATTGTTCCCAGTTCTTTTTGTCTTCTTCGCTTTCGTCAAATTTCAATCCTTCTTTTGTCACACAAACAAGTGTTTTACCATCAAACTCTTTTAATTGTTGAACACAATATTCATCAATTGGATCAGTCATAAATAATACTTCATATTTTCGCTTTTTGCACTTTTCAATAAATGGTGAATTTTCTACAGATTTTTGCGATTCTCCGGTAATATAATAAATATGCTTTTGCGATTCAGGCATAGCATTTACATATTCTTTAAATGATACCATTTTTTTATTTGATTTTGTGCTATAAAACATTAATAAGTCGGCTAATTTTTCACGATTAGAACTATCTTCATGAATACCTAGTTTAATATTTTTGCTAAATTGCTCATAAAATTTTGCAAAATCTTCTTCATTTTCTTTAATTTCAGCAAACAGCTCTAAACATTTTTTAATAATATTTTTCTTAATTACTTTAAGAATTTTATTTTGCTGTAACATTTCGCGTGAAATATTAAGAGGTAAATCTTCGGAATCTACTACTCCTTTTACAAATCCTAACCAGTCTGGAATTAAATCTTCACAGTTATCTGTAATAAATACGCGTCGCACATATAATTTAATATTTCCTTCTTTTTTTGATTTAGATTCGAAAAGATCCATGGGTGCGCGTTTTGGAACAAATAAAACTGAGGTAAATTCTAATTGACCTTCTACTGAGAAATGTTTAACGGCAAGATGTTGCTCCCAATCATTGGTTAGTGATTTATAAAATGACACATATTCTTCACTAGTAATTTCTTCTGGTTTTCTTGACCAAATAGGTTTTTGCTTATTTAATAGTTCGTATTCATGGACTAGCTGTGTGACCATTTTTTTAGTTTTGCCTTCTTTTTCTTTTGTGGTTTCATTTTCTTGAACTTCTTCAATTTGTGGTTCGTCTTCTTTTTTATCTTCTGTTTCTTCTAGTGCTTCTTCTACTTCTTCTTTTTCTTCTTCTTCTTTTGATACACTTTTTTCTACATAGAGACTAATTGGATAATTAATAAATTCAGAGTGCTTCTTGATTAAATCTTTAATGCGTTGTTCCTCTAAATATTCTAATTGATCCTCTTTTAGAAAGCATGTAATTTTTGTGCCGCGTCCAAGTTTTTCATCACTTTCATCTTTCTTAACTGTAAATGAACCGCCGGCATTAGATTCCCACACATATTGCTCATCATCATTATTTTTAGAAGTAACAACAACACGCTCAGCAACTAAATACGCAGAATAAAACCCTACACCAAACTGCCCAATCATATTAATATCTCCTTGTGTTTTCATTGCCTCCATAAATCCCTTTGTTCCTGACTGAGCAATAGTTCCAAGATTTGTAATCATGTCCGATTTGGTCATACCGATGCCTGTGTCTAAAATTGTTAATGTTTTATTTACTTTATCTGGAATAATTTTAATAGCTAGTTCACTGCATGTGTCTAACACACCTTTATCTGTAAGAGAATGATGCCTAATTTTATCTAGTGCATCTGATGAATTGGAAATTAATTCACGAAGAAAAATGTCTTTATTAGAATAAAATGTATTAATAATAAGCGACATTAACTGATTAATTTCAGCCTGAAAAGCAAACGTTTCTACTTGTGTTTCCATTGTATATAATATATTATTTATATACATATTGGTTTTAAATAGTTTAAATATATATTTTTTTTTATATTTTTTATTATATTTTTTATATTTTTTATATTTATTATAAATATAAAAATATAAATATAAAAAATATATTTATAAGCATATTATTCATCTTCTTTACGCTCTTTAAAATAATTATAAATCTCATCTTTGAATTCTTTAGAAAAAGTGTTTGTAGGAATTATTATTCCACTCGAATCATATGTTATGTGTGTTAGTGGACTAAAATTAAATTTCATTAAAATTTTCCATCGTTCTGTATATTTTCGATTTATTTTAGAACCATGATAATAATGCCTTATTATTCCAGGAGTATATCCTAATCTTAATTTAGATGCAAGATTTTGATATATTAACATACTATTATTATAATCTTTGTGGTAGTTTATATTATTTATTGAACTACATTTATTAATTAAAGACATAGCAATTATACTATCTCCCGAACCTAATATTGCTTTATCATAAAGCCCATTTATTTTTTCATATGCTTTTCTTGTTATTGCCCAAGCATAACCAGGATGCCAATAATCTGTTCCTTTTGTTGTATAGCTTTTTTGTTTTTCAAAACAATAACCAAAACTATTAAATATGTTTAAATTATTTTTTTCTTGATCCATATCAACACAATGACTAAACAATTGGACTACGTCTTTATGTCCATTCAAAATTTTTAATGTGTCTAATGCCCAAGTAGAACTATCAAATTCTACATCGGCATCTATCCAAGCAAATGCCTTGTAATTTTTAGGTAATAAATGTTTTACTCCTAAATTTATCATATTTTCTTTATGCCATAATGGAACATCTGTTTTTAACTGTAAATGGCGTTTGTTGTTTTTATTAGTAATTATAAATTTTTGGTCTCCATATACAAGTTCTACAATAAATAAATTAACATATTCTTCTTCTTCTTCTATTCGTTTAACAAATTCTTTTAACAATATGTATCTTTTTGCGTATAAACAGGGATTTGATATAACAATAATTACATTTAATTTTTCTTCTATTGGATTATTATTAGCAATAGCCATTTTTGTAGAATTTATTGTATATTCAATATTATCAATTTCAATATTATTAATAATTGTCATATTATATAATTAGTGGTCAAATATTTATATATAATTAAATCTTATTTATTTATTAATTTATTTATTAATTTATTAATTTATTAATTTATTAATTTATTAATTTATTAATTTACATGAAATTTGTTGAATATTCTAATGTTTTACTTTTTGAACCACAAGGTATATTTTCTTCTACCAAAGTATAACATTTTGTTTTCTCACTATTAGTAGCAAATATTTTGTCTCGCAGTTCATTATGTTTTGGACCAATAAATTTATAACAATCTCTCGAATTACATACTTGTCTAAAGATTGTTGATAAACCTAATCCTAATAATACAGACAATATTATTTTTCCTATATTTGTGTGTAATAAATTCTTTAACATATTTTGAATCATAGTGTTGTAATATATAATATGATTAATAAAATATTTTTTAAAGAATTTATTTACTATTTAGAAAAAAATATTATATTATTGTAATATATATTCTATGACTGGAATTTGTAAACAATTGATAAGTATTTCAGATTTGGAAGGTTGCTTACTTATGAGCAATTCTGAACAGCCCCAACATGCCGTTTTATGTGCTAAGAAGACATTTGATTCTATTAAAGAATATTTACTAAGTGATGCTGGAAACCATATTGCATTTTTTAGGTGATTATTTTGATAATGGACCCCATATGTCTAAGTCTATAAAAGGAATAGTTGATTGTCATAAACAGCGCCCAGAACAAGTGCATATTATTTTAGGAAATCGTGATATAAACAAGATGAGAATTGCGGTTGAAAAGGATATTGATTATGTCGCAAAGCCTCCAGATATTGAAAAAATATGGGCAACATGGAAGAGTGCTAAAGCTTTCACTACATTTTATGCAAAAGACCCAAAACGTGCTAACACGCCTTTAGAACGCACTAAACATTTATTAGAAACAACATACGGAGCAAAAAACTTATTACAAAATATAGTCACAGAATTAGAAATAAAGGAGGACGATGCCTTAAACTTATTTGCAAGTATTTTTCTTAAAGATAGTACACAGCATACGGATGTGAAAAAAGAATTTGTTGAGAATTGTCGATATCTTTTTGATAAAGGTAAAATTATGGAAAAAGTAACAGTTGGTGAAAAAAATGTATTGCTTTCTCATGGTGGTTCATTTAGCAAGCGTATTTTTACATCTGAGAACATTACTACAATTAATGCTATAAGAGTAAATATGGAAGAAGATAAAATACCACCTGAATTTACAGTCAAAGATTCTGCAAATTATTATGAAAAAATGGAGGCGTGTCGCAAAATAATAGATAATAAAGAAGACACGATTATGACAGATGACAGCAAACCAAATATTGACCAAGTTATATATTCTTATAATACTTTTTATAGTATGGTCCTCAATTATCTAAAAACAATTGATGTAGCAAACGTAGAAACAATTAGAAATAATTATAGTTATCATATGCTTCAATCAAATCCTCTAGCTAAATCAGGGTCACCTGTAGCAAACTGTGTTTTAAAGGGAGGTTGTAATTCCACTGAACAAATTAAACCAATACCAACATTTTTACAAGGTTACTTTAATGACAACCAGATTCATATAATTTCTCATGGTCATATTCCATTTTGTGGTACTGTTCCACTAATTTATAAAAATGGAGATATTATATATGTTTCAAATGATACATCTAATGGAAACAGGCCATTATATACTGGACATGATGTTAAATTGGAAAATGTTCCTTTGAGTTTAATTACCGCCACTAGTGTAGGAATTTGTTCATTAAATGATAATGGAAGCATAAATCCGTCTGATACTAAGGAAGAATCAAATTCAAAATACAAGATACATGCGTATAGAAATTCTGGCGTTTCTGACGATCCAGATTATTATAGAAATTTTGTTACTACTTATAATTATAACGATGAACAAGGCTTTCTAAATTATACAGATATAAATAAACTTTTTGTGCCTGATACTAAGCTAGCATTCCTCCCTATGACAAAAAAGGATGTAGGAGAGTATAAACCTGAGTTTGACCCAGACCGTCTTGATGTTTTAGGTGGCAGAAGCAAAAAAAGTAAAAAATATCGTAAATCTATAAGTTGTTTCAAGTGTGGTAATAGTTGCTGTAAATGCTGTGCTAAATCAAAGAAAAGAAATAAAAAGTCAAAGAAAACAAGAAAAACAGTAAAGAAATTAAATCAGCATAAAAGAAGAAACCGAACACTGTCAAATAAAAGAAAAAACAGATATTCAAAATAAAAAATGTTTATAAAATAAGTTACAATACATAATATTATTATATATTGTAAAAAAGCAATTTCTCTCATCATAAATTATAAGGGCAAGAGTTTTATTTTATTTTTATCACTTGGACATTTAACATCTTTTATTTTATAAGCATAACAATTTTCTGCCTCATCTTTATATTCTATTTTGTCTATATTATAAGGGGTTGGAATTACTTCTACTTTTCTATTATAGTCAAAACAATAAATATATATTAAACCTAGTAAAAATGTAAGTAAAAAGATGCTAATATTTATATATTTTGTCGCATTAATAAATTTTTGTCGTATATTTGTAAAAATATTGCTCATTTAACTTAATACTTAATATAACATAATACTTTTAATTATACATAATAAATATTTATTGAACATAATAAATATTTATTGAACATAATAAATATTTATTATTTGATTTTTTTAGGATTTGATTTTTTTAGGATTTGATTTTGTCATTTAATTCTATTATTAAGTCTTCTAAATTATAATTATTTTGATAAAATATAAATTGCTCAAGCTCGTTTTTTTCTATATAGGACGATTTGTATTTTAATTTCATTAATTCATTACCTAATATTGAAAGTTTGCTATTATGTATTTCAACTGCACTCTTTAAATAACTTATTTCTCCTGATGAGTTAAATAATTCAATAGCATCACTATATTGTTTCTTATTAAGTTCAAAATCTTGAATTTTTTCTTGAATTAATTGTTTTAACTCTTCATTGTGCGTTATTGAATTGTATAAATTCACTAAATTATTATAACTTTCTTGACTATTATTTAATTGCTGTTTCAAAGTTTCAAATAATTCTACTGCTTTCTCTTCTTCAATATAATTAAAAAGAAAATCTAATTTTGTAGTTATTATATTTTTTTTGTAGTTTTCTAAATTTGCGCGTGTTGTTAATAATTTTTCAGTGACCTGAGTAAATTTTTTACGCTCTATTGCTATGTCTAACTTACACGGACTAGAAGTATTACCACAAGTTACACGCAATAATTCAGGCGATTCTGTGAAAATTGTTCCACCATCTTGTTTGCAATTAACACATTTTGGTTTAAATTTTGCCAATATTTGTTTTTTTTGGTCATAATCTTTACCATAATCACCCGCTAATTCGCTTATTTTTTTTTGCTTTAGTAACATATATTTATTTTTTAATTTATAGTATTCTTCTAATTCTTCATAATAATTAGTTAATGGAAGTGATGTCATTAATAAACTTATATTTTAATAATATATTTAAATTTTGTATTATGAATTTTTTAATTATGAATTTTTTAATTATGAATTTTTAATTAACAATATAACATTTAAGAGAAATATATTGCTTTGTGTAATAAATTTGCTTCAACATGATTGCTGTAATCGGGTAGGTTTGTTATCATATTGTTTTTTATTTTTTGTTGATTGTCAATATTTTGACGATTATAATATATTAATTTAGACATAATATAGTCTTTATCTTTCATGCTTTTTTCATAATATTGTGTACTTGATTTATTACCTTTATAGCGCATATATAATATAGATGCTAAAACTAGTATAAATACTAAAAACATAGAAATATTAAAAAATATGTTATAATTATTTTGTTTATAATTATGACATCCTTTTAATACTTCTTTAAAAAAATATTTTACTCCATTGTCTACTAATTTTGGTTTTTCAGATGTAGTTTTTTCATTTACTGAATTATTTAATTTAAAATTTGTATAATCTAAAATATTAAAGTTCATAAGTATTATTATATTAATAATACTTGTGTTTTATAATTTTCATATTTTACTAAATTTACTAAATTTAATACTAATTCTCTATTTTAATACAATTTTAATATTAAAATAATTTATATTTATATTTATAATAATATGGCAGAATCTAATCTGCCAAATCCAAGCAGTACAATAGTATATTTTTTGCTTACAACAATTTGCTTTGCATTTTTTACAATATATAATATTTTTCAAAAACAAGAAATTTCACAAATAACACAAGCAACTAATAATAATGTTATTAATTTTGTATATATATTATTGCTAGTAGTCGGTTCTTATTTTATTAATGCATCTATTTCAAAATCAATGTGCAGTCAATCTATTCAGTGGAGCTATGTTTTAATGATTACTTTATTACCTTGGATAATTATATTTATTTCATTATACTTTGTTTTAAAAATATTTCCAGGATGGATAACTCCGTTTTCTAATACTATTGGTTATAGTGTTATTGGACTTTTAGGGATTGAAAAAACATATGATGACATATTTATAACTACTAGTGAAACTAACTCTAATACAGAACTTGTTAAAGCTATTGCTAATATGAATAGTAATAAACCTAAATTTATTAATCAAATAAGTATTGATGTGCAAGAATTTGTAGAATTTTTTACTCAAATGGGACAGCTTCTTAAATCTGGAATTCTTGATAAAGTAAAGGCAATACAAATACCCGAACAAACTACAGATTTAAATACAGGAGAAGGTATAATTGATACTGGAACCAAAGGTAAAGGTATAAGCGATATTGAAACCGAAGGTAAAGGTATGATTGATACTGGAGCCGAAGGTAAAGATAGAAGTCCAGGTGCAGACGATGAGGTGTATGGAGGTCGGGCATCTGCATCTAAAGCACGCAATTATTTACCTAAGAAAAGTCATATGTATAAAAAAAATTACAAGGGCGGTGGACCTGATGGCTCGGACTTGTCTTCTGAAGTACCAATAGTAGCAGGAGAACCTACTAAAGAACCTATTAAAAATCCTATAATTTTATTATATCAATTACTAGTTATTAAACAACTAATAGGTAAACTTGTATGGTATGTATTAGCTGGAATATTAATTAGTTCTATTAGTTATAATTTAGTAATAAACATGGCGTGCGAAAAATCACTAGAAGAAATTAAAAAAGATTTTGAAGCTGCTAGAGAAGAACAATCTATTGCTGCGCAATCCAATGATGTAAGCTATAGGGCTAGTGTGCCGACGAGGACTTAGTAATTAAGTATTAAAATATAAATCTTTTAAAATTTATATAGCATAATATAGCTAAATATGAAATTATTGCTAATATAATAACTGCTAACCATAATGGTAATATTGTTTTATTTTTATAACCAATACCAAATTCGCGTGGTTTTCCATTTTTATCAAACATTATATTTGGTTTAGTTACTAGTATTATAGCAAATAATAGTAAAAATACTATTATTGATACTAAATTTATATTTGTTGTGACAAATTGTCTTAACATATTTAATATTATATTATATTTATAATATTAAATTTAACCCTTATTGTAATTTTCTTTAAATTTATTATTACTAATTTTTTAGAGAGAAAGCAGAATATTACTTAATATTCTATTATGACTTGATTTAACATTTGCTTACTGAATTATTCCTAAACTTATTTCACAAGTATTACTTTGAGAAATTACATTTATAAATGTGCTTTAGTTTCTTCTTTTAGCATGCCGTGATTTTCTTTTTCTACCTTCTGCTAGTGCATGTCTTTGTGTTTGTCTTCTTACAAACCCGTTTTGTCTATATGGTAATAATGGAACTGTTATACGAGCGTGTAATGGAATATTCAATGCACGTATAATTGAATCAGCAACTTCTATTAACTCTGCAATTTCTTTTTCATTTGATGGTGGAAAATGATTGGTTAATAAATTTCTTAATAAGTTTATTTCTTCATTAAGATTGGGTAAACGTAATAAACCAGCTACAGTTCTATCAGGTATTGTTGTTAATATATCATCTTTTATAGCACTTACTGTATTTATATCTGGGTTTGTTCTTCTTAAAACAATTATAAATCTTATTAAATTATTATAAAAATTAGGAACACGTGTTTCGAAATCATTTTGAAAATCATTTTTACTTACCATAGTTCGTCTACTTTTCTGGATTCTGGATGTTGCATACTCTCTTAATATCATATTTGTTACATCTCGTTGTGTACCATTAAACATGCTAGCAATCTGAACTTTTCTTTCTAAAAATCTATTACCTGCTTTATTTTTCCTTTTTAATGTTTTACGCATTTAATTTATATAAATATGTAGATATTAAATAAATTAATAAATGTTTGTTATTCTTTTAATGATGTAGATTCCATTTATAACATTTAATAAACTATTATTAAACTATTATTAAACTATTATTAAACTATTATTAAACTATTATTAAACTATTATTAAACTATTATTAAACTATTAGTTAATAATAAGTTAATACTTTTTATTTTTTATATTTTCTAGATTTCTTTGAATTCTTGTATTTTCTTTTTTTTGTTTTTTTTCCACCTCTTCTACTTCTATATTTAAAAATTGAAGTTTCGTCTATAACTCTACATATATGGTTATTAATATCTTTTAAAAGTTTATGAACAGAAGTATTAGAAATCTTAATAACATTATCGGTTTTATCATTAAAAATATAACGCAGTGGAGGTTTTGATAATAATGAATAAAGTCTATCACTATACGGCACTACATGTGCTATAGAAATACCTTCTTGTTCTAATAGTATCCATAAAATATCTTGGATAAACTCAATGTAATTTCTATCATTATCACGCCAATATTTGCAAGATTTATATATTATTAATCTTAATAATGCATAATGTTTTTTATAATTATTTTCTACAGTATTTTTATCTCCTTCAAACGCTAATTGATTTCGCACAAAACTAAGTGTTGTGTTATCAAAGCACCAGTCATTTGTATATTCATTATTGGGTTCAATATTGGGTTCAATATTGGGTTCATTATTGGGTTCATTATCGGGTTCATTATTTTTACTAGTCAAATATTTTAAATAATGTTCCTCATATAGCTCGCTCAAAAAATTAGAAGGCGAGAAGTAAGTCATAGTGTATTATTATATTTTTATATATAAATATAAATATAATAATATAAATATAATAATATAATACTTCTTTTCTAGTAAAAAGTTATGTTTTAACTAAAGTTTTTAATCATAGTCTTCAGTTGGACCATTTGCATAATCCCCATCTTCGTCATTATCATAATCAAAATCGTCATCATCTGGAATATTACTCATACTATATTCTTCGGCATCTATTGCTTCATCATTAGTTGTTTGTTCATCCATTGCTAAATCATACAATTCTTTATTCATTGCCGTGACATTATTATTTTGCTGTAATTTTTTCTCTTTTATTGCTTGTTTTTCCATTGCTTCACGCTCTTCGTCGTAGTTTTCTTTAACATATTGTGTTATTCCTTTTTGCATGCCTTTGTTCCATTTTTCTAATTTGTTATTTTTCAAAATATTTTCAATTTCACGCTCTTCATCGGAGAGATTTTTAAGGAAATCGGTAATTAAATCTTTTTCTTTTTCTTTTGCCATATTAATTTTATCTTTTACTTTTTTATAACCATTATTAATTAAATTATAATGATTATTCATTATACTAGAATATTCAAGTATGTAATTTACACTATTTTTCAAAAATTCGTCTTTGTCATAATCGTTTATTTGTAAATCTTGCACTTCTAATAAAAATTCAGGCGCATCATTAATAGTTAGCAATTCATAATATAAAGTATAAAATATATAATTGTAAAACAATTGAACTACTTTTTCGTCAAATATACTATTAATTTTTACAGTTTTAGACGAAGAATAATCACTCACAAGAAATTTATTATATAAAAATACTGGCATTAATTCTAGCAATATTTTACATTTATTAGAAATGATTTTTAAAGCTACTATTAATTCTGGTCTTGCATTGAAATTGTTAATAGCATTATAATATTTTTGCACTATGTTATAAATATCTTTATTGTGAATATCCGATAATTTCCAATGTTTTGGAATTGCTCCATAGTTTACATTTTTATTTAACATAATTGACGGAAAAACATATAAAAAATTCATAATATAGTTTTGATAAAATTTGGTATTTTCCACATCAATAGTTAGTTCTAAATTTTGAGAGAATTTAGCAAAATCACTTTTACTAATATTAGATTGTTTACTTAATATTTGTAATATATTTTGCTTAAGTCCTACAAGTGATTTTCCCAAGTAATTTTTGAAATTACGAAGTTCTAAATTTTCACTACTTACAATAGAAAAATCATCTAATAAACTTTCTAATTTTGTTATAAGTTCATCATCTAATTTATAATAACTATTTTGTATGTAGGCTTCTATTAATATTCGCATTAGTTCAATATTATTTATAATGGGATAATTTGTCGATATATGTATTATATTTTTCTTACTTATAATATGTATTAGCTCTACAAAAGAAGAAAAATTATAAACTTTTCCCTCACTTTTGAGAGATTCTATAATTTCTTTTAATTGTTTAGTATTATCGAAGTTAAGCGGTTTATCTAAGCACAATCCTTTTAATTCTTCATCAATTGGTAATAAATTAGCAAAATTACAAAAATATATAAATGCTTTATATACTAAGTCTTCACTAAAACTAGTGGTTTGGGAAATTATTTTTTGTTTTGTATTTTCTTGGTTATATAACTGTGGTGCATAAGTTAATAAATCTATACTATTTAATATATTATTATAAAACTTAACTTCTTTATTACTTAGCGCTATGGAATTGTCTTCGCTTATAAAGTATTCGCTAGTATTTTTGCTTGAATTACAGCACGCGTTTTCTAAGAATGGATTATCGTTAGAGTTTTTAAGTAGCGGAGTATTTTTTTTGACAACATTTTGTATTTTTTCTATAATATAATAACTCGAAAATATTGCCTTGGATTCAATCGTTTCTTTTATATTATTTTTTTCCCCGCGAGAGAAGGTCTCATATAGTGTAGTTTTAAAACCATCATCAATAGCGCTAATATTTTCAGATGAAATTTTAATATCATATAATGGTGGATTAAATGTATGCCAATTATTTATAGATAAGTATTCGGGTATTGCGTCAACTTCTACTTCTTCTGAAAGTAAATAGGTGCGTTTTTTATTTAAATGCACTTCTAACTCTTTATTTGTTATAATATATCTCTCTATAAGTGCTTCTATTTTTTTTATAATAGTAGACTCAGACATTTTTAATATACTATTCCATGGTTGAATCGAACTTTTTATTTTGTTTGCTACACAAGCAATATATGCAAGTGTTGTTTTGTCTTCCTCTCCATCCAGCGGATAACCTTTGAACGATTTAATACATCCCGGAAATGTTTTTTTAGATTTTAAAGACGGAATATTTATTTGAATAGCATATATTATGAAAGTTAGTGTTAATAATAACAATGACGAATTATATGTTTCCTCATAACTCGGCATGGCTTTAACTTTGCCTTCTTTTTTTGTAGACTTTAAAAGAATTTCGTCATATTGTTTTTTTGTTGGAATACTCGAATTTTGAATAGTTAATACATTATTTATAATTAATTCGTGATTATGTACTATATTAATACCTATCATTAAACTCATTGCTTTTACTATATTTAATATTATTTGAGTATTTGGATTCAAGGATTTTGATTTAACTAGTTCCGTAACCTGTGCATCAGAACTAATAGTATATTCGTTTTCTAATAGCGCACGTGTTTGTAATTTATATCCTTTCTCATCATAACCTTCATCACTATTAAACTCTATTGATTTAATAATATAACCACTATATTTATCAACCCAATAATTATTGTCATCACTTAGTGTTCCTTGTTCTGCACATATATAATCTAATTCTTTTGCAAAATCCATTTTGTTAATAAAAGCATTTGCCAATTTGAATAAAAATAATGGTATTAATGGTTGTCCTGTTTTAATGCAATATAACATGTATGGACTCTCATCTTTAATTGCCTCACGAGTAAAGTTTAGACAGAATTTTTTTATTGTACTATATTTAAATGCTATGTCCTTCATTTTTAATATGCCATCTCTCAACTTTATATATGGAGACGCAGTTTTATTTTCTTCGCTGACACTAGCATCTTCTAAACTTAATAAATAATTATTTGTGGTTTCTCGTTTCATCTTATTAATAATATTAATTGCTTGAATTCTTGCTTTTGAATTTTCATAATTAGTATTGATTTTACCTTTAATATCCTCTATGCTTAAATCATATTTGCTTTCAAAATTTTTCAATATTTCATCTACTTCTTTATTAATATTTGCTTTTTTAGCGTCAGCTAATGTGAGACATTTGTCATCTTTTGAAATACATTCTTTATTTGAATCGCAGAAAATTTGATTGGATTCAATATAAAAATTATCTTCAAATTTAGGATCTAATGTCCACACATCATTAGTTCTTATATAAATATAATTTTTAGCGCTTCCTTTATCAACTAATATAGCGTAGTCGCCATCAATAATCTCTCTTTTTTCGTCTATTATTGCTTTTGCTTCGCGAAATGCTCGCACTTTAGTTAGGTTCATAAGTGTCATTAATTTATTAGTTAAAAAGTCTGTTATTTGTTTGGTGTCCATAGTTGCCTTTTCTGTTTTATAATCATTTAATATGCTATAAAAAGTATTATCATATATTGAATCAAAATATATAAGTTTGTTATTATCATTTTCCAATGATTGTAATGTATTATATTTTTTAGATAATACATATTTTTCGCATGTATTTTGCATAGTATCTAATTCGCCTTTTAATATATCTTTTGACGAAACTTGCTGGTCATCCGTTTTTGTTTCGTCTTGTGCTTTTGTTTTGTCTTTGTCTTTGGTTTTGTCTTTTTCTTTTTCATATGCTTTTATAAAATTTTCAAGCAAATTACCTACTATTAAATCCATTATATTTTTATTAATACTTTGCATGAAAAACTCTGCACTATCAATTTTCACCATATAACTATATAACTCTTCACTGTTATTTAAGTGTTCTTCGGCAATTTTATAAAAATTAAACAATTCATCTTTTAATTCTTTTGTTAAAAGACTAAATGAGTAATTTATATTTGCTCCGCGCTCACTATTTTTGGCAGCATCTTTAATAGTTCTTATTAAATTTGAAAAATTGGTTTCCTCATATTTATAGTTTTTCTTATAATAATCAATGTTTGAATTAATTATTTTTTTTATAGCTTTATAATCTGTCGCATGTAAATTATATAAATCAATATTTAATGGTTGCAAATCATATATAAATTCTAATAAATTATATTTGCGATTTTCTAATGAATTGGTTTTATATATGCTAATGTATTCTTTAATAAAAGAACTATTTGTAGGTATAAAAGATTCAAGTAAATAATTCATTTTTTCCAAATAAGGCAAGTCTAATGATTCGTCAATATTAAAATTATTAATAGTTTGTAATAACTTATTATTATGAATAGTTGTGTGGCTATTTATAAAATTATCCTTATTGGATTTTTCCACTACATATTTGTTATAAAGTGTATTTTTATTTAATAGTTCATGATAATTTATAAAATTAAGATTCAAGCTTGCCCTATCGCATATATTTGTATAAGGGCTATTAATTTTAGAAAAATTAAATAACGGCAAAGGCAGTGTAATAAAACCCACAATATTTACAAAATCATTTGGAACCAATTTACTTATTTTATTGAATTTTTTATTATTTACATAATAAGTTTCTAACATATTTAATCCCTCACTATACACATCAATTACAAAGCGACTTTTAGATAATGTGCCTTTATTTATACTATAATTATAAAAATCATCTACAACAGAATTAACCATTTCTATTTGTGTGTTTACATTAATATTTTGCTCACTATAATTAGAATAATTATCTAATAGTTTAATTAGAGATTTAATATGCTCTTTATAAGTATTTATCTTTTCTTTTGAACTATTATTTGCCCATTTTAATGATATAGTATTTAATGTTTCTATAAATTCTCCTAAATGTTGATAATTATATGCGTCATTGTCTTCTAATTGTCCCGCATCATCAGTTGTTTCATTTATTATTAAATTACGAACATTTGACAATACAGGTAATATGTAATATAATTTTTTATTTAAATTAAATAATTGTTCTTTTAAATGCTTATAATGTTGTCCGCGATCTTCTATTAATGAGGGATTATTATTGGCGTCAAAATGGGAATATATATTTCGCAATTGTATATAATAATTTATTTCATTGTGAATTTTATTAATCACTTCTTCGGTGCGTTGTTCCGGCAAATAAGCATTTATTAGTTTATCTAAATAATCATTTGTTTGTTTATCTAAACTATAGCGTTGCTCTTTTTCTGAAACATTTACTTCGTGTTCTAAATCGTCTAATTCTGCACCTAGCTCAATAGTGTCTAGTATTATATTTTCTAAATCAGATTTACTAGTATAGACTTTCAAATCATAGTCTAATTCTTGTGTGTTATCTTGGTTTAAATAACTTTCTTCTGTGTCATCGCTTGAGCTTAAAGAATTTAATTTTTCTTCGCGTGATACAAGTAATTTTGTTTCATCTAACTTTTCACGAACTATTATTTTTTCAATATTTAAATTTTCTGGAATACCAGAATAAGCGAAATCAATATATAATAGCTCTTTTTCTGGTAATGTAGTGATTTCTATCATATCATTTTCTATATTTGTAATAATACCATTTAGGACTCTTGGTATTGGTTCTCCAAAATAAATAGAAATGTATTTTTTCATTTCTAAATTATTTTGAGCAACAAAACTTGGACTTTTATGTCTACTCAATAATAATATGTTTGCTATTGATTCTTCTTCTAGTTTCCCTGATGGAGTTATATTTAATGTGATTGTTTTTTCAGCATTTATTAATACTATTTTTTCTTGGTTAATAAATTTGATAAAAAATATTGTATTATGTAATGAAGTATCACTAGGGGCATCAAATTGAATAATATCTCCTAATTGAAGATTAATATTGTTTGTTAGAGATTGTGTTTGTTGTGTTTCTTGTGCTTCTTGTGGTTCCTCTTCGTCTTCCTCTTCCTCTTCCTCTTCGTCTTCTTGTTCCTCTTCTTCTTTTTCTTTGAATTCTACTTCTTCCATTTTACTCATAGCAATCTTATATTTATATTAGAAATTAATATAATTCTAATATTATTTCCAGTTAAATAATATTTCTAGCCTTTTAAATATAATATTTAAAAGATTTAAAGATTGCTTATGATGTAATAATATTATCCTAGATTAATTTCTATGGTAACTATTACAAATTCATTTAATCTTAATGTTACACATGTGTTAAATAATGAAGACAATAATTTTAATATTAAAAAATATACTTTCAATAATAATGAATATAAAATTATTAGATATATCAAGGAAAAACTCAAAACTTTACTAATTAATGGAATATATGATAAGTATTCTGAAGTTTCTAAATATCGTTCTGTTATTATTAGAAATAATAAAGTCGTATGTTTTGCTCCAGAAAAATCATTAGATTATTCTCTTTTTGTAAATAACTATAGCACCGAAAATAGTTGGTTAGAAGATTTTGTTGATGGTACAATGATTAATGTGTTTTATGACAATATTAAAGAAATTTGGGAAGTTGCTACACGCTCAAGTGTTGGAGCAAACATTGTTTTCTTTAATGATGTTAAAAACTACAAATATTTTGATAATAACAATTATTTTAAAGATTATTACAATCTAACATTTCGCTCTATGTTTTTTGAGGCATGTAATACTTGCAACTTAGACCTTAATTGCTTAGATAAAAAATATGTATATAGCTTTGTATTACAGCACCCATTTAATCGGATTGTTACTCCTATTATTACACCCATTATTTTCCTAGTTAAAGTTTATGAAATTCTTCATCCTATTAATAATGTGCTAAGTAGTGATAATTTAAATCATGTTATTATTAATGAAATTGATATTCAATCATTAGTAAATGCTCCACCATATATTTTTATTAATAGTAATATTAAATTTGTTAATAAGTATCCAGTGACAAATTTTCAAGAAATTAAAGATTATTATTCATCTGGAAATGCCGGATATAATTGTGTTGGATGCTTTTTATATAGCAAAGATGGAACACGTAGCAAAATTAGAAATACGAGTTATGAAGAGGTGCGTAAACTTAGGGGCAATCAACCCAAACTGCAGTTTAATTATTTAACTTTAAAACAACAAAATAAAGTAGGAGAATTTTTACAATATTATCCTGAACATACTGTGATTTTTAATAAATTTAAGTTGGCAATGTATCATTATACCAATAATTTGTTTATGAATTATATTAGTTGTTTTGTTCGTAAAGAAAAACCATTAAAAGAATATGAATTTGAATATAAAACACACATGTATAAATTACATGAAAAATATAAGACCGAACTTAAACCAAACCAAAAAGCAATTGATAAGAAATTTGTAATTGATTATGTAAATGCGCTACATCCAGCACAGCAAATGTTTCTAATTAATTATAAGAGTCCTCAAGTCAAAGGAAGTTGCGCAATGAGTTATGATACTAGTGTTATATGTGCCAATACTTGTCCTACTAGTGTTATTAGCGAAAGTTCTAAAGAAGAAAAAGAAGAAAAAGAAGAAATGGATTGTTCTATTTGAGTATTGAATTTAAGATTTAAATAAATTTTTATAATAAATTTTTATAATAAATATTTAAAACTAAAATATTTATTATATACATAACACATTATGGGAAATATATGTGATATATTTTCTATTATTAAAGAAAATAACAAAGAATGTAATAAAGAATGTAAAAAAAATAATAATACAAATCACGTTCCATTTTTAGATATTTCTAATATATATTATGATGAGCATGCTGAACCTCCATCTTATACTCAGTTGCGTAATGTAAAAAATGATGAATATATTGCACACTATGATTAATTTATGGTTATGGTGTATAAGCAACACATGTATGTGGTGGACATGTCAAAAGTGGTGGCCATACCGACGCCGCTCTGCTAGTTTAATCCATGCCCTGACATATTTAGGCGAGGCCGTCCAGTCCTCCGCAAGCTCTTGCTCAAGAGCATCAATCTCCATATTACGACGCTTGAGATATTGCGTGCGATATATATGCGGCAATTCTAGTGATAATCCATGTGTTATTATGGCGTTCCAAGCACGCACTGCTCGCCCTCTCTCGGCAGCCTGTATGATTATTGCTGCCACCCACTCTACAACCGCTCCTCTTGCTGCCGTGACCATCGCCTCATTGTCCATAATCTTCTCATGCTGTCTTGCCTTCGCTAAGGCAGTTATTGCCGTCACTGCCACCGTTGCCGCCGATATTCTGTTTCCAAACAAGCGTAGTGTCCACAAAAGGTGAGACACCACTTCTCTAGTAACTAATGCTGACCCGTTGTTGTCATTATTGGACACCACTGGTGCAGAAATGAAGGTGTTCCAAGCACGCACTGCTCGTCCTCTTGCTGCCGCCTGTATGATTGTTGCTGCTGTATATTTTCTCGCCGCAGATGGGAACCACTTATCTAATGCTTCCAGTGCTTTTTTAGCAGCAACACATTCATATGCATCAGCTTGAGCATCATCCCTCCACATTGCCGCAGCAGCAGCAGCATCATCGAGACTATGCACATTTGCTCTTACCACCTCACCCACCCTCATCAATCCCGCCATTGCAACTAAAGGTGGACCGAAGACGTCGTCGGAGTCATCTGAATCGTATGATTCGTCGGTGTCGGTCTGGGATAGCTCCTTGATTGTTGCTGTCTCCCGTTCTTGTGCCTTTGCTTCCGCCCAAGCCAAGGTTGCTTCCCAAGCCTCTTCCTCTGATACGGGTTTAAATACACGCTCATGAGCATCATTTAATGCAAAGCATGCTTTATTTGTGTTATTGTCTTTAACTTCACATTTGATAATATTTTTAGCATCAAGTGGTTCTAATTGTGGAACTGGAATTACTTGCGATAGTTTTACTTCTGGAAAGCATGACTTAACAAGACGCTTTGCTAATCCAACATAGCAATTCATTGCTATTTGATTATTAATTAATGATTATTATTGCTTTTAGACTTTTCATAGCAACTTAAAAAAAAAATATCAATTTTTTTTTGACTATACAAAATATTATATAAAAGACTATTTATTTTGAAGTAAAATATTCTTTAATAGAATTAATTAGCAAAATAGAACTATTAATACATTCTTCAAAATTTAGCAAAATATCATCTTTTGTAATCTGATTTTTATAAGACAATTTAATAATACTAAAATTGTCGTGAGGATGCTTCTTCAAGAAACTAACATAATTTAAATTTTTTGAATTAATAAAATATTTGTCATAAAAATTGAACTCAATAATTTTACCAATAGTATAATCCTCATTTTCTAATCTAATACTATATGAATTTTCCATAGTATCTTCAATTTCTTCGATAAAATCAATATTTTCTTTAAGTAGTTTTAGAGAATTAAATAATTTTTTTATTAGTATATTTGTGGCAATTTCAACTAATTTAAAATTATCATAAATACCAAGTGTTTCAATAATATAATCAAAACTGTCTTCTTCAAAAATACGCTTAGCGTCTAAAATCATCCAATCTTTTTTCATAACTTCAATTTCTTCTTTTCTATATTTTAGTTTTAATTCTGTTTCTTTTAATTCCCAAGCATCTTTAATTTTTACTTGATCTAGGGTATTTCCATAACTACAAGTGCTTACAACATTAAATGCCCCATCACTTTTAGCATTGCTAATAGTAAATTTGGCTTCTAAATGTAAATGTTCTTTATCCATGTTTGAATCAATTTTTGGTCTTAAGCGAAGCAAATCAATATAATCACCACTAATTGGATCAGGAGGAAAAATCTTTTGAACTTCTCCCCTAGTCAAATATTTACCTGTTTTAATATTTTTAATTTGAAAATCTTCGCTTGTAATATAAATAATAACATTTGAATCATTGCTTTTATTAACTTCTAAAACATATTCATCATATGGAAAATCTTGTAAAGCATCAATATGAATAGGAATACAACTTAAGCGTTGCTTAATTAATTCATTATTTAATCGTGATTTATTAGTAAATATTTTTACATTATTTTTTTCATATGGATAACTCTCAATGGCAATAACTGGGATTTCTGATAAAATTACTCTGCGCAATCCATTAGCATAACTAACATTTATATTACTTAATGTAAAATTTAATGTTCCGTTTTGTTCTTGAACATTTGAAATTTTTGCTTTAGTAGACATTTATATTTATATAAATATAAATACATCTTATATTTTTTCAATTTTTATTTTAATTGTTTTAATTGTTTTAAATTAATTAAAATAATTAGTTTAATTATATATTAAAAATTATTATTAAAAATTAATAATATAACTTTTTAGATGAGTTGTATATTATACTATAGCAATTTTTGTGAAAATTGTAAAAAGTTGTTAATAGTATTATCCAAGTCAGGAATTAAAAATAACATTCATTATATTTGTATAGATAAACGAATACAAAAAAATAATGCAACTTATGTAATATTAGAAAATAATCAAGAAATATTATTACCTAATACAATTAATGCTGTTCCGGCACTAATGTTAATTAATGATAACTATAAAGTTTTATATGGCGACAATATTACTAATTATTTAAAACCAATAGAACAAATTGTTGTTCAAAAAGCAACAAATTTTAATGGGGAACCATCTGCTTTTAGATTTGATGGAATGTCTAGTGGAGTAGTATCTGATAATTTTAGTTTTTTAGACCAAAATAGTGATGATTTGTCAGCAAAAGGAAGTGGTGGTTTAAGACAATTATATAGTTATGCTACTATTGATTATAGTGATAAAATAGAAACACCTCCTGATGATTATGTTCCAGATAAAGTTGGAGAAGTAAATATTAAAAATTTAGAACAACAAAGAAATAGTATGACTAGTTAAAATAATATCACTAACTTTAAATTTAATGTTTATAAATTATAATAAAATTATTATGAATTTTATTATAAATTTAATATAATTTATAATAAATTTAATATAATTTATAATAAATTTAATATAATTTATAATAATTTTAATATTTAAAGTAATAATATTATTTTTACTATTAATGAGTACTATTAATACTAATGAGATACTATTTAATAGCACTAAAGCTATTACATTGATAAATTTTTACAAAATATTTAAAGATTTAATAATTGATCTAAACAATAGCTTTAAAGACAAAATAGGGATTGTTATTCAACATAATACAGATTATCAAAATATTATAAATTATAGTTTACCCAACTATAAAGAAAATATGAATGCAGATGAATATATTAATTCATTAGATTTAACATGTTTAAGCGTTGAGTTTATGGAATCTATTAATAATGTATATGAATATTGTAAACGCACATTTGCAATAAGAAGTATTGATATTTTATATCAAAATGAGGATATTTTTTTAAATAAATCAAATGTTAAAGTTAATGAAGAAAATCCACAAGTTATTAACACAATGTTTTTACCAGATATTGAATTCTCTGAATTATACTATGATGATACAAGCGACCAAACAAAGCAAACATTATGGAAATATTTACAATTAATATTATTTAATATTATTACGACTATTGATGATATTTCATTTTTTGGTGATTCATTAGAATTACTAAAAATTATTGATGGTGAGAAATTTTCAAGCAAAATACAAAGCACTATTGAAGAACTATCAAAAATATTCTCGCCTAAAGAAAAAGCAGATACAAATAATGATAATAATAGTGAAAATGTAAATGGCGAAGATGTTAACAATAAACCTGATTTTTCTGAAATGTTTGATATGTCTAATAATCCATTTAATATGTTTAATGAAATGTTTAATAATACTAGTGAAACTGGTCAGTCATTTGCAAATAATGATTCATCGGCAAATAATAATGATTATGCTATTCCAGATAAAGAAGAACTATTTTCACATATTAATAAATTAATTAATGGCAAAATCGGCTCATTGGCCAAAGAAATAGCTGAAGAAACAACTAAAGATATGGATTTAGATGCAGAAAATATAACCGATGTTAATGATGTGCTAAAAGGATTTATGAAAAATCCTACAAAATTGTTAGGTCTTATTAGTAAAATAAGCAATAAAATAAATAGTAAAATGAAAGATGGTTCATTAAAAGAAAGCGAACTCTTAGAAGAAGCAACAAATGTTTTTAAAAATATGAAAAATATGCCTGGAATGGAAAATTTTAACGATATTTTTAAATCTATGAATTTAGATCAATTTATGCCTAAGGGAGGTAAAATTAATCCTAGCGCTTTTCAAAATATGATGGAACAAAATGTTAAAATGTCTAAAATGAAAGAACGCATGAGAAAAAAAGCCGAAACTAAGGGCGAAACTAATAAAACAAATGTGAGTTATAGAGAGAATTATGATTCTAATAAATCCAAAATTCCATCTTCTTCCGATAATATTAAACTAGATGATTTAACTTCTAATCTATCGTCTTTGATGGAAGAAATGAAAAATAATACTAGTTTTATTGATGATATTATTAAAAAACAAGGACAACAAGGACAACGAGATGCCAATATTAATTCTATGTCCAGTGATGATAATTCTAATCGTAAATCTAATAATAAACGAAAAGTAAATAAAAAAAATAAATAATGAAACTAATAATTATAATTTATTGTATTATTTAGAAATACTTAGTCTATTATAAAAGCATAATTTTTATAATTTATTAAATTATAAAAATTATTTTATACATTTATACAAAATAATTCTTAAAATATATTATAAACTTATTATAATATAATAAATTATGGGTACTAATGAACCTTATATAGGAAAAAGAAGTGTTGAAGTAAACGATGTTAATAATGTT